CCGCTCCACAAGGCGCGGTCGGCGGCGGCGCCGCCCCCGCCGGTGGCGACCCCGCCGACCGGGTCGACCCCGCCCCCGATCCGTCCGGCGGCGGCGAACCGCCCGCCGCGGCCGACGCCGCCACCCCCGCCGACGCCGGACGAGACGGACCCGGTGATCGGGATGGAGGAGCTGACGGCGCAGGCGATCGAGGAGATGATCCGGTCCAGCTCCCCGACCCCGACGCCCGGATCGTCACCGCTCGCGCCGACCTCACGGCCACCGCAGATCCCCGTCTGGTTCCTGAAGAGTGCCGTCGGCACCTGAGCCGCCACGGCATCGAGGGCGCCGCCCTGGCGATCGCCGCGCTGGAGAAGCACGGCGGGTTCCTGCTCGCCGACGGCACCGGCGCCGGAAAAACCCGACAAATCCTCTCCGTTTCAAAGCATTTTGCCGGCCGGGGCAAGAAGGTGCTGATCGTCACCAAGAACCAGATCATCAAGCCGGACTGGGAGGCGGGCACCGTCGACGGTTCCTTCCGCGACGACGGCGAACTGCTCGGCGTGCGGCCGCTGGCCAACCAGGGCGACCGGCCGCTGGCGCCGGGCCAGGTCCACATCACCACCTACGAGCGGCTCGGCGATGCCGCCCACCTGGCCGACAAGGACACCGTCGTCATCTTCGACGAGAGTCACGCCCTCAAGAACGCCTCCAGCCAGGTGGCCCGCCACGGGTTCGGCATGGCCGACAAGGCGTTCGCCGTGCTGTACTCCTCGGCCACCCCCGAGGACAAGCCGATGCACATCGCCCACCTGTTCCGGGCGCGGGTCTTCGGCGACAAAGACCCGGCTGAAACCTACTCCCGGCTGGGGCTGCTGCAGCGCGGCGGCGAACCGGGGCCGGACGGCCAGCTGACGCCGGCCACCTGGGTGGTCGACCCGCGCGTCGGTGCCGCCGAGGTCTACCGCCGCCTCGACGGGCTGTTCCGCCAGCTGACCCGCGAGGGCCTCATGGTCAAGCGGGAGCTGGGCATGAAGGGGGTGGACGTCGGGTTCCGGCGGATCGAGCTGCCGCCCGAGGCCGACGAGGTGGCCGGCAAGATCGCCGCCGCCCTGGCCAACGCCCCCGACGACCTGGGGCCGCGGGTGGCCCGCCTCCGCCGCGACCTGAACGCCCTGCGCGACCAGCTGAAGGCCGCCCCCGACGACCAGGCGCTGCGGTCCAGGGTCCACGCCGCCGCCGACGAGCTGGCCACCGAGCAGGATAAGCTGACCCGCGGCGCCGAGGGGATCGGCAAGGCCACCCTGCTCATGCACCTGCGGCGGCAGCAGGAACCGTTCAAGGTGCCGCACGCCGTCGCCGCCGCCAAGGCCGAGCTGGACGAGGGCCGGCAGGTGGTCATCTTCTGCTCGCGGATCAACACCAGCAAGGTCCGCAAGAAGGTGGTCACGGGGTACGACGTCGACGACGACGGCCGGACCCGGCCGGTGTACGGCTACGAGGACGTCCACGAGTCGGAGGGCACCGCCAAGCTGCTCAAGGAGGCGCTGGCCGCCGAGGGCGTTACCGACGTCGCCGAGCTGCACGGCAACGCCGAGGACGAGTCGCCCGAGGCGATGAAGCGGTTCCAGACCGGGCGGGCGCGGGTGGTGATCGCCACGATGGAGTCGGGCGGCACCGGCATCAACCTCGACGACGTCACCGGCAGCCGGCCGCGGACGATGCTGGTCCTGACCGCCCCGTTCTCGGCGGTCGAGAACGTCCAGGCCGCCGGCCGCGTGTGGCGGATGAGTACCAAGAGCGCGCCGCGTGTCCGCTACCTGTTCAGCGACTCCGCCGTCGACCGCTGGAACGCGGCCATCATCGCCACCAAGATGGACAGCCTCGGCGCCGGTGTCAGCGGCGAGGTCGACCGCCTCAAGGTGCCGGTCGGCGAACTGCAGGGGGCCGAGGCGCTGGAGATGGCCCGCGCCGCCGAGAATGAACCGCCGCACCCGCTGGGGCCGTTCGAGTGGGGGGCGCTGACCGGCACCGTCGACACCCCGCCGGCCGAGGACGTCGGGTTCAACTACTACCGCGTCGACCCGCGTGGGTACTACGAGATCGCCTTCGACAAGGGCGCCTACGAGCAGCTGCCCCTGAGTACCCGCGGCACCATCCACTGGCTGTTCAAGTTCGACCGCCGCCGCGGCGCCTGGGTGTCCAAGGCGCCGGCCGTCGCCATGACCGCCGACCAGCTGAAGGCCGCCGCCCGCGTCGCCGCGGCCGCCGGCCTCAAACCGCGCGGCGGCGCCTCGTTCGACCCGCCCGCCACCCGGCCCCCGGTCGCGCCGCCGCCTGTCCCGCCGCCAACGCCAACGCCAACGCCGCCGCCGGCGGGACAGTCCCCGGCGGCGACGCCCGGCGACGCCCTGATCGAGCGGGTCGACCGCCGGGAGGCGGAGTTCGCCGGGCGGGTGCAGAAGTACCGCCCGGCGGTGGTCGCCGACGGCGGCCGCGTCAGCGTCACCTTCGCCACCCGGCCGACCCCGGACGTCCGCGAGTCGCTCAAGGCCCGCGGGTTTCGCTTCGACGGGTCCGGCTGGTCGGCCCGCCTGACCCCCGAGGTCCGCTCCTGGGTCGAGCGGTTCACCGGCGCCGCCCTGCCGCCGCCGGCGGCCGCCCCGGCCCCGCCGCCGCCCCGCCCGCCGGACCCGGCCAAGGGGCCACCGCCGGTCAACGCCAGGCGGGTGCCCACCGCACGCGGCGAACGCCTGGCCCACGACTTCACCCCGTCCGAGGGGCTGTGGCGGGCGCGGGAGGACGGGTTGCTTCCGAGCAGCGTTTCCGTGTACAGGGACACCCGCACCGGCCGCTGGCAGGCGCGGGTGTACGGCCAGACCGAGGCCGACATCGGCCGCGACCTGCAGCGTCTGGCCGAGCTGGGCGCCTACCAGTGCAGCCGCTTCCGCCGTGCCTGCCTGCGGCAGGCGGCGGCGGCCCGCGGGCGGGGCGACGTCGCCAGCGCCCGCATCTACCTGCGGCAGGCCGCCGTGGCGTCACGACGGTGAACCGCCAACCTGAAGGAGTGCGATCGTGCCGAGCAAGAAGCCAGCCAAGTCCCAAACCGCCGCCAAGAAGGCGGCCCCCGCCAAGAAGGCGGCGCCCCCGCGGCAGGCCGCCGCGGTGAAGCCGGCCAGGACGCCCGTCAAGGCGCCCGTCAAGAAGGCCGCCCCACCCCGGAAGGCCAGCAAATGACCCGCGCGGCGGCCCCACGGTACGCCAGGTTGCTGATGTAAAGCGTTGAGAGGATGATAGTTATGGGATTCTTCTCATCCCTCGTCAACCGCTTCCGGCGTCCCGCGGGGCCGCCTGGGCGGACCCGGCACCCGCCCGGTGTCCGCGCCGGCGGGCGCAAGGTAGTTCGTGCCAGCCCCGACCTGCTGGCCCACTTCGCCCAGGAGGCGACCTGGGCGGCGGTGGCCAGCAGCAACGTCGACCGCATCGCCTACCGGGCGGCCCTCCGCTGGGGCGAGTCGCCGGTGCTGGCGGTCCGCTTCCTGTCGGGGGCGACCTACTTCTACTACGACGCGCCGCTGGAGGTGTTCACCGACATGCTGGCCGCCGCCAGCAAGGGGCGGTTCGTCTGGACCGACCTGCGCGACCGCTACGACTACGAGGGGCCGCTGCCCCTGGCCTGACCCGTCCCTATTAGCCACCTGAGAGGTCTACGGAAAAATTTTTCCGTAGACTTTTCGGGTCGGCGACTCCTCTCTCTCCTCCCTCACCAAACGGGGAGGAACCTCTCTCTTCCCCCTCCGATTTGAGCGGCGATCCGGCCGGGCGGCAGAATGCCCCGGCCATGAGCGACCGTCTCCGTGAATTCCTGACCGAAATGGACCGCCCCGACCGCTTCGTGCGGTACCCGGCGGTGGCCGTCTTCGACGAGCACAGCGAACCGTACTGGGCCGACGCCCGCACCGGCCGCGAGGTCGACGACCCGGCGGCGCACCGCCGGGCGGGCGGGCGGCTGGTCAAGAAGCGCCGCCGCTTCGGCCGCGCCGAGCTGGAGCGGATCGCCAGCAACTGCAACCGCCGCACGGCGCTCGGCGACCTGTGCCCGATCACCCTCGGCCACACCGACCCGGACCAGCCCGACGAGACGGCCCAGCCGGAGATCGTCGGCTACGCCCGCCGCTTCCGCGTCGGTTACGACCGCCGGCGGGGCAAGTGGATGCTCTACGCCGATTACTACATCCGCGCCGACCGCGACGACGAGGCGCGGACCTTCCCCCGCACGTCGGTCGAGCTGTGGCCCGACCCCGGCGAGGAAATCATCGACCCGATCGCCCTGATCCGGCGGACGCCGCAGCGCGACCTGGGCCAGTGGGTGTACTCGCGGCGGTCGAACCGCCGCGTCCTCCGTTACTCCAGGGAGTTTCGACCGATGGACGACGAATTCGACGACCTGGGCGGCGACCTGCCGCCGGCCCCGCCTGGGGACGGGGGCGACCACACGGGCAAGCTGGAACAGTTCGCCCGCCACTGCTTCAGCCACCCGCACGCCAAGTACCTCGCCAACCACTACTCGGCCGACGCCGCCGGCGACGACCTGGGCGGTGGCATGGATGACCTGCCGCCGCCGCCCGAGGGCGGCCCCGGCGGCGACCCGACCGACCTGCCCGACGCCGACGAGCCGGACGCCTACATGGCGGCCCCCAGCGCCAGCAACGGCGGCCTGCCGGGCGGACCGCCGCCCGAGCAGTATCGCCGCGACAGCCGCCGCATCGCCTACGCCCGCCTCCAACGGGAGGTGGCCGAGCTGCGGCAGAAGGCGGCCACCGCCGAGGCCCGCCGCCACGTCTCCCAGCTGGAGGCCGAGGGGTGCGTTCTCGACGCCGGTGTCGAGGTGCCGGCCTTCGCCCGCCTTGACGAGGCCGGCATGGCCCGCCGCGCCGATCACATCCGCCGCTACTACCGGCGGGCGCCGGTCGGCGGCGGCGGCCGGGTGCCGCTGGCGTCGACGCCGGCTGCCACCCCGGCGACCGGCGAGCTGCCGCCGGCTCGACTCGACGCGGCGCTGCAGTACGCCCGCACCCACGGCGTCGGCTTCGACGAGGCGCTGGCCAAGACGACCAAGTAAACCCCGCCGCGGGGGCGGACACCCGCCCCCGCCCAGCGTCCCGCTTACCCCTCCGAGGAGGCCGTCCCTGTGTACACCAACCCAATCTTCGGCACCTTCGCGCTGTCGAGCCTGACGCAGACGGCCGGCACCGTTATCGTCGCCGGCGTGCCGCCCTTCCGCGGCAAGGCCGGCACCGCCAACCGCTACCAGTTGTCGACCGGCAAACCCAACTGGCTGACCGCGTTTACGCACCTGACCCAGCTGGTCTACACCGCCGCCGGCACCGCCCACGACGTGGTGGTGATGCGGCCGCTCAACTGGGCGACCATCGCCGCCGACGTGGCCGCCAACGCCACCGCCATCACGCTCGACTGGAATCCGGGCACCTACAGCGCCAACTACAAGTACGACCTGCCCGCCGACGCCAACGGCAAACCGTCGGCGGTGGCCGACAACAACATCGCCGCCAACGACTACGTCGCCTACCAGCTTCGTGACGGCACCTGGGTGTTCGACAAGGTGGCCTCGGTCAGCGGCCTGACCCTGACCATGACCACCGCCACCCCCAACGTGACCGGCGGCGGCGTCGAGGCTGGCACCGCGCTGTTCTTCTTCGGCGTCGCCGCCGACAGCGACCCGGCCACCGGCAAGGCGCACCTGACCATCAACTCGGTGGCCAGCGCGAGGACCGACCTGCTCAACAACTACGGCGGCGGCACCATCAGCACGCTGCACCCCGGCGACCCGCTGCTCATCTACTCGGCCAACGCCACCGCGGCCGGCGTCCTCAGCCTGGTGACCGGCTTCTACGGCGGCAACTGACCCGATCTGGAGGGGGGTTCCCCTCCGCCGACCTTGCACGGGAGAGTCCTCTCATGGCAGTCCTCAGTTACAAGGCGAACGGCAACATCGCGCCGTGCCGCTTCGTCAAGCTCGACACCACCGCGGACGGCCGCGTCCTCCAGTGCGGCGCCGGCGACAAGATCCAGGGGATCAGCCAGGCCGGCACCCGCCGCACCCCCTACAGCACGCTCGACGACGGCTACGCCGCCATCGCCGGCGAGGATCTGGAGGTGTTCGGCACCGCCGAGCAGCCCCTCTTGGAGCTGGGCGGCACGGTCACCCGCGGCGACCGCCTCAAGGCCGACGCCAACGGCGCCGGGGTCACCTCCAGCACCGACAAGGACGAGTGGGGGGCGATCGCCCTGCAGTCCGGCGTCAGCGGCCAGCTGGTCCGCGTCGAGGTCCACCCCAACAACCAGGCCAGCGTCTGATTTGTGCCGGCCGCCGGCCGGCATCCAGAATGGGCGCGCGGCCCCGGCGTGGGGGTCGCGCTGGGTCAACCAGAACGACGGGGGCGGTGCGGCACAGTCCGCACGGTCCCGGCAGGGCCGAAAGGGACTAGCTACCCCGAGACGGCCGCAAACGTCGCAGGCTCCTTGCGGGGGCTTGTGCGGACCGTGCCGCACCGCCCCCCGCTTTTGCCGGTCCCCCGGCAGGTGAGCCGCCAATGACGCTCCGCTTCCTCTCTGCCTACAATGGGTTCATCCCCCAGGCGACCGGCCAGGTCATCAGCTACATCCGGTCGCCCAAGGATTTCCAGCTGAACAAGTACGTCCAGTACATCGAGTCGCCGACCACGGTCGGGGTGTACGCCAAGATCGACCGCGACCAGCCGGTCCGCCTGGTCGACGAGTCCGACTTCGTCTGGGCCGACGGCGCCGACCGCCCCTCGGGCGACTGGAACCAGATGCGGTTCCAGTGGGTCGAGTTCTCGGTCAAGCGCCGCGACTACCCGTTCCGCATCGGCAACCTGGCCCTCAAGCAGGGCAAGGACAGCTGGAAACCGCTCGACCACCACGTCGGCATGACCGCCGCCCAGGCCATGACCAACCGCACCAACCGGGTCGTCACCGCCCTGGAGACGATCGCCAACTGGGGCAGCAACGCCGCCAGCGCCACCAGCCTCAACGGCGGCGCCGGCAAGTGGACCACCGCCAGCGACCAGCCCGGCGACCCGGCCTACAACGCCATCCGCAAGACCCTCTTGGAGGCCGCCAAGCGGATCAACCTGGCCACCAACGGGGTGGTCAAACCCAAGGATCTGGTGCTGCTCATCTCGCCCGGCCTGGCGACCGACATGAGCAACACCGCCGAGATCCACAACTACCTCAAGTTCGGGCCGTTCAGTAAGGCCCAGCTGGAGGACAGCAGCAACGACAACCAGCAGTGGGGGCTGCCGCCCAGCCTGTACGGGTTCCCGCTGACCGTCGAGGACACCCCGCGGGTGACCACCCGGCCGACGGCGGCCGACTCCGACGGCAACCGGGTCTACGTCAAGAGCGACGACTCGGCCGTGCTCCTGTCGCGCAAGGGCGGCATCAACGGGGTGTACGGGGCGCCGTCGTTCTCGACCATCCAGCTGTACTGGCACGAGTACGAGATGGCCGTCTACACCTTCGACGACCCCAAGCACGAGCGCCTCGACGGGCACGTCACCGACATGTTCGCCGAGGTGCTGGCCGCCCCCGAGGCCGGCTTCCTCATCACCGGCGTCAAGTAATCCCTCGCGGCCGGCGGGGCGCCCGCGGCCCCGCCGGCACCCCTTCCGCGCGGAGGTGCCGCCGTGCCGATCCCGTTCAACTTCTACCCGCCGCAGGAGGTCCGCCAGGAGCTGACGCTGGCCCGCGCCGGCGACACCGCCAGCGGCACCAACGCCGACGCCGTCATCACCCTGCCGCCGTCGATCGACGGCGCCTGGACGATCACCGAGGGGGTCGCCTTCAGCTACGGCGGTTCCGGCACCCTGGCGGGCGGCCGCCTCTCCATCAGCGTCGGCGGTTCGGTGGTCTTCGACGTCGACGTCGCCGCCAAGGGCCAGGGGTACTTCCCGTTCCGGCGGGCGTTCGACGTCAACGCCGCGGTGACGATCACCCTGGCCGCCGGCGGCGCCAACGTGGTCGGCAAGGTCGCCCTCCTCGGCGGCCTGCTGACCCGCAGCGGGCTGCCGGCCGCCGCCTTCGGGATGCTCGACTTCGCCGACGCCTACCAGGGCGGCCACGTCGCCGCCGTTCTCTAAGGAGACTTCGCCGTGGCCGACAACTTCTCCGTCCGCGCCGCCGACGGTTCGACCCTGGTGCTCGGGTCGAAGGACGCGACCACCTGCCACTTCCCCAAGCACATCATCGTCGACGCCAGCGGCAACCTCATGCCGTCGGCCGACGCCATCGCCCGCAGCCTGTACGCCCGGCCGGGCGACGGCACCAACGGGTTCCTGTCCGGGGCGGTCGCCAACATCGCCGCCCAGACGTCGCTCAACGCCATGCTGGTGTCCGAACCGGGCCAGTGGACCGTCACCCACGCGCCCGCCGTCAACACCCAGGCGACCGCCACCAAGGCGGCCGGCGGCGCCGGCGTCCGCCACGTCGCCACCGCACTCCTGTTCGGCGTCTCCGCCGGCGGGGCGGCGCCGACCGCCACCCAGCTGACCGTCCACCTGCGCGACGGGGCGACCGGCGTCGGCACCCCGCTGGTCAGCTTCACCGTGGCCGTCCCGGCCACCGCCGGCGCCTGCGTGGTGGTGCCGATCACCAGCCTGAAGATCGTCGGCAGCGCCAACACCGCCCTGTGCCTGGAGTTCACCGCCGCCGGCGGCGCCAACACCTACGAGTTCGTCTCGCTGGTCGGCCACAGCTGCAGTTAAAGGCGAGGGCGGGTGCGTGGGGAGGGAAGGCACTCCCCGCCCCGCGAAGAGGGGGGCGTGTGCGGTGAGCTACCCGAGCGTACCGATCGTGCCGACCACCACGGTGGACACCAAGCCGGACCCGTACTGCACGGTCGCCGGGCTGCTGGCCCGCCACGACGAGCGGTCGATCCGCAAACTGCTGGCCGACGACGGCGCCGCGGTGGTCGGTTCGCTCGACACCCACCCGACCCTGCTGGCCCTGCTCCGCGAGGCGTCCGGCCTGGTCGAGGCCGCCCTGACCGTGGGCGGCCGTTACGACCCCGACGACCTGACCCAGCTGGTCCACGGCACCGGCGTCGGTTCCAACGCCGCCGAGTTCCTCGCCGGCCAGGTCGCCCACCTGGCGTTCTTCAAGCTGTGGGAGCGGCGCAACAACGACCCCAACGGCCGCCCGCCGGCCCAGGTCGAGGCCGCCCTCAAGTGGCTGGAGCAGCTGGCCGACGGCGAGATGGTGCTGGGCTTCGTGGCCCACAAGCAGGCCGGGGTGCTGCAAACCCGCACCGAGCTGGCCGCCGACGTCGAGCGCCGCCAGGGCGTGGTCGTCGAGGCCCAGCGGCTGTTCTCCCGCCGCAACAACCGCCTGCACGGCTGATCCCTCCCCGCTCCCCCTCCTGGGGGCATCTGGCGGAGAGGGCGACCCCTCCCCACCCCCTGATTTGTTGGCGGCCCGCCCCCCACCGTATCGTCCGGTTGCGGCCGGTCGGGTGAGGGGGCACACATGGCGCAGATTTACGTTACCGGGCCAGTCAACCTGTGGGTGAAGCGCATCTCCGACGCCCAACCGCGTTTCCTCGGGCACGGCGAGCGGGCACCCACGGTGCAGTTCTCGCCGATCTGGGTCGACGTCCATTGCGACGTCGGCGGCGCCGCCGTCTTCGACCGCATCTACTCCGGCGAGTCGGCGCGGATCTCGGTCGATCTGGTCCGTTTCAACAACAACGTGCTCATGGACATCCAGGCCCGTGCCAAGTCGGCGGCGGTGCCGGGGGCGGAGTTTGGCTACGACCCGCCCGGCGCCATCGGTTCGTTGTGCAACGCCGACCTGATCGGCTACACGGTGTACATGGACTTCGTCGGCGCCAAGCGGCCGACCATGCAGAACGCCGCCAACGGCGCCCTGCACCCCGGCTGGCGGTTCTTCAACTGCACAATGGACCCGGAGTCGATCCAGGGCGGCAGTGCCAACCCGTACAAGGTCCACCTGAGCTGGACCGCGGTGCGGATGTTCAACCCGGCGGTGAGCAACGCCTTCGGGTTCGGTTCGTTCACCCTGTTCGACGGCAACATGGGCGAGCTGAACGGCCGCGCCATCAACTGACCGGGAGTGTGGCATGGCGCAGGTCTATGTCACCGGCCCGGTCGACCTGTGGGTGCTGACCAGCACCTACGGCGGGCAACCGCGGTTTTTGGGACACGGCGAGCGGGCGCCGACCATCAACCTGATCCCGTTCTACGTCACCCACCAGGCCGACGTCGCCGGGGCGGCGGTGTTCGAGCGCTTCTACAACGGCATGTCGGCGCGGATCTCGGTCGACCTGATCCGCTTCAACCAGGCCACCCTCGACGAGGTGCGCCTGGCGTCGGCGTCGGGCGACTGGCTCAAGGGGCCGGAGGAGATCAGTTACGGGTTCGACCCGCCCGGTTCGATCGGCACCGCCACCAAGGCGGAGCGGGTCAGCCACATCCTCTACCTGCGGTTCCCGGCCGCCAACCGGCCGGGAATGAACGGCCAGGCCAACCCGCGGGCCAGGCTGCCGGCCGGCTACCGCTTCTTCTACTGCACCCTCGACCCCCAGGTGATCCGCGGCGGCTCCACGGTGGCGCACAAGGTCAGCCTGACCTGGCAGGCGACGCCGTGGTTCATCCCCGAGTACCGCAACGGATGGGGGTACGGGGCGATGGTGTTGTTCGACAAGGACATGAGTGCCCTCGACGGCCTTCGGCCCGATTAGGATGTGCCCGGCATGGCAAACTTCGACGGTCTGCTCTACCGCATCCCCCCTCCCCTGCCGCCCGGCGACGACCGCGGCCGCGTGGCCGGGGCGCCGCAGCGGCCGGGGGAAACGGTCGAGGACATCCCCGACGCCGGCGGCCGCCGCCCTGGCGGCGAGGACGGGGTGCGGGTGCCGTTCGTGCCGCTCGACTACCCCGAGGTCGACTCGCTGGCCGACAGTGAGGAGTTGCCGGTCATCACCGCCTGGGGGGTGCAGGTGAGTTACGAGTGGGATGAGGGGTTACGCTACGCCCCGGTGGCCGGCCGCCGCCTCGACCGCCGCGCCGCCGTCTGGCGGACGCATTCGGGGGTGTGCATCAAGGTGGTGTCGTGGGTGGCGCAGACCGTCGGCGACCGGCCGATCCTGCCGTCGCCCGGCACCGGGTCGCTCAACGAGGTGCTCATCAGCAAGGGGATCAGCCCGGCCCTGCCGACCGTCTTGCCGATGGGCGATCAGGGGTGGACGGTGGCCGGCGTCTACCGCTACGTCCTGCTCAACCCGCCGGCCGCGGGCGACACGCTCGGCACCGGCGGCCACCCGCTCTCTTTGTACCCGGCCAGTGCCAACCAGCTACAAGTGTCCGATTTTCGCGACCTGCTCGACGCCGCGAGCGTGCAGGCGTTCAACGGCCAAGGAGTGGACTACTGATGTTTGAGGACCGCGACCGCCTGGTGTTCCGCTATCAGGTCGACGACCGCACCGTCTACGCCGACCCGCTGGCCCTCCGCCGCCGCCTGGTGCAGGCGACCGGCGGCGAGATCAACCAGCTACTCCGCGAGGCGGCCGACCCGCCGCCGGGGGGCGCCTACGACCCGTCCCAGGAGCTGGCCTGCCTGGCGGCCCGCGAACGGCTGGCGGCCGCCATCCTGGCCGCCTTCGACTTGCCGCCCTTCGACCCGGCGACCGGGGGCGGCACCACCGAGGCGGTCGCCCTGGCCACCCTCTGGGAGTTCACCGACTGGCTGGAAAAAAACGGGAGCGGGGGCGGGAGCTGAGCGCGTTCGTGGCGGCCTATGGATGGCCGCCGGGGCACCCGCCCCTGGATTACACCACCTACGTCGCCCTGACGCTCAACCTCGACCGCGTCCGCACCCGCCTGTCGGCCGACGTCGCCCGCGGCCATGTGGCCGCCATTGATCCGGCCGACCTCGACGACAGCTGGGCCGACGCCGAGGCGCTCGATCCGGCCGAGGTGGGGGAGATCGCCTTCCAGACCGCCAAGCGCCGCGCCGAGGTGCGCCGCAAGCAGCAGCCCCCGACCGCCCCCGGAGGATTCTTCCCATGAGCGGACCGCCCCCCCTGCCGCCGACCCGGTTGCCGCCCCCGCCGCCGCTGCGGCCGGACCGGGACGAACCGCCGGCCCAGGCGGCCGAGCTGATCCTGGGGCGCGGCCGCGGGGCGGACGACGCCGGGGCGACCGAACGCCTCGACTCGGTGGCGGCACAGCTCGACCGCCTGGTCGCCGCCATCAACCAGATGGCCGGGGTGCTGGCGGCGGGGCGATCGCCGCCGACGCCGGCCGCGCCGCTGGCCCCCGAACCGTCGCCCCCGTCCCCCCCTCCCGCCCCGCCGGAGGCCGGCGGTTCGCCCTCGCCGCCCCCGCAACCGCCCCCTCCACCTCCGCCCCCCCCGCAACCGTTCCCCGGACCGCCCGCCGGTTCGGCGGCCTCGCCGCCGGCCGGGGCGCCGCCGCAACCGCCGACGGTCTACGAGTACCCCAGGGCGCCGTCGGGTCGTCAACGCTGGCGGGCGGCGACCAACCTGATGCGTTCCGCCTCCGGGCTGGTGCCCTTTGCCGGGGACGCGGCGATCGGCATGCAGCGACTGCTGGGCGTCTACGACGCCTGGAAGCGCTTCCAGAAGGCGATGGCGCCGCCCAAACTGCCGCCCCCGCCGCCGGTCCGCCGCCGCCGCGCCCCGTCCCCGTCGTCGCCGCTCGGCACAACCCCGCCGCCGGCGCCCGCCGTGCCGCCGTCGCCGACCCCGCCGGTGGACGTCGGGGCGGCCCCTCCGCCCCCCGGCGTGGTTACCGTCGGCGGCGCCACCATCGCCGGGGTGGGGCCGACTGCCGGTATGGCCCCGCCGCCGGTGGAGATCGCTGGCGCTGGTGGTGCTGAATGGCCCCTGCCGTGGGCCATGCCGGCCCAGCAACCGGCCCTGCCGGCGCCGGCCCCTACCCCGGAGGCGGTGCCGGGACAACCGCCGGCGCCCGCCGCCGGTCCGGCCCCGCCGCCCGCGGCGGGGCCGGGGGCGAACGTGAACGCCCAGTGGGAGAAGATGTCCAGCGTCCTGGCCGGGCGCGGGCTGCTGACTCCGAAGCAGGCCGGGCAGGATCAGGGGCGGGTCGTGTCCGCCCTGAAGGGGGCGGCCGACCCGAAGGCCAGGGCGAAGGTGAAGCGTCACTACGTCCGCGACGTCCTGGCGGACGTGTTCAATAAGCGGGCGCGGAAGCTGGCCGGGACGTCGACCGATGCCGGCGTGCCGGTCGCCGGCGGCGGCCCCGTCGGCCCCGGCACAACCACGGGTGGGCAGCTGCGCGACACGGACCTGGCCGAGTTGCAGCGGGAGATGGTCGACCTGCTCAAGGAGATTCTGAGCGAACTGCAGGACGACGAAACGCCAACCAACCAGGAGCGCCGCGGCGAGAACCAGCGTGCCGCCCCCGGAAAGACCGGCGGCACCCAGGCGGCGTCCCCGTCGGCCACGCCACCCGCCGGCCAGGGCGGCGTCCATCCGAACGAGATTGCGATGGCGTTCTCGCACAACGGAGCGGCGGCCAACACCGGCAGCGCGTTCGGCCTCGGTCGTGCGGCGGCGATCGAGGAGGTTGGGCCGGCGCTGGCCGCCGGTTCGTGACGGGGGGAGTGCGATGGCCCGACTGATCTACAACGGGGTCGATCTGAGTTTCATGCGGACGATGGCCTACGCGATCGAGGCGGTCACCGACCCGACCGGGTGCGACATCCTCTACCACCGCGTCGTCATCGACGTGACCAGCATCGTCCACCCGCTCTACGTCGCCAGCGGCCGCCGCGGGGCGGCCGACCCGACCCGCCCGCCCAACCTCGACGCCACCGGGCATGTGATGGGCTGGACCGTCCGCAACCTGCGCTCCATCCTGATGGAGCGGCGGGCACAGCTGGAGTTCTGGATCGGCGACGCCCCGGTGGTGATCCAGCCGCCGATCGCCCGTGGCGTCAGCACCGGCGCCCGCCGGGCGACCAGCGACGCCCGTGATGGTCCGCGTCCGCTCTCCTGCCGGGTCACCCAGCTGATGGGCGACAAGAGCGCCATCGTCCACTTCCGGGTCGAGACGTTCGTCACCGACATGCAGCACTACCTGCTGTCCAACCGCTGGAGCATGGCCTCGTCGATCGACCCGAACGGCTACACCACCCGCACCACCACCGGCCGGGCGATCTTCCGCGGCGACTGGGTGCGCAGCGACCCGAACCTCACCGCCGACAGCTTTCGCAAGTATGTGGCCGTGCCCCAGTCGCGCACCATGGCGCGCAAGTCGGTCAACGTGCGCCTGTCCGAGGACGGTTGCACCCTCGACTACACCGTGGTCGACCGGGAGGTGACCTACGGCGTGGCGACCGCCCGCCGGGTCGCCCGCGTCGACGGGAATCACACCTTCGGCGCCCACTTCGACATCAAGGATCTCAAGGCGGCCGCCAACCGGGTGGTCAGCCTGGGGAAATCGCTCATCCAGCTCGACATCATGGGGGTCATCCAGGGCGCGCTCAATACCGCCGTCCCCAGCGCCCGCAGCTCCTGCGTCTGCCGGGTGACCGGGTTCAAGGACGCCGACAAGCGCGATCTGGTCCACGTCGCCGTGATGATGGCCGCCGACCGCTCGTCCAAGATGATCCCGCTGGGTTCGGCGATCGTCGTCGGCGCCTACTGCACCCAGTCGATCGGTTCCGACGACCCGCCGTGGGTGGAGGTGCGCCTGGAATTCCTCAGCTACGCCGGGGTGGGTCCGCAACTACTCTGTGATCCCGAGCAGCTGTTCAACGACCGGATCAACTTCGACAACGAGTTTGACCTGAGTGGCGGGGTGCGGTTCACGCCCGCCTCGCCGGCGCCGGGGCCGCCCTACTCCGACGGCACCCGCGGCGGCTGGCTGGGGGCGCTCGCCTACCAGTCGCTCCAGGGGTCGACCGACAAACCGGCCGACCCGGCCACCCGGCTGCACGACGACAAGGTTGACGCCGACCGGAATCCGTAAAATCCGCGGCCGCCGCCGGCGAAGTGCTTTGCGGGAGGTCCGCCGGCACCCCGCCGGCGATCGCCCCGCGGAGGGTGAACCATGTGGTGGTACGTCGTCGAGGTGGAGCTGAGGGGCGGGCAATCCGCCTGGCAGCGGGAGCTGGCGATCTACAACGTCGCCGCCGCCGACTCCTTCGCCGCGGCCGCGGCGGCGGTCCGCGCCGCCCGGCGGCGGCCGACCACGGCGGCCGGGTTCGTGCTGGCCGGCCTGAGCGTCGACCGGGCCGGCACCGCCGGCGAGATGCCCGAAGGCGGGTTGACCGCCTGAGCGGGACGCCCGTAGACTCGACCGCCGGGGAGGGGAAACCCTCCCCGTTTGACGTTGAGGGGGAGCGCATGCGGTTCTACCTGGGCACCTGCAACCTGACGTGGTTCGCCGCCACCGACGTCCCCCTGTTCGTCTCGGCGCGGCGGTTGCGCGGCCGCGCCCGCACCGGACGGGGGGGCACCGGCGGAAGGCGCGGGGGGCGTGGGCGCTCGACTCGGGCGGGTTCACCGAGTTGTCGCTGCACGGCCGCTGGGTGACCCCGGCCGCGGTGTACGCCGCCGAGGCGGAGGGCTGGCAGGCGTCGATCGGCAACCTCGACTTCGCCGCCCCGCAGGACTGGATGTGCGAACCGCTGATGCTCGCCCGCACCGGCCTGACGGTCGGCGAGCACCAGCGGTTGACCGTCGCCAACCTGCTGCACCTCCGCACCCTGGCCCCCGCGGTGCCCTGGCTGCCGGTCCTCCAGGGCTGGACGATCGACGACTACCTGCACTGCGTTCGCCTCTACGAGGCGGCCGGGGTCGACCTGGCCGCCGAACCGCGCGTCGGCCTGGGATCGGTGTGCCGCCGGCAGGCGACCGGCGAGATTGACGAGCTGGTCCGCACCCTGGCCGCCACCGGGCTGAGCCTGCACGGGTTTGGCGTGAAGGTGGGCGGTCTGCGACGCTGCGGCCGGTGGTTGGCGTCGAGCGACTCGATGGCCTGGAGTCGGCAGGCCCGCTACCGGCCGCCGCTGCCGGGCTGCACGCACCGCACCTGCAACCACTGCCTGCGCTTCGCCCTGGCGTGGCGCGAGCGACTGCTCGCCCGCCTGCCCAGCCACTACCAGGCGACGCTGCCCTTCTGACCCCGGAGGTGCCCGTGCTGCCCTGCCTGCTCGCCTGCGCCCTTGCCGCCCCCGCCCCCTTGCCCCGCCCGGTTCCCCGCCCGACGCCCCGCGAACCGGCCGCCGGCCGCTGGGTGGTGTGGTGGAACGGGTCGCCGTGGCCGACCGACTTCCGCCCCGACGGCACCTTCTGGATGACCGCCCCGGCCGGCGGCGGCGGTTGGTACGGGCGGTGGAGCTGGACGCCCCAGGGGCGCGCCTTCTACCTGAGCTGGATCGCCCCCGACGGCGACCGCTGGGAGTGGCACGTCTGGCGGCTCGACGACCGCCTGACCCACCCCGGCGGCCCCCCCGAGGGGGACGCCCCCCTGCCGGCGTTGCGCCTGGTGCCGGCCCCCTGATTTGCCGGGCGGGGGGAAGGGCGGGCATCCTGCGGGCTGGATCGACCCACCCCGCGGAGTGCGCAAACCATGTCCGTTACCCTGACCGGAACCGGCGGCCTGTTCAAGCGGCTCGGCCGCCTGTTCGGCGCGATGGCCGACGTCACCGCCCTCAAGGGCGGCACCGCCACCGCCCGTGTGCTCTCGGGCGCCTCGATGCAGACCCGCGGCACCAACATCACCGCCGACCTGGCCGAGGCGCCGGCCCTGTCGGACTACGTCAGCGCCCCCTGGGGGGCGATCGACAGCTGGCGGTCGGCGCAGACCACCCTGTACTCCGCGTTCCGCTCGATGGCCGAGGACATGGTGATCCGCCAGGTCGACCTCGACGCCAACCTGCCGCAGCGGACCCTGACCACCGCGCTGACCGAGCTGATCCGCCAGATGCGCGCCAACAGCGACTCGATCAACGCCTCGACCGTCGCGGCCGGCGACCAGACGGCGGTCGGCACCCCGACCGGCAACCCGGTTATCGTCCTCTCCACCAAGGGGGCCGACGGTTACATCCTCCAGACCCTCTTCGCCGAAACGCTGCGCTTGAAGATCGCCAGCGACACCGGCACCGGGGCCACCGCCCGCCAGGAACCGCTGACTGTCCGCGGCCAGGCCGCCGCCGACTCGGTCTACTCGCACCTGTGGCCGGGCGGGTCAGCGTCCAGCCTGTCGCTCTCACTGGTCGACGCCCAGCTGGACAACTCCAGCGGCAACAAGCTGGTCAACGGCAATTTCGAGACGTTCTCGACCGCCAACTACCCCGACAACTGGACCGCCCTGGTGGGTGTCGCCGGCACCAACTTCTTCGCCGCCGGCAGTGGCGACGCTTACACCCAGCAGAACGCCCTCAAGATCACCGGCGACGGCGGCGGCACCCTGACAGGGTTGGCCCAGCAGCTGAACAAGGCGACCAGCACCGGCGCCGGGGCCGGCGGCAGCCCCGACACCCTCAAACCGCTCACCCAGTACGCCTTCTGCTGCAAGGTCAAGGTGTCGGCCACCCCGGCGGCCGGGGTGCTGCGCGCCAGCCTGGTGGACGGCAGTAACGCCATCATCAACGACGCCTCGGCGACCGCCAACAGCGTCACGCTGGCCCTGACCGGGGTGTCGACCAGCTACGTCACCTTCTCGGGCACCTTCCGCACCCCGGCGGTGCTGCCGAGTACCTACAAGCTGCGGATCGACCTGTCGACGGCCATCGACAACGGCAAGTCGGTCTACATCGACGACCTGGCCCTGGCCGAGATGACGCCGCTCTACAGCGGCGGGCCGGCGATCGCCGCCTTCGCCGCCAGCACCAACCCGGCCGCCGGCGACGCCTGGACGATCGCCCTGACCAACACGATGGGCGTCATGGCCGCCTGGATGGAGCGGGTGTTCTCGCTCCGCGACAAGGGGTTGCAGTTGCCCTACTCCGGCTCGCCGACGGTGGCCGACAGCCTGGTCGCCTGACCCCGTTCAACAGTTGGGAGGGCGAGCGATGGCCGAACCGATTCCGGCCGCCTGGGCCGACGTGGTCCTGGCGGTCCAGGCCCGCCTGGTGGCCGTCCTGGGCTGGGACGGGTCGCGCATCGGCGTGGTCGCCGAGGGCGCCGAGGACGTGCCGCGCCTGGTCGGCGAAAGCGACCTGCTGCTCATCTCCGGCGGCGAGCAACCGCGCGAGGGGTTCGACGGCGGCGGCCGCTATCAGGATCTCCGCAACCGCACCCTGACGGTGGCCCCGCGGACCCGCTGCGAGCTGGACGAGCCGGACCGCGACCTGTACCGCCTGACGGTGGCGTCGACGGGTCTGCTGCGACTGGAGGACCAGATCGCCGACGCCCTGGAGGGCTGGACGCCCCAGGACGCCGATGGTAATGATATCGCCCTGCCGCTGACACTGGGGACGCTCGACAAGGCGCGGCGGTTGCGCCGGAACCCCACCTGGGCCGCCGGCGGCGTGGAGTTCAAGACGGGCTACCAGCGCAAGTACGCCCTTCCCGAGGCGCCGGAGGCGACCTGATGCTGTTCTACGCCGGCGTGCCGCTGCCCCTGGCCACCGCCGAGATCGCCGACTGGGTCCGCGACCGCATCGACCCCAGCTGGCTGGTCGAGTGGACCGAGCGAACCTGGCCGGGGCATCAGCTGGAGCACGTCGGCTGGCGCGGCTTCTGGCGGCCGGGGCCGGTGCGCCTGGGAGTGCTGACCTGGCCGGTCGGCGCCGCCCGCTTCGCCGTCGGCCACTACCTGGCCGACGAGGAGGTGGTGGCCGCGGTGCGGCAGAAGGGGGTCAAGGACGGCAAGCCGCAGCCGCTCGATCTGGTGATTGACGACGGCCGCCAGGGGCGCTCGGTGACCGCGCCGCTCTACGCCCTGCCGCCGCGGCCGCTCGACCGGGTGGCCGCCGGGGTGCCGGGGCTGTACCTGCTGACCCTGGTCGACGACCGCTACTACTGGTGGTACAAGTCCGGGGTGATCGGCGGCGACAGCTGGACCGCCGTGTACGCCTCGATCGGCACCCTGCTCGGGGTCAAGGTGGAGGCCGACGCGGTGGCCGACGCCTACCGGACGCCGCCGGTCGACCTGCTGGCCGCCTACCGGCCGCTGCCGGTGCTGTTCGACGCCGTCGCCTACTCGGTCGGCCACCGCGTCGTCCGCACCCTGGAGGGGCGGGTGGTCGCCCAGGGCTGGAGCAACGCCGTCACCACCCACCTGGGCAACCTGGCACGCTTCGACCGCCTCGCCGGCGACAGCCTCGACCTCGGCGAGACGGTCCGGCAGCTACGCACATAGGGGGGGGGGAGTCGTGGCTAACGACCTGTACGCCATCGCCCCGGCCAAGGTGCGGGTGGTGTTCCAGCTGGACACCGACCCGGACACCGGGGCGTTCGACCCGACCGGCTACCCCGTCGAGGTCGATCTGGAAGACGCCCGTCCCGACGGGTTCGCCAAACCGGGCTGCTTCAGCGGCTACAAGACCTTCCACTCGGCCGCGGTCGCCGCCAACGCCTTCGCCCCCGGCGAGACGCCGGCCAACGCCGACGCCCTGAAGGCGCTGGCCAAACAAGTGGCCAGGGACTACTACGGCTGGCTGCTGGCCCGCGCCGACGCCCGCTACGAGGGGTGCTGCCCGTGGTTTCACGAGGGCTGCGCCGAGACGATCGAGTACGAACACACCCTCGACCGCATCAGCACGCGGGTGCTGCGCGGCCCCTACCTCGACCATCTGGAGGATCTACTCCACCAGGCCGAGGGGGTGATCGGTTCCGGGTCGGGGAGCGGTTCGGGGTCTGGCCCAGCCGGCACGGTGCCAGTCTGGCTGGTGACCAACGTCTGCCCGGTGTTCGACGACGAGGGCGGCTCGGGCAGCGGGTCGGGAGGCGGCGGGGGAGCCAGCACGGGTCGCTACATCCGCGTGGGCGACCCGGCCGGTGGCAACCTGGGCGGCAATTACCCCAATCCGACCCTTCGCCGAGTCGACGGAGGAACGTTCTGATGCCACCGGTCACCTCCATCACCGTCGAGAGGCAAAAGTGGCTGCTGCCCCCCGGCACGGTCGCCAGCGACCGCAAGTGCATCACCGATCAGACCGGCTGCTGTGTGGACCATAAACCGATTGGCGGGGTGGGCGACTGCGGCACCGGCGACGGGTTCGCGGCTGACTGGGAAATCCCCGAGACGGTCTACCTGACCATGCGCTACGCCTACTCGATGCAGCCGATCTTCAGTCATTTCCCTTACGTCCAGCAACTGCTGCGTGCCCGCCGGATCTTTACCTCGGTAATCCCGCTGACCTACCGCGAAGTGGCAGGTGAGGGCTACTGGGCCTGGGAGATGAATCCTGGCGGCGGCGTGTGGCCGTTTGGGCAACTGGCGTGGACAGGCAATCGCGGCTCCATTTGTGGCATGATGAGTGGCTGGATCTGCGTCGCTCCGCGATCATTCCAAGAAACGTGGCTTGCCAGCCCGCCCAGCTGGATGAGCGCGGGGAGTACCTGGCTGGCGGATGGCTTCACGGAAGTTGCCTACCGGGAGCCGGATGGCAGCTGGACGTTTTACATCTCCGACCGCCCGGCGGGTCTGTATCGCGGCCTGAAATGTTCGATCTCCACGGCTCCGCCAGGACCGCCCCGGCCGCGGCGGGTGTCGTTTCAGTCCCGGCCGCTGTCGGGGGTGCTGCGGCTGGACTACCAGGAGACGCCGCGACCGCCTTATTACAAGCGCACCTACTGGAATTACAGCCCGGCACTCGGCCGCCGGGTTGAGCACTCGTATCCCCAACCGCTGCAATCCGGCACCGTCTACCTGGAGCGATCGGCCGAATGCGGCGACTGGTCGGCCGAGACGTCGCTGTTTGGCTGCCCGGTCAAGGCCACGGTGTTCGCCAACATGCTGCCGCTCGACGGCGACGCCATGCCGTATTGTGTCGACTCGTGGGGGCTGTGCCTGTGCCCGCCCACCGCCAGTTGGCCAATTGACTGGGAGATCTATCAGCCCGATCTGGCCACCCCCGGCCAGCCACCCGACCCTGGTATCAGCGTCCTGGGTGTGGCCGGCGCCCTGGTCTTTCCGGCGAGCGGCGGGGTGTTGTGGGATTTGAACCCCTGCGGCCACGGAATGAACCGGGAATATATTCCGGCAGCCCTCGACGGTGTTCCGCCGGCCCGTTACAGCGTCGACCCGCTCAATGCCTCGTTCAGCATGCCGGTGATGATCTACGGCGACTCATCGCTTGGCCCCAATGTCTTCGCCTTCAACGGCCAAGGGCCGGGCTACGATCCGCCCGATGACCGCGGCATCGAGGGCGACCCGCTGGGCGGCGGTGTTCTGGCGACGCTCTTTCGCTGCACGCTGACGGAGGCCGGATAAATGCCCGTTCCCTACGCGGACCCCGACCCCACGGTAATCTTCCCTGGTGAGCGGCCTTACCTGACCGGCGTGGTGGTTGAGAAGGGCCGGGCCACCCTGCCGCGCGGGGCAAAAGCAGGTGAGGCCGTTTGCGTGACCGACCCGGCCAGCTGCTGCGGCGAACGACCCCTGCACCGGCGGCGGGTGGTGCTCGGGTGTCCGAACGGTGTGCCCGGCGTGCTGACGGCCACCGCGGTGCTGCTGGCGGGAGCCGGCAGCGGCGGGCTGGACATGAACGGCATTGCCGGCGTGCCCTGGCACCTCGCCTGGGACGTGGATCAGCACCGATGGTATGGCGAGATTGAGGTTGCCGTCGAGGCGTGCTGGCAGTGGTGGCGCGTCTGGCTGACCCCGATCACCAGCCCGCACTCCTGCTACGCGGCCCACAGCCGGCTGGGCGCCCTGCCGGGTCCGGAATCGGGCTACTGGTGCTGGACCGTGCGGCTGCGCACCAACGGCTCGGCGACCTGCTGGGACTGGTGCGGCGCGACGGAGGCCAAGGCGATGACTCTACCGATCGATCTGCCGCGCGACCATGAACGCGGCCGACTGGAGATGCAATCGGTGGTGTGGACCGACGTGTCCACACCGGCCAGTTGCGACCCGTTCGAGCTGTCGCTGCCGCTGTATGATACGGCATGGGCGGTCGCGGTGACGGAGTAGTCGGATGACGCTGCTGACCGGACTGACCACCGAGCGCACCCTGTTTTTCCTGCCCGCGGGAGTCACGGCCGGACAGGTGCTGTGCCATCGCGACCCGTCTGGCTGCTGCGGCAGCCAGGTGGAAGTGTGCGCCGGAGTAGCGCTACCGGCGGACCTGTTCGTGACCGTGATCGCCGAGGGAGCCGAATGCGCGTGCTTGCAGGCCACCTTTCACCTACAATACGCCGGTGGAGTGTGGTCGTCGCCGCTGGAGTTCCTGTGCGGTTCATCGATCGAGTGGCGGGCGACTAATTCGGGGGGCCACTTGCAGGTGCTGGGATTGGCCGGCGGGGCAGCGTTTTTCGCCGGTGAGGCCGTGCCGTCAGCGCCGGTTTACCTGCACTGGGTTGGATCGCTGCCGTCGCCATGCAGCGGCTCGGTGAATATCTATCTCGTGGAGTAGTTTCATGCCACGGCCCTGCCATCTCGCCCATCCGGAGCCGGTGCCGGACGCCTGTCATCTGTGCCACCTGTACATTCATGACGACCGCTATCGGCGCAAGTGGGATGTCGAGCTGCCAGCGGCCACACCGCGCCGATTGGCGCTGGCGCCTTGCCGTCATCTGGGGCCGCCGACAGGCGAAACGGTCAGCTGCCGCGCCTGTGGCGGCAGGCATCTGCGGACGGCTGTGTACGCCTGCCGCGTCCACGGCACCTGCGTCCTGTCGCAGCTGGAGCCGGGGCGGGGCTGCTGTAACGGCTGCCCTGATCGTGACCTGGTGGCCGAGGCCGACCCGCTGGCCAATCGTCCCACTTATGCCGGGGCGATTACCGCCGAGACGGCACCGGCCGACCTGGCGACCGTGTTGCCGGGCGGGCGCAACGGCTGGCCGGCTGACTGGCCGCACTGGGGCAACACAGCTGCCGCGTATCGACTGTTGCTGGCACGCTGGTGCCGGCAGCAGCCAGACCTCCCCTATCCCGAGGGGCAGGGGCGCGCCGTCATCACCTGCGCCGGGGGCTGGCGGTTTCTCGCCGGCGTCTATACCCAGGCGCGGGTGCTGCGTCAGCTCGGCTGGCCGCATCCAATCCAGGTGTGGTATCTGGGATCCAGGGAATACGACCCCTGCTTCGACGCCGTCACCCGGCCGCTGGGGGTGGAGTGGGTCGACGCCGTGGCCGCGGCTGAGCGGTTGGGGTTACCCGTCCGCCGCTGGGGCGGCTGGGAGGCCAAGAGCCTGGCGCTGCTGCTGGCGCCGGTCGCCGAGGTGCTGTTCCTCGATGCCGACTGCTACCCGGAGCGCAACCCCGAGTATCTCTTCGACGACCCGCGCTATCGGGAGAAGGGGGCGATCTTCTGGCCCGACCGCGGCAACGATCCGCACGGGGCGCCGCTGGAACCGGGCCAGTGGGTACGCTACGGGTTGCCGCCGCGGCGAACCCCGGGGCTGGAGTCAGGACAGATACTCATCGATCGCCGGCGCTGCCGGCACGAACTGGAGGTCGCCCGCCGGCTCAACGATCATAGCGACTACGTCTACGCGACCGGGTTGTACGGCGACAAGGACACCTTCGGTGTGGCCTGGCATGCGGTCGCTCATCACCAGGGCCGGCTGCGCGCCGAGCCGCCCTATGCGATCGCCCCGCCGACACGGTGGGATCAGGTGGCCTTCCGTCAGCACGACCTGGATGGCCACCCCCTGTTCGTCCACCGCTGCCGCGACAAACCGCGGCTGCCGTTCGACCCGGCCGGCGGCGGCGGTGCCTTCGGCTACTGCACCAGCCAGTGCCGCGGCGATAACGGCATGGTCCGCTCGCCCCACCTGCCCCTGGAGGGGCTGGTTCACCAGGCGGTCGCCGAGGTGGTGGCCAAGCTCCGCCCGCAGCACCTGCCCAGCTGGGAACCGGGCACCGACCACGAGGACACCTGGCGCGAGGTGGCGCTGCTCAACGTCTACCGCCTGCCCGAGCGGATCGACAACTGGCGGGTGGTCGACGTCGGCGCCCACATCGGCCTGTTCGCCAACGTCTGCCTGGCGCGCGGGGCGGCCCACATCACCTGTGTCGAACCGAACCCCGACAACCTCCGCCGGCTGCTGGCCAACCTGACGGGTTACCCGGTGGCGGTGGTCGAGGCGGCGGCCTGGCCGGAGGCGGGCCGGTTGCGGCTCTACCGGCCGACCCAGCCGGGGCGGACCAACTGCGGCTACGTCCTGCCCGACGGCGGACCGGCCGCCGACACGGTGGCGGTCGCCCTCGATCCGCTGCTGGCCGAGGCGGGCGGGCCGGCCGGGGTCGACCTGCTCAAGCTCGACTGTGAGGGCGCCGAGTGGGAGTTGCTGGCCCGCTGCCGCCTGCCGGGCGTCCGCCGGGTGGCCGGCGAGTACCACCTGGGCGGATCGCACGACACCGCCGAATTGCGTACGCTGCTGGCGAGACGGTTCAATCACGTCGAGGTCGCCGAGCGGGGTGATGGAGTGGGGAGCTTCTTCGCATGGCAAACGTGCTGGTTCTGACCGCGCACGATGCGGCCTTCGCCGGGGTAGCCAGGCAGAGTGTGCCGACGCATGCCGCCTACGCGGCCCGGCATGGTTATTCGCAGGTGGTCATTCGCGGCGGCTTCGACTGCGCTCGGCCGTCGCCGTGGTCCAAGCTGCTGTTCTTGCGCCAGCAGCTCACCCATCACGAGCTGGTACTGTGGCTGGACGCCGACGCTGCGGTAACGGGCGACGCCGACCTGTCGGCGCTGGCCCCCGACGGCCTGGCAGTGCTCACGGCGGCAGCCGATGCCAACGGTGTCAACGCCGGCGTGATGCTGTGGCGAAGCTGCCCGGCCGCCTTCCATCTCCTCGATCGGCTGTGGGCGTGCGAGGACCTCGTCCATCATCCCTGGTGGGACAATGCCGCTCTGCACCGCCTGCACGCCGAGTCGCCGCACCTGTTTCGGCTGGTCGAGAAGCGGAGGCTGAACTCCTACGGCAATGACTGGGAGCCGGGTGATTTCGTGCTCCACGCCGCTGGCGAGCCGGTCAAGGATAAAGCTGATCTGCTGTGGCGGGCCAGCCGTGGACTGGGGGTGCGCTGATGCCGCGCGAGACGCTGATCCAGCTTCGCCGCGGCATCGAGGCCGACCTGCCCCCCCTGGAAGACGGTGAGCCGGGCTGGTGCCTGGACACCTTCGAGCTGTACATCGGCGCCGGCGGGGTGAACAAACTGGTTGGCGGCGGCGGCATCGCCGCCTCACCACTGACCACCAAGGGCGACCTGTGGGGGTTCTCGGCCACGAATGTGCGGGTCCCGGTCGGGACCGACGGCACATTCTTGACAGCGAACAGCGCCAACCCGGCGGGGCTGGCCTGGACCACCATCACTATTCCTCCCTGGGTTGTCACGCAGATCTGCCCGGTCCACGACGCGGATGGGCTGACGGCGGTGGTGGGAGGGACCGGCGCCGGTGAGCATTTCGATGGCTGGGGCAGTGGCGGGGTGGTCATGACCGGCGTCTACGTTGAGCGGAAGATCGCAGCTGGCGGATCGGTGGTGTGCGAGCTGAATCCGATCACCTGCTGTGATGGCGTGCCTGCCCCGCCTCGGTGCTGTGATTCGCCGTCCGCCGGTGTGTATGGCGCCGCCTCGCTGACGATCCCCTGTTGCGGCGCCCTGATGCACTTGCGCTTCCATCTGGTTGCCGTTTCTCCTCCACCTGCCGGCTACAGCCAGTATTACCAATTGTCGGGCGGAGGCATGTGCGATTACTGGGGACACCTCGCCAGTGGTGGTGGCGGTGGTGGTGGCGGCGGATCGGGGAGCGGATCGGGGAGCGGATCAGGTGGTGGCTCGGGGGGTGGCACCGACGGCGATGGCGGCAACTGGTGGATCTCCCTCACGGAGCCAAACACGGGCTGCATCGTCACGGCGATGTCGGTCGGCTGTCTCGACGGCTATGACGACTACCTGTTCATCGCCACGTTCCAGTCGCTCGACGGCACCGCAATCGCCACATTTCGCACCGCAGCCAATGTGTCGCTGGCGTGTGGCGACGGAGCGTCGTTTCGGCTGCGGCTGGCCGCCGGGATCGGCGCCGACACCCCCCCGATCCCGTGGGCGATTGCCGGCTCCTTCAACGTCGATTTGGCCAGCAGCGATTTTCCGCGTTATTGCCCGCTGTCCTCGGTTGAGACGGGAGGCAGCGCATGAGCGTAGTCGCCGAAATGGTGGTCTATGGCGGGCTGGTAATCTACGCCCGCGCTGACCGGGTTCAGCTGGCCAGCGACCTGCAAGAGGTGCCGACGGGGACGGTGCTGGCCCGCCTGACCGCCGGCACCGGACCCGTCGAGGAGGTGACCCTGGCCGCCCTGGCGGCGGCGCTGGGGCCGACCGCCACCTCGCCGGCGCGGGGGTGGATGGGGTTGTGAGAGTGGTGAGGGAGGGGCGTCATGGCGTTCGTCGAGGGCGGCAACCAGGGGGCAATGAACGGCACCACCGAGGTAACGCTGGTAGCGGCGCCGGCGTCATCGACCCGCCGCCTGGTGCGGTCGCTGGTTGTCGCCAACCGCGACACGGCCAGCGTAACGCTCACTGTGCAGGTTGCCAAGGCGGCCTCCCGCTACACTCTCTGGTCGGGCACCCTGGCCAGCGGGTCGACGTGGAACTGTGACACGGTGATGGTCCTTGGCGCCGGCGACGAGAGCATCGTCGCCAAGCTGGGCGGGGTAGTAGCCACCACCAACCCCGACTTCCATTCCTCGTATGCGGATGCGTCATGATCTGGGTCGTCAACTCCGCCGGCAACATCCTCCAGGCGCCGTCCTCGACGGTGACTTGCGACACCGAACTGACCACCGCTGACCTCGACACCGGGGCCGGCACCGACACCCGCGCCGTCGTCGGCCTGGTGCTGGCCGCGTCGGGCGGCGGCGTGCTGGTCGGCGCGGCCAACCCGATGCCCGTCTCGGACAACGGCGGTTCGATCACCGTCGACGGCGCCGTGGCGGCCACCCAGTCGGGCGCGTGGTCGGTGACGGTGTCGGGGTCGGTGACCACGGCGGACAGTCAGGCGATCGCCGACAACGCCGGGTTCACCGACGGCACCAGCAAGGTGTTCCCGGCCGGTTACATCTACGACGAGACGGCCGGGACGACCCTGACCGAGAACGACGCGGCGGCGGCGCGGGTCGACGCCAAGCGGTCCCAGGTTATGGTGATCGAGGACTCCACCACCCGTGGTCGCCGCGCCACCGTGGACGCCAATGGTGCCTTGCAGGTGGGCATCCTGTACGCCATTCAAGCAGGTCAGTACGGTGCCTGGTCGGTGACGGCGGACACCGAGCTGCCGACGGCCGGTGCGATCATCGACGGGTCTACGCCGTCCGCCTCACCGACGGTGGGCGGGCTGTGCATGATGTACAACGGTAGCACCTGGGACCGGATGCGCGGGAGCATTACCAACGGCCTCAAGGTGGACGTGACCCGCGGCGCCGGCGGCAACACCGCCACCCTGAGCAACGTGAGCGGCAGCGCCAGCAACGTCACCCTGCTCGCCGCCAACGCCGCCCGCCAGAAGGTGCTAATCGTCAACGACAGCACCGCCACCCTGTACCTCAAGTTCGGGGCCACCGCCAGCAGCACCAGCTACTCGGTGCCGCCGCTGGGGCCGGGCGACTGCTGGGAGGAGGAGCACTACCGCGGCCAGATCGACGGCATCTGGACCAGCGCCGCCGGCGCCGCCCGCATCACGGAGGTCACCTGATGCCCCTGTACCGCGCCCCGGCACTGGCACGGTTTTTCCAGTGCCGCCTCACCACCGCCACGGGCGACCCGTTTGCCGACTCACCACCCACGCCGAGTACGGTGTACCTGACACCCCTGCTGGGCACCGGCAACCTGCTTTCCCTGTACGACGGCACCCGCTGGGTGACGCGGGTGCTGGCGGAGTGCAGCGTGGGGTCGTTCTCGGCGACGACCGCCTACGACCTGTACGCCTACTGGACGGGTACGGCGGTCGCCCTGGAGAAGGTGGCCTGGACCAACACGACCACCCGCGCCACGGCCCTGACGACGCAGGACTCCACTTATGTGAAAACGGGCGACGCCACCCGCCTGTACGTGGGCAGCTGCTACACCGACGCCAGCGGTTATGTGCAGGATATTCCGGGTGGAGTGGACACCGTCGCCAAACGCTACCTGTGGAACTGGTTCAACCGGGTGCCCAAGCTGGCGTGGGTGGGTGACAGCACCAACACCTGGACTTACACGACGGCCACCTGGCGGCAGGTACGGGCCAGCGCCACGAACCAGTTGGAGCTGTTCCGCGGCGTGGACGTGGACGTGATGACCGCCGTGGCGCAGGCGCGTGGCAGCTCCAGCAACAACACGTTTGCTGCTGGCATCGGGGTGCATACTACACAGGCTACCGCCGCTGCACGTAACGACGCCCAGACGATGGGTTCCGGGGCGGCTGGCGGCGCCCAGTCGACGTTGGCCACCTACACCGGCAAGCCCGGTTTGGGACTGGTGTACCTGTGCTGGAACGAGATTGGTGGCGGTGGTGCTAACACGGTTACGTGGTTTGGCGACTACGGCGTGACGTACTGGCAGATGGGACTGACGGCGCAGCCCTGGTGCTAGGGCGGCGCGAGGGAGGTGTGCGGTGGTGGACGTGGGGTTGATCGACCAGGCGCTGCGGCGGGCCGGGGTGCCGGTGGTGGGGGTGCAGTGCCGCCGCGGGGCGGTGACGGTGCAGTACGAGCCGGGGGCCACAGCCGACCAGCGGGCGCAGGGCGACGCACTGGTGGCCGCCTGGGACGACGCGGCGGAGCAGCGTCGGGCGGTGCGGCGGCTGGCCAAGGCGGCGCTGGACGGCAAGGACGACCCGACGCAGGTGGCCAGCCGCAACTCCCTGCGCCTCATTTACGCCTCGCTGGTGGAGAACCGGCAGGCGTTCAACGCCCTGCGGTTGCACGTCGTGGACCCGGCGAACAACCCGCTGCCGCCGGCCCTGACGGTGCGGAGCTGGAAGCAGGCGCTGGGCGGGGTGCGGCAGCAGATCGACGCCGAAACCGACCCGGAGGGGTGACCGCGGGATTTGTCCCCCGCCCGGCCGACGGCATACCATCGGCCGTCGCCCCGCCCGTTCCCGTCGCGGAGCCTTGACGTGATCCACCTGTCCGACCCGCTGCCGTCCGCCCTGGTGGCCGGCGGCACCGCCCTGGCCGCCTGCGGGCTGCACCTCTTCGGCGACGCCGCCGTGTCGATGTGGGGGCTGGCCGACCCGATCAGCAGCCTGGTCCTCGGCGCCGCCAACCTCGGCGGCATCTCCCTGTTCGCCGGCGCCCTGTTCCTCCTGCACCGGGAGGAGCTGCGGGCGCATCGCCAGGAGCTGACCCGGATGGCCACGGTGCAGCGCTCCGAGGTCGCCGCCCTGAGCGAGTCGTACCGGGAGCAGCACGAGACGAGCAGCCGGGAGTTTTGCGCCCGCCTCGACACCCTGACCGAGCGGTTCCTGACCGAGCTGGAGGAGCAGCGGGCGCTGCGTGAGCGGGCCGCCGACCGGATCAGCAGCCTGGTCTGCCACGCCCGCAGCTGCGAGATCAGCCGGGTGGGCCTGACCGAGCACCTGCGCGTGCTGGAGGTCAAGATCGACCGCCTCCTGGGCGAGGCGGAGGCGGAGGCGGCCCCGGCGGCGACCGCCCCGCGCGTCCCCCGGCCGCCCAAGAAGGAGAGGGAGGCATGACCAAAGAGAAATGGCAGAAGGTGCTGGTGGGGGCGGTGATCGCGCTGTGCAGCGGCGGCGCCGTCTCGGCGCTGACCTACCTGCAGGCGGTCGACTGGGGCGCCGCCGGCCCGATCGTCGCGGCGGTGCTGGCCATCCTCGTCAACCTGGCCCGCAAGTGGCTGCAGCCCGACCCGGCCCCCACGCCGCCGCCGGCCGACCCCAAGGGGCCGCCCGTCGACCCGTTCGCCCGCTGACCCGTCGCCCGTTCATCACCTCATCCACCCGGAGGGATTGATCCATGTCCAGTGCCGCCGTCGGCGTCCACGCCCACCCCACCTTCAAGCTCGGCCTGCGGCCGGCGGAGGAGTTGCCGGCCCTGCAGCTGGCCGACTTCCTGACCGGCGTCGTGCCGGCCCACCCGGCCGACGCCGACTACCTCGGTCGCGGCACCTACGGCCTGTACCAGAACGACCGCTACGGCGTCTGCGGCCCGGTGTCCGCGGCCAACCAGCGTCGCCTGATGCGCCCCGACCTGCCGCCGCCGACCCAGGAGGACGTTTTCGCGCTCTACCGGGCCAGCGGCAACCCGACCTTCGACCCGGCCAGCGGCCGCGGCGACAACGGGGTGGTCATGCAGCGGATGCTGCAGGCGATGACCGCCGTCGGCCTCGGCGCCGCCAAACCGCTCGGGTTCGCCCGCGTCGACCCGTCCGACTTCAACGAGGTCGAGGCGGCGGTGGCCCTGTTCGGGTCGATCCTGTGCGGCGCCGACCTGCAGACCGCCCAGCAGTCCCAGACCGATGCCGGCTGGTGGGACTACCAGCCGTCGCGGGTGTGGGGCGGACACGCCGTCATGGTCGGCGCCTACAAGGACGACGCCCGCGCCGACTGCATCACCTGGGGCAAGCGGGTCGGCATGTCGCCGTCGTTCGTCCGCCTGCAGGTCCGCGAGGCGTGGGTGGTTCTCTGGCCCGAGCACCTGCAGTCCGACGCCTTTTTGAAGGGCGTCGACGTCGCCCGCCTGGCCCGCGCCTACGAGGATCTGACCGGCCGGCCGTTCCCGGCCGCCGTGCCGCCGACGCCCGCCCCGCCGCCGACCCCGGCCGGCGGTTCGACGGTGCAGGTGCTGATCGACGGCGCTGACGCGGTCGAGCTGGCGACCAGCGCCGGGTCGGCCAGGCTGACGGTCAAGAACGCCACCTCGATCCGCATTCCCGGCTACCGGGTGGTCAAGGACGCCTGATGGGGAGGGACGGATGCCCCTTCTGCTGACACTCCTGGCGCTGACCGCCGGGGCAGGTGGCGTTGCCGCCCCGGCGGCGGCGCGGCCGGACAACCCGCTGGCGGCAGCGGTTCGGCGGGCCGCCGCCGACCTGGCGGCGCAACCGCCGGCGGCCCACCCCTACTACCGCTACCTGAGCTACCACTACCTGCCGGCGGCGGCCCGCGACGCCCGCCGCAAGGTGCTCAACTACCACGTCAACAGCCTCAGCCGCACCGAAGACCTCGTCGCGGTCGTCGACCTGGGCGAGGGGCTGTACCGCCTCAGCCTGGCCGACTACGACTGGGACCGGGCCGTCTGGGAGCGGATGGCGGCCCGGGAACCGTACTTCCACCAGCTCCTGGCCGTCGAGAAGGAGGAGGTGGTCGACACCAAAGGGCATCACCCCGGCGGCGCCGTCGACGGGGTGTACTACCCGCCCGGCGAGTACACCTTCCGCAAGCGCAAGAAGGTCAAGAAGGTCGAGCAGGCGGCCGCCGACCACGCCGACCCGGTGGCGATGGCCTACCTGATCGCCCAGACCCAGAGCCGCGCCCCCATCGTCCTGGGGGGGTGGTTCATCAACCAGACCGCCATCCAGGCCGACCGGGTCGCCGGTTATTACGACTGGCTGGGGTTGAAGACCAACAAGGACTTCCAGAAGTTCATCGGCGGCGACGAGCGGGTGTCCGAGAAGGCCGGCCGCGATCTGCGCGCCGTGGTCGCCCGCTCGGCGGTCACCCACCAGAACCGGGCGATCAGCCGCTACGGGGCGGCGACCGGCGGGTGGTGGTACACCAAGGACTTCAAGGCGTCGGTGGGGCCGTCGAACACCCTGCGCAACCTCGACAAGGATCTCGGCCCGCACGACGCCAGCGAACAGTACGGCGTCCACAAGAACGGCCTGTTCGTCTACTGGCTGGAGAACGGCGCCGAGGTCCGCCAGGACACCGCCCCCGACTTCATCGCCGGCGACGTCAAGGCGACCGGCACCGACCGCCGCATCCACATCGGCATGAGCTGCATCCGCTGCCACACCGAGGGGCTGCGGCCGATCGACGACTGGGTGCGCGCCGTCTACCGCGACACCGCCAAGGGGCGGTTGGAGCTGGCCAGCCCGGACTACCTGAAGGCCCTCCGCCTGCGGCGGTTGTACCTGTCCGATCTCGACGGCTGGCTGCGCCGCGACGTTCAGTTGTACACCGACACCCTGGCCGACCCGCGGTTGGCGCTGGGCGGGTGGGGGCCGGCCGAGGTCGCCCGCGCCTACGGCGAGGCGTGGGACGAGTATCAGGAGACGGACGTGTCGCTGGGGATGCTGGCCCGCTACACCGGCTACCCGGCCGAGGCCATCGAGGCGACGCTCCGCAAGGCGGCCAACCCCGCCGGCGGCATCCCGCCGCTCGACCCGGTGCTGGCCGGCCTGATCGCCGACCCGCCGCGGCGGATTCGACACGACCATCTCGAAGAGGTCTTCTACCTGCTCATGGCCCTCCTGAAAGGAGCGAAACCCCTATGACCGCCACCCTGATCCTGGCGCTGGCCCTCGGCCAGTGCGCCACCCCGATCGTCACCACGCCCTACGTCAGCACCCCCTACGTCGCCACCACGCCGATCGTCAAGGAGGTGCTGACCCCGGTCGCCGTGTACGTCCCGGTCGCCAGCTACGGCGCCGTGTTCACCCCGCCGGCCCCGGTCGCCCCGGCGGCGGGCGGGGCGGCGGCGGTGGGCGGGGCCGAACTGAAGCAGATCGCCGACGCGCTCAGGGCGATCGACAGCCGCCTGCGTGCCCTGGAGTCTGCCCGGCCGGCGCCTGCCCCCCCGCCCGCGCCGCCGCCGCCCGCCCCGGCCCCGCCGGTCAAGCCGGCCGACCCGTTCGGCGCCCCGGCCAGCGCCGCCCCGGCGGGTGGTCCGCAGGTGGCCGCCGCGCCGCCGGCGGCCCTGGAGGTGGTCAAGACCAAGTGCGCCCAGTGCCACGAGGGCGGCAACGCCGCGGCCAAGGGCGGCGGCCTGGTGCTGATCGAGGGCGGCGCCCTGTCCCGCCTGGCGGCCAAGGACGCCCTGCGGGTGGGCGGGTCGGCCTACAAGGGGACGATGCCGCCGCGGTCGAGCGGGATCGCCCCGCTGACCGACGAGGAGGTGGCGGCGCTGATGGGGCACTACGCCCCCTGACGCCCGCCGGAAATTTTCGTAGAACGAGCGCAAGATTCGCCCTGCACGGGCGAAGTACCTGATGGAGGGGGCGACCCGCCCCCTCCCGCCTGCCGGCGGCACAGTCCGGCGCACGGTGGCCCCTGCCGGACCAGGGGCGAGGATCGACCGATGGGTGACATCTCTCCCGCAATGGCCCCCACCACCACCCACGATTATGCCGCCCTGGCGGCGGCTCTCATCGAGTCGCCGGCCGATGACGCCGCGCTCAAGGCGGCGATCACCGACGCCCTGGCCGACGCCGGCCAGTCGGGGCGGGTCGGCATGGGCTTCCGCACCCTGGAGCGGCTGCTCAAGCTGACCGGCCTGAAGGTCGGCCGCAAGGCGGTCGCCAGCTGGCTGGCCGCCGAGGTCAAGGCGGCCGCGGCGCCGGTCTACGAATCCCGCCGCGACCGGGAAACCAACCCGGACGGCGATTTCGACAAGGCGGGGCGGTGGTATCCCTCGCGCAAGGAGGATGCCGACGACTTCACCCGCGGCATCCGCTCGCCCTCCCGCGCCTGGCCCTACAGCTACATGGTCGCCGCCCGGACCAAGAAGCACGTCGTCGCCCTGGTCGAGGCCGGGGTGATGGGGTACGCCGTTCCTGACTGCGTCCAATCCGCCGCCGACCGGATTCAGTCGGCTTTATTGTCCACCCTGAAAGGAGTTTGACCATGCAACAGTTCAGTCTCACCCGCACCGGCCTGCCGCCGCTGCGGTTTCTGGGCGAGCGGGTCGCCAGCAGCGAGGGCGGCCGGGTCGGCACCCGCGACCAGACCCGCTGGCACGACGTTTCCATCTTCCAGGCGGCGACCGGGTGGGTGGGGGAGGTCGTCTTCCGCACCCGCTGGGAGGGGGAGCAGGACCGGCACACGGTCTACGTCTGCGCCACCCCCCTGGAGGTGGCGGAGGCGCTGGCGGCGCACGAGGTGCCCGCCAGCGGAATCGGCTTCCCGACCGGGTCGGCCTACGCCGACAAACAGCGGGCGATGCTCGCCGACCTACAGGCGCGGTTGGCGGCGCAGGTCAGCGAGGTGCTGGCCGACGCCGGCGACGAGTTCGCCGAGGATCTCGACGCCGGCGGCCGGCGGGCCGAGACGCTCCCGCCCTCGCGACGCCCCGACGCCGGCGGGTACACCGTCACCTGTTCGCGGTGGATTCCGCCGCGACCGGGGTCGGTCGGGTTGTACGCCGTCGACCCGTGGGCGCTGGCGACCGTCGTGCCCTGCCGGGCGTGCGGCGGGTCGCTGCTGTGGGCCGAGGCCGGGTACGTTCCCGGCTACCGCCTGTGCGAGCAGTGCGGCCGGCCGTGGCTGGTCGAACCGGGGTTGCGCGACGCCGACACGATCGCCCTGGCCGTGCGCATCCCCGAGACGTCGGAGGGGCCGGCGTGGAACTGGACCGACGGCCTGGCCGTCGACGGCGACAGTTACGCCGAATACGTCAACGAGGTCACCCGGTTCGGCGGCACCCCGGCCAGCCGGAGTACCTGGGAGCACTACCGGGGGCCGGCCGGTGGCTGACGAGTGGGGGCTGGTGGCCCCCTTCCTGACCGACGACCCCGTCTTCGCCCGCGGGGTCCGGTACGGGATGCTGTTCCCAGACACACCCGCAAGCGGGTGAAGGCCGAGATGGTGACCGAGCAGGACGAGGAGGCGGTCCGCCTGATGGCGGGTCGCCTGGGCTGGGCGGTCCGCCGCCGCCGCTCGCTGGCGGGCGGCTGGGTGGGGCTGGTCTTCGCTCGGGTCGAACCGAGGGAGGGGTAAACAGGACCGGCGGCGGTTTGACGGTCCCCCGGAGGGGCGGGTAGCATCACCCCCTCTCTGGGGGACCGTCTGTTCATCTGCGAGGAGTTTCCGGTCATGAAGCGTCTGTTCCTCTTTGCCGTCCTGATCGCCCTGGCGGTCCTGTTCACCCCGGCGGCCCGCGCCGGGCACGTCGGTTTCGGCGGCGGGTTCCACGGCTACGGCCACGGGTTCGGGGTCGGTTTCCCGCTCTACAACACCGCCCTGGCCTACGGCTTCCCGACCTACACCCTGCCGGTCACCCTGGTGCCCACGGTCGCCGCGGCCCCGGTCGCCTGCGCGACGCCGGCGGCGGTGGCGGCCCCGGTGGTGGCCATCCCGAAGATCGCCGCGGCCCCGGTGGCAGCGCCGGTCGCTGCGGCGGCGGCGCCGGTTGCGGTCGCCACCCCCTACGTCGCCCCGGTCGCCGCGGTGACAGCTACCTACTCGGGGGTCGGCGGCACGTTCGGGTACGGGTACGGCGCCGTCGGCGCCGTCGGCGTGGTGCGGCACCGCTTCGTCGGCGGCCGCGCCGTGGTGGCGGTGGTCGGCCGGCCGGCGGTGGTCCGCCGGGCCGGTGTGGTGGTCCGCGTGCGGCGGTAAGTCCCTTCTGGGTGGGGAAGCGGCGGCCGGCCGGGGTTGAACCCCGGCCGGCCGTTCGCGTTTCCGGGCGGGCCGGGACAGCGCGCCACAATGCCAGCGGACACGCGGAGGGCGAGAGGCATGCGGCGGTGTCGGCGGTTGACCGCGGAGGACGCGCCCAACCCGGAGGCGCTGGCGTTCATCGAGGCGGTCGAGGGGGCGCTGGCCGTCGAGGGGCGGCAGCGCGAGGCGTACCTGGCCCGACTGCCGGCGGCGGCGGCGGCGCGGGTGCGGGCGGCGCTGGCGCTGTCGCTGGTCGAGCTGGCCACCCTCTACCAGATCACCCTGCCGGGGATCATTCACGGTTACGACGACAGCCGCCCGCCGGTCGCGCCCACCGCCGCCCGCCCCGGCAGTCCCGAAAAGCTGGCGGTGATGGCCGAGCGGGCCGCCCGCGGCGAGAGCCTGTTTGCGGAAGGGGACGCGCGATGAGCAGCTGGCGGGCGGTGATGGTTCCCCTGCACCTCTTGCCCCTGTGCGACGACACGCAGGCGCGGGTGCGGATCTGCCAGGAGACGGTGGACGCCTACGCGGAGCTGTACCGCGACGGCATCGAGCTGCCGCCGGTGACCGTCTACCGCGACCCGGCCGGCGGCTACTGGGTCGCCGACGGGCACCACCGCATCCGCGCCGCCCGCCAGGCCGGGCGGTCGCACATCCAGGCGCGGGTACTCGACGGCGACCGCCGCACCGCCCGCCTGGAGGCGGCCCGCGCCAACGCCGAGCACGGCCTCCGCCGCACCCAGGAAGACGACCGCCGCGCCGTCTACTTCGTGCTGGAGGACGAGGTCGGCAAGACGTGGGACGACCAGCAGATCGCCACCCACTGCGGGGTGTCGCTGCGGTTGGTCCGGGCGTTGCGGGTGTCGCGGCCGTGGGCCACCGAACCGGGGCTGTTCGGCCCCGTCCACGTCGGCCGGCCGCCGCAGCCGGACCGCGCCCTGGAGGGGCCGGCCAAGACGCGCGAACGGGCCGAGCGGTCGGCCCGCAAACTGCTGCGGTTCTGCGAGCAGCTCACCCTCGACCCGGTCGCCTTCATCACCGAGGTGCTGGAGGCGGTCCGTAAACGCCAGCAGGCGGCCCGCAAGGGGTCGCCTGCCAAGGGTCGGGAGGATTCCCCCGCCGGCGGCGGGGAGGTTACGCCGGCACCGTAGCGGCCCGGACGTGCCTTCACGGTCGGACGCTGCCGCGGATCGAGTAGGGGCCGTAGGGCCAGCCGCGGCTGGACTCCCTGGCCTCGGTGAACCAGTCGACGCAGTCCGTCAGCGTCAAGGCGGCCTCCAGCTCGCCGAGGTCGCCGCTGTGGACCACCAGCACGGTTTCGTTGACGGCCGTCGGGGTGCCCGGCTGACAGACCCGGTCGGGGTGTTGCAGCCAGCTGCCGGCCGGCAGGACGCCGGCCAGCTGGCGGACCGCCCGCGCCCGCCGCCGCCGGCTGACGCGGCCGTCCGGGCGGCGGACGTCCCCGAGGTTGACGAGGTAGATCATGGTCCGCCCCTTTACCCGTTGTCCGCCACCCGGCACTCCGCCGGCAGACGGGCGAGCAGCCAGCGCAGCGCCTCCAGGCACCACAGAAACGACGGGTCATAGCCTTCGCAGCGCGGGAAGTCGCAGTCGTGGATGATCCCGCGTTCCAGCAGTTCCGCGCAGAAGGTGTGACGATCGCAGTAAATCTCGTCGCGGAGGGCGTTGCGCAGAATCGCCTGCCGGGTCCGCTGGCGGGTCCGCGGCGTCAGGTGTTCGGCCTCGTCCACCCCCTGCCACAGCCACCATTCGCCGCACTCGGGCAGATATTTGCGGGCCTCGATCTCGCGGGCGGTCTTGGACGCGAAGTAGTCGGGGCTGTCGATCGCCCGGCGGGCGAACTCCAGCATGTCCGGGCAGCGCGACACGGCGGTGAAGCCGATGTCGCCCGACACCGCCACCCAGCCCGGCCAGGTGACGACCCGGAAGCTGTAGAGCCCGGTGCCGGGCTTCTGGCACCAGTAGGAGCGGTACAACCCCTGGTCCAGCTCGGTGACCAGGGCGTGTTCGGCGAACGCCTGGGCGGCGTTGGCGCGGATCGTTCGCCGCTGAAGGGTGACCGGCTCCTCGGCGGGCCGTTTCAGGGTGGGCACGGGTCAGTTCTCCTCGTCCAGAAGGTCGTAAAGCTCGTCGTGGTAGTGGGCGCGAATGGCGTTCCGCGGCCGGTTGTCGAGGAGCAGGGGGTACGCTTCGGAGTGCTCGCCGGCGAGCTGGCCGAAGAACTCGTTCAGCTCCTCGGCCAACCGCTCGGCAACCTCCTCGGTGTAGGGGCCGTAGAACTCGGATTCGGTGATGCAGTTGTTCAGCTCGTATCCGACCCCCTGTGTGACACAGACAACCCAGATGCGTTTCATAAAGACTCCTCCAGGGGCAACCGCTCGCGGCCGGTGACGCGGGCGGTGATGCGCTGCTCGCACAGGTAGGCGGTGCCGGTGCGGTTCTGCGCCGCCCGGTGGGCCAGCTGCTGGGCGATGGCGTGCAGGTCCAGGGCGACGGTGACGGTGACCCGTTCGCGGCCGACCAGCAGCCAGCGGGGCATCCGCTCGCCGGGGCGGATCGGTTGCGGTTCGCGGATTTCGCGCTCAACGACGACGGTGTGAACGACGCGGGCGGGGTCAGACATGGGCGGACTCCTCCAACTCGATCAGCGGTTCGACGAGGTCGAGAAGGTGACCGACCGCCTCTTCCTCGTCGGCGAAAACGGCGGTGTGAGCCTCGCCGTCGACCCGCCAGGTCAGGCATGGCGGCGAATCGCCCGGCATCAGCAGGGGGCAGACGGCGGCGAGGGTGACGGTGTCGTCGACCGAGCGGGTGCAGCAGCGCTCGATCAGGAACCCGCCGTCCTCGTCGGGGGTCAGGCGCAGGGTGCCGCCGCCCCTGAGCGGCAGGCGGGACAGGACGGTCAGGCGGCGGCGCAGGCGGTCGGCGCGGCGGCCGCGCTCCTGGGCGGCCGCGCTCTCCTGCTCGCGCCGCCGTGCGGCGGCGGCCTCGCGGGCGGCCAGCTGTTCCTCCAGGCGGGCGAGGCGTTCGGCGGGGGTCACGGGTTGTCTTCTCCTTCCAAGAGAGGCAGGCGTAGCAGCGGTTCGACGATGTCGAGGACGCAACCAAGGGCGGCGTCTTCGCTGACAAAGAGGGCGTTCATTTCCGAACAGCCGGCGTCGCCGGGGCGGAACACCCGATAGTACACCTCCGTCAGCCGCCCCGGTTCCAGTTGCGGCGTGACGGTCAGCAGGGAGTAGGCGCCGCCGCCGGGGTGCCCGCAGCGGTTGACGACGGCGAGGGCAACCGCCAGGGCGCCGGCGTGCGGTTCGACACGGAGCGACCCGTCATCCCAGGGGGCGCCGTTGAGGGCGGCCAGCCGGGACCGCAGACGATTCGAGGCGGCGATGCACGCCTGGCGGGACTGCTCGATCTGCTCCTGGCGGCGGTACTCGGCCTGGCGGGCCGCGGCGATACGGGTTTCGATCGCCCGCAGGCGTTCGGCGGGGGTCATGACTCGTCATCCTCGGGGAACAGGTAGGGTTCAAGGTGGTCAAGGATGGCCTGGAGCGCCTCCTCGGGCGTCGTTCGGGACACCTGTCCCGCGTCGGCGATCGGGGCGAACCAGCGGGCGACGTAGGCGAAACAGTCGGCGGTGCGGCCGACCGGCGCCAGGTCGGCCAGCACCAGCTGGTCGCCGGCGTCGCGGTCGACGAACAGGATGGCGCGGCTGTTGAGGCGGACGGCCGCCTGCAGCGGCCCGTGCGGGGTGGGCGTCCCCACCAGGGGTTGCAGCCACCCGATCACCTCGTTCACCACCCGGCAGCGGGCGGTTTCGGCGGCCTCGGCGGCCTCCCTGGCCAACCGGGCCGCCTCCTGGCGGTCGCGGACGCGGGCGGCCAGCGCGGCAACCCGGTCGGCAACGAACGGGCGGGTCATGGGGACTCCTTGGGGCGACGGGGTGGGGGATCAGAATGGCGGCGGTTCGGCCGCCTCGACGGTTTCGGCGGCGGCCAGGATGAGCGGTTCGACGGGCGCGAGCGCGTCGAGCAGCAGCGCCCGCAGCGTGGCGACGCGGGCGCGGGCGGTGGCGGTCGCCCGCGGGTCGGCCGCGGCGTGTAGATCAAGCGTTCGCTCGATCTCGCCCAGCAGGGCGTCGACCGAGACGAAGTCGCGTTCCAGGCCCGCCAGGGCGGGCGCGTCGGCCAGGGGGATCGGGGACATGGGTCGTCTCCGGGCGGAGGGATCGGCCGACGGGCCGAACTTGCGGTGCCCTCCTGAAGGGGTTATTCGCCAGCGGCGGCGACAGATTTAGGCGGTTCTCGGAAAAACCGCGCCGGCGGATCAGTCGCCCATCCGCCAGGGGTCGAGGCAGTCCTCCGGGGTGAACGGTCCGCGTCGGCAGGTGATGCTCGGGGCCGCCGCGTATGCCCAGGCGTAGGCGGCCCGGTTCAGGTCGCGCACGGCGGGGTGCAGGGCGGCATAGCCGGCCCAGCCGTCGGCCGACCGCTCGGGCGGGTCGGTGTACGACAGCCAGCCTTGCGGCACCAGATAGACGGGGTCGTCCGCCTCGGGGCGGTGGACGGCACCCTGCCAGTAGTACAGGAGGGGGTGGCGAGCGATGGAGAGGGTGGCGGCCAGCGGCCGAACGGCCGGTTCGACGTCGGTCAGGTGCAGACGGCCGACGGGCTGGTGGTGCAGCAGCTGCGGCCCGGCCGCCCACCACAGCCAGCGCGGCCAGGACGCTTCGCGGGCGAACCCGCGGCGGACGGTCAGCCAGCAACGGGCCGGGCGGTTGCCCGGCGGCAGCAGCGCCCGGCCGATCAGGTCGGCGGCGTCGGTCGCCTTGCTGTAGTGGGGCCGCACCAGCAGTTCAACGGCCGGGTAGCCCAGATGGGCCAGCCAGCCGCCGGCGCCGCCCAGGCGGGCCAGCGCCTCCGCGGCCGTCGGCAGCCGCTCGCCGCGGACCACGGCGGCGTAGGCGTCGCCGCGGTCTTCCAGCCAGTCGGCATAGATCCGGTAGGGGGCGTCGGCGTCGGGCCGGTCGCGGATGTCGCGCAGCAACCCCAGCTCCTCCGGGTCGGGAGGGTCCGGGGGTTGGTAGACCAGGGTGAAGGGGGAAGTCATCGGCCGCCCAGCTCCTTGAATCGGGCGAGGAACTGCACCTCGGCGACGCGCGGCGTCCAGGCGGCAATCACCTCCGGGTAGGGGTCGATCCGTTCGGTACTGACCCACGGCCGCGGCGGCGGCGCCATCAGGTCGCGGCGTTCGGTGGCGAGGAGCCGCCGGTCCACCTCCCTGACCGGCGCCGGCATCGGCCAGGACAGCGCGAAGCGGGCGGCAACGCACCGCTCCAGCGCCTCCTCGGCCTGGAGGTATTCGGGCATCAGCAGCTTGACCGGGCGGGCCATGTCGCACAGGTAGGCTTCGCTGGCGTCGTGCAGTAGCGCCCACAGGGCATGTTCGGGCGGGGCGTAGTTCGACGCCAGGACCGAGTGTTGCGCGATCGAGTAGAACACCCTGGTGTGTCCGGTGTAGCGGCACAGCAGGGACAGGGCGTGCGCCACGTCGTCGATGTGGACGTCCTCCGGCCGCGGCGCCAGGGGGTAGAACAGCCGGCCGGTGTAGGTCTGAATCCAGCCGAAATCCTCGGGGGGCGGGGGGGGAGTCGGGAGCACGGGAGGTTCTCCAGGGAGTCAGGGGAGGGCCGGGGCGACGTCGCCCCGGCCTCGAAAAAGCGCCCAACGATCGCCCAGTTAGCGCCTAGCTGGCGCGGGCCTCGCGGCCGTCGAGGGCGACGGCGACGGCGTCCACGGTCACGTCGGCCGGCAGGGCGATCCACCCGGCGGCCTGCACCTCGGCGGTCATGTCGCCGGCGCCGACGCAGATCATGCGCCGGACCGGGCCGGCCTGCCGCAGCGCCGCCGCCAGGTCGCCCAGGTGGCAACCGCCCCACCACGAGGCGACGCACGACACCCGGCGGCAGCGCATGCTGCCCAGGGCCAGGCCGGCGGCGAACGGGTCGGCGGCGGCCTCGACCCGGCAGGCGTCGCCGAGCCGCCCCGGCAGCGCCGCCGCCATCTCGGGCATGCCGATCACCAGCACGATCGTCCCGGCGTCGCCCATCAGCGCCCGTTCGGCCTCGACCATTTTGTGGTCGCGGAAGAACTTCAGCACGGCGGCGGCCGGAACGCGGCGGTCCTGACTGCCGGGGATGCGGTAGCCCTCCAGCTTGCCGGAGTCGAACCACTTGCCGACGGTCCGCGGGGCGACCGCGGCGAACCGGGCGATCTGGCCGGTGGTGTAGACGCGCCGGACCGGGTCGTCAATCCGACACTGCGGCCGGTAGCTGGTGGGTAGTTTCTCCGACATGCAACCTCCAGAGGAAAGGGTTAGCGGTCAAGCACCGGGTCGGCCTGCAGGCGGACCGCCTGCAGGCGGTGACGGACGAGAGCGGGCACGGCGTCGGCGGCCAGCCAGACGGCCGCGGCGGTGGCGGAGATCGGTTCGCCGGCGGCGCGGCGGGCGGCCAGCGCGTCCCGGTAGCGTTCGGCCGCCGCGGCGAGGGCGCGGCCGGCGGCGCGGGTCCGGTCGCGCAGGTGGTACAGCTCCGCCTCCAGGCGGACAACCTCGGCGTGCAGCGCCGCCACTCCTTCCGCCGACCCGGCCGGCGGCGCGGGTAGCTTAGGCATCGTCGGCGCCCTCCTCGTCGGCCCCGTCGGTCGCCAGCAGGTAAAGCGACGCGCCCAGGGACTGCAGCAGCAGTCCCAGCAGGGACAGGCGGAGCAGCCAGCACAGGGCGCCGCCGAACAGACACAGTAGACCGGCCTCGCGCATGACGTTCCTTCCGTGAGGGGGCGGCCCGGCCGGTCGCAGCGGTCGGGCCAGAAATACCGCCCCGGCCGGCCGGGGTCAATCCGGCCTACCGGGGCGGGGCAAGGGGCGGGTCAGCGGACCAGACGGGTCACGGCGACGACCCGGCCGGCGTCGTCGCGGACGGCGCCGTCCGCCGGTCCGGTGCCGGGGGCGACGCAGTCCGGGCGGGCGCCGGCCAGGCGGCCCAGCACCAGGGCGGAGACGATCAGCAGCGTTCCCGCCTCGGCGGCGGGCAGCCCCTGCACCTCGCCCCAGGTCTGGGGCGTGTAGACGGGCACCGGGCACCCGTCCACGGTCTGGGGCACGCCCGGCGCCGAGGCGACGCGGGCGACGGTTCCCGACGGCGGGACGGTGGTGTCCGTCCCGTCGGGGCCGCGCAACGTGATGGCGTGCGGGGTGAGGTTCACGAGCATGAGACAACCCTCCAGGGGTGGAAGCGGCAGGGGTCACACGACCCCGTCTCCGGTTATTCGCGGACCGGGGGCGAAATCTTGCAAAGAAAACGCTCGGCGGCGGCGGCGCCGATCAGAACCGGCAGCACGGCGGCGCGGGTCAGGTGGACCAGTCGGGCCGCGTCGTCTGGCACGGCCAGGCCGACCAGGCCGCGGCCGACGAGAACCCGGCAGTGCCGCAGCGTGCGGGCGCGGTCCAGCCACACATCGGGCCAGGCCGGTTCCGGCGGCCGGCCGCGGTCGACGATGTCACCGCCGGCGTCCTCCAGAACGCTCGGGGTCCACGGGCGAAACTCCCGCCCGCGGCCGGTCAGACCGCGGGCGACCGGCCCGCCGTAGGGGCCGTAGACGTCGAACGCCTCGCCGGCCACTCCGCCGCGTCGCCACTCGAACAGGGTCCGCGCCGCCAGGCGCAGTTCCCGGCGGTAGGCGGTGGCGGCCAGTTCCGCGGCGCCGACGTCGCGCGACCGGCCGGCGTGCCGGCGGAGCACCTCGGCCAGGAGCGGACCGGCGAGCAGGTGCGGCGCCGCCGCCCGGACGTCGGCGGCCAGGGCGGCGGCGGCCAGCTCCTCCAACCGATCGGCCAGCGCCGATCGGTTGGCGTACAGGTCGCTTTCCCCGCCCCCCGTCAGCACGGCGGCGGCCAGGGCGCAAACGGTGTCGTCACGCGGCGGGGTCACGACCGGCTCCCCTCGGCAGCCCGCCGCAGGCGCTCGAGCAACCCGCCCGGCGGGTACTCCTCGGGGGCGACGTCGCCGGCGTTGGGCAAATGGTTCAGGAGCGCGACCAGCACTTCGCCGCACAGGCGGCGGATCTCCTCCACCGTCTCGCCGGTGGCCAGGCAGGTTTCCAGCCCCGGCCCCTGCGTCCAGCCGCGCTCGCGGACGTCCTCCAGGCACTCCCCGAGCAGTTCGGCGGCCCGGCCGATCGTCAGCTCACCGACCCGATAGGCGATCTCGACCAGCTGCAACCGGGCGGCGGCCGGCAGGTCGACCCCCTTCAGGGTGCGGTGCAGCACCTCGACCGTGCGCAGGCGGTCGAATTCGCGGACCAGCGCCTGGCAGTGTTCCCAGTTGACCACGGCGCAATCGGCGGTCGTGCCGTCGACGGCGCGGAGGCGGTCGAGTACCTGAGCCGGGTCGGCCGGCAGGTCGGCGGTGAAGGCGGCCTCGCCGCGGGCGACGTTGCGGCAGGCGGCGGCCAGGGCGAGCAACCCGCCCGGTCCGCCGTCGCTCAGGCGGAGCAACTCGGGGATGGCTTCGGCGGCGCGGGTCAGCGCCAGGCGCATCCGCTGCAGCTGGACGGCCTGCGTCTGAATGGCCGCGTCCCGCTCGCGGAGCATCCGCGCGGCGGTGTCCTGATCGAGCAGGGGGCGGCCCGGCGGCGCCGTCCAGGCGGCCGGGTCGGTCCGCAGGCGGTCCAGCTCGGCGCGCAGTTCGTCGGCGGAATTGGGGTCAGGCACGTTTCGACTCCTTGCACAAACGGGCGATCAAAACCGCCCCGGCGGACAGTCCGCCGGGGATCAGGTGAACCCGGCACCCGGCGGCCTTGGCCTGGTCGGTGTGCCGGTGCGAGACGAACCGGGTGAAGACGAGCACCCGGCCGCCGGCGGGCCAGGCGGCCACGCCGCGGCGGCGCAGGTGGCGGAGGGTGACGGACAGCCCGCGGCAGCGGTCCGCCAGCTGGCGAAACTGTCGCGGGGTCAGGCCGACGACGTGGGCGGTCATGGGTCGGTCCCCCCGACGGCCGCCCGCCAGGCGGCCAGGACCGGGCGGGATTCGGCGGCCGCCCGGTTGACGATGGCGGTCAGTTGCCGGACCGGACCGGCGCCGGCCGCGTCGCAGCCGGTGCAGACGATGAACGACAGGTGGACCTGTCCGAGGTCCGCGCCGAAGTAGCGACGGCAGCCGCAGACGGTGCAAACCTCGCGACGACAGACGCCGCAGCGCCGCAGCTCATAGGTGCCGACTTCGGCGGCGCAGACGTCGCACACGGTGACGGTTCGGGTGACCGTTTCGGTTATCTCCTTGCGTGCCATCACTCCCCCCTTCCGGCCGGAAACTGCCGGACCTGCAGCCAGTCGGGCCATTCCGCCGGGTCGCCGCCGTGGCGATCGGCGAGGCGCAGCCCCAGACCGTTGGCGATCGGCCGGCTACCCATCTGCTTGACGAAACACGGCACCCCGGCGGCGGCGCACTGGGTGACGATCGACTCCGCCCACTCCAGTTCAAACGGGCGGGCGGCGGCCCCGCCCTGCGCCGACTCGCCGCCGACGATGACCCAGTCGACGCCGCCGGCCGACAGCCAGGGCGACAGGTCGACATCCTCCAAGAGCGGCTCGCAGGAGACGAACCGCACGGCCGCGGGGATGGCGGCCAGGACCGGCAGGCGGGCGCGGGCGCGGGCGTTGTCCTCCACCGTGCAGCCGACCCAGACGTTCCGGTTGACCGACAGCGAAAAGCGCGATTGATCGAGCAACCGGAAGACGTTCTCGGGCCGCTTGGTCAGGAGTAGCCAGTCAAGGAACCAGCAGGAGTGAGCGATTGACAGCGCGTCGGTCCGCGGCGCGACCAGCTGGGGCAGGTCTTCAAAAATGTCCATGAGGCTACCGCAGAACACCCGGCGGCGCTCGCCGTCCGAGACGGCCTCGTCGTTCCAGCGCAGGGGCGCTAACCGGGTCGCGGCCGCGGCGGTGACGCGCGTTCCGCCGGCGGCCGGGTCGCCCCACACCCCCAGAACGGCCGGGTTGCGGCGGCTCCACGCCTCGGCGTAACAGTGATCGCAGCCCGGCGACACGCGGGCGCAGCCGCGCCACGGGTTGTAGGTGTGATGCGCCCATTGAATGCCCGTGTCTTTGCCCATTACGGATTCTCCGCGGAAAGGGTGCGCCCGGCCGCCCAGCGGGCCGGGAGGGGTTGCCCGGTACTCAGCCAGGCGTCCAGGGACAGGAGATGTCGCGCCAGTTCATCGGCTAACGTGGCGTGATACAACGGGTTGATTTCCGCGTCGGTCGCCAGCAGGCGGTTCGCGGCGGCGCGGGCCTCGGCGAGGAGGGTATCGGCGTCCACAGGGTCAACGGTCCTTTCGGGTAAGAAGGGTACAGTTCGCCGGCCGCGGCGGCGGATTTGACCGCCGCGGCCGGAAAAGGTCAACCGCGCAGGTGGGCGACCAGTTCAGCCCGGACGGCCGCGGCGGCGCGGGCCGCGTCGGCCGGGACCGGCAGACCGGCGATTCCGGCCTCCACCAGCGCCCGGACGTGCGCCCGCGAACGGCAGGCGCGGTTGTAGGTGTTCGGCCAGGTGCGCGACGGCCGCCGGATGCGGCGGGTGATCCGGTCGGCGTTCTCCGCGTCGGAGGGATACCACCGTTTCGCGTCGTCGAAGCTGCCCTCGGGATGCGTCCGGCGGGCGAAACGCGCCTCCCAGACGGGGGCGGTCGCTTCCTTGACGCGCACCTCGTACCAGCGGAGCAGGGTCCGCCGGCCGACCCGCCGGCCGCAGCCGGCCAGCAGCTGCCGCAGTCGGCCGCGGGTTGCTCGCCGGCCTCGGTCAGCGCGTCGGCGATTGCGGCGAACAGAGCGGGCGAAGGGTCGCCCGTGTCCAGTTCGAGCGCGGCCAGGGCGAGGGCCGCGAGGTCGGTTGCGGTGGCGGTCGGGGTGATGGTCGGTATCACGGTTGCGATCTCCTGTGTAGGGTCCGCGGCGGGAGCCGCGGGTTGACACCCTGGCGAGCAATGCCGGCCGGCGACGGTGCCGGCCGGCGGAAAGGATGAATCACCAATTGGACGCAGCGTGCCGCGTCTCCGCGTCCTCGCGCGGGTCGCTGATCGTAAGCGCCCCATCGGCGCACTCGATCCGCAGAGCGCTCGGGGCGCCGTACAGGCGCCCGGTGCGGACGATCTCCACGGCGACGCCGTGGGGGATCACCAACAGGTATTCCGGGCCGCCGCCCATCGCGCCGGCGTCGCCCTGGGCCTTGCGGCCCTCGGCGACGATCCGGCATCCGTGGGGCCGCTCGGGATGGGCGGCATCCCAGGCGGCCCGTTCCGGGCTGTAGTCGCCGCCGCGGCGGCCGGCGACGATGTCTTCCCACTCCGACGCGGGGCGGGCGCCGCGGAGGCGCCAACCGCCGCGGAAGCCGCTATGGTCGCGGATGACAACGGCACAGGCGCCCTCGTCTTCGGGTCGGCGGGCGGGGACGTCGACCAGACGGCCGGCCGCCGTCTCGGTTCTCCCCTCCACGGTCGCCCCGCCGGGCAGCGGGGCGAGGACCAACTTGCGGCCGCGGCCCTCGGCTCCGAGGGCGACAACCGGCGCCTTGTTGGCGTCGAACGTCAGTTCGGCGCCAACCTGCAGGACGGTCCCGGTAACGGTGTAAACCTTCATGGTTGCTCTCCTTGTGGGAGGGGCCGGCCGACGCGGCCGGTTGCCCTCCGCTGAGTTATTCGCCACTGACGGGGCGAGATTTAAGCGGCCTGGTCGTTGCTGGGAAACGCCGGGGCGCCCCGTTCCGGGCGCCCCGGCGGTGAGCGGTCAGGGTGTGCGGATTGCCCGTCTGGTCAGGGCGTGCAGCGTCGTCGGGTCGCTCGTCAACTCACACTCGACCCGCGAAATCTCCTCTTCCATGAGTTCGCGGACCATGACGGCCGCGTCGTTCAAGCATCCCTGCGCGTCGTCCTCGTAGACGGTCTGGCCGGCGTCGTCGGAGTAGCAGAACACCGGCCGGCCGGCGTCGTCGCCGGCGTACAGGTCTATCGTCCGACCGCCGGCGTCGACCGAATGCGCCGGGCGGCGCTTGCACAGCGCCGCGTAAACGTCCTCGTCGGGCGCGGCGTCGACGTCTATGCACTCGACGTCTTCGCGGATGGCCTCGGCGAGCAACTCCGCCAACTCGTCGGCGCCGTCCTCGCCGTCCGGGCCAAGGTCGAAGAGAACCGCGTCGGCATAGGCGCCGACGTTGGACAGGAGCCGCACCGTCTGCCCTTCGGCGCGGACGGTCGGCGTGCCGCAAAAGGCGCCGTCGCCATCGTCGACAATCCAGCGCCAGCCGTGGCCGATCCAGGCGCCATTGTCGCGCCGGTTCGGACCCTTCATGTAGACGCCAACCTTCCACCCCGGCACCTCGACACTCTCCCGGCCGCCGTCGGGCAGCGGCCAGGACAGGGTCAACGTGTATCCGGGGTAGCAGTCCGGGCCGGCCGGATCGGCCAGCGGCGGGACGGTCAGCGAATAGCTGTTCGCTTCGACGGTCAAAAGACCGTCGCGGGCCGCGTTCAGGGCCACGGTGCCGTTCACAGTGCGGGTCGTGCTGGTCGTCATCGGTCAAACTCCTTGCGGGCGATGAATGGGGAAGGTTCTGAAGAGTAATTCGCCGGCCGCCGCGCGGGATTTACCCGTTTTCGCCGAACAGCTCCAGCTGCTGCGGCCGGTCCGGCAGGCGGACCGGGTCGGCGCCGGTGGCCATCCGCCAGAACCCGCGCGGGTCGGTGCCGACATGCCGGGCGATGGCGTCGACGTCGGCCGCCGTCAGAGCTGCGCGGAACGCCTTGAGACTGCCACGGTAGGCCAGGCCGACCAGGCGGGAGAACCCGCGCCCGAGCGCTCGTTTAAGGGCCTTGCGCCCCTCGACGCGGCGGTTGTAGGGGGATGCGTCGGTGTAGCGCAGTTGCACGCGCCAGCGGTCCACCGGGTCGGTTGCGGCCAGCGGGAAGATTCCCACCAGCGCGCCGAACCGCTTTCCCGTCGCGACGCTCACCACGTCGCCGGCGCCGGCGAACAGGTGGCACTCCACGAACTCCAGGCGAACCGGCGGGTTGTGGCGTATCTCCGCCTCCGTCACCAGTCCGGCCGCCAGCAGCAGGCGGACGGTGCGGTTTTCCAGCGCGGCCGCCGCGTAGCGGTCGCGATGCACCCACACCGACCACGCCAGCCGGCGGGCGGTCGCCTGGTCCAGGGAGATCGGGCGGGGGCTGCGGGTCGCCATCGGTGGGGACTCCAGAGGGGCGAGGGAGGGGCCGCGGCGGGCCGGCCCGCCGCGGCCAGGGAGATTCAGCGGCCGCCGTTCAGGCGAGCGTACACGGCCGCCACGAGGCGGCAATGCTTGCACCCGATCCACCGCGCCTTGTGGCGCGGCCGGTCGTAAACGCAGGAGGGGCAGTTGCAATCCCAGTCCGGGGGCGTCGGTCCCCAGGAATCGTCAACGTGATACGTCTTCACTGGCTCCATCGTCTGGCGATGGAGTTTGCACACCTCCCATCCGCCTTCGATGAGGCGAATGGAGTAGGTTTCCGCTTCGCCCTTGCCGTCCGCCGGCCGGACGGCCAGCAGAACGGGCAAGCCGTCGATCAGCGCCGCCCGCGCCACATCGGCGGGGGCGATCAAAGTAGCGACATACCGGGGCAGATCACGAACGGTGCGGGTAGTGGCCATTGTCGGTTCTCCGGGCGGAGGGGGCGGCCGGCGGGCCGCGCTTGACTGTCCCTCCGCAAAGTTATTCGCCGATCAGCCCGGCAGATTTAAGCGATGGGGTGAGCGCTGGGGCGAAGGTGCTGCGCGTGCCGCTCGCACCACAGGAACGGGCCGTCCGCCTCGTACCCCAGGCGGCGCCCGTCGTCGCCGCCCAGGGACTGCTCTATCGTCCAGGCTAGGAAATCGTCATCCCAGCGGACCAGCTGGCAGACCCGCAGCCCGGCGGGCGGCTCGGTCAGGTCCAGACGACCGAGGTAGTCACGCGCGAGCGATTCCAGCTCGCGCGTGGTGGGGTGGGGGAGCGGGCCGGCCTGGAGCATGCGCCGCATGAACCAGGCGCCGGCGCCGTTGCCGTCGGCGTCGTACCAGTCGGCCAGCGCCCGGCGGGCGGCGCGGGCGGCCGGGTCGGTCCGCAGGATGGCGACCAGGGCGGCCGCTGTGTCGTTGTTCGTCATCGGTCAGACTCCAGAGGGAAAGGAGGGGGCGACAGGGGACCGGCCGCGGCCCGGAACCGCGGCCGGGGGAGGGGCGGGTTAGTCATGCTCGCCGAACATTTCCAGGGCGGCGCGGGCCTCGCGGAAGGCGCGTTCGGCCGCCTCGTGCGCGGCCCGTTTCTCGGCAACCTCCGCGGCCGTGTAGTCGCTCCGCCGGTTGTCGGGCCGGTCGTCCAGTTCGACCAGCACGCCGGCGCGGACGGCGCCGACGTTAACGTGCGTCTCGTAGTAACAGACCGCGTCGGAGTGGTCCGCTTTGGCGGACGTGCGGCGGGTGCCGCACCCCTTCACGACAAACCCGATGGAACACCCGCCGTAGCATTGCGGGTAGACCATCAGCGAGACACCGCCGATGCGGTCGGAGGGTATCGCCTTCGCGATGGCCGCATCCGCGGCCGCCTTGGCCTTCACGGTCAACCCGTGGTCGTTTTTCAACACCTGCTTTCCGACCAGCGGCCGGAAAGCGTCCAGCAGGATCGGCCGCAGGGCGGAGGCGACCGCGTTGGTCGTGTTGACCGTGTTCACCTTGTTTTCCAGCCGGATGATCTTCGTCATGGTCAGGACTCCCGTTGGGAGGGGCCGGCCGACGCGGCCGGTTGCCCTCCGCTGAGTTATTCGCCGGGCGGGGGGCGAGATTTACCACAGGCCGCGGGCGATTTGATACCGCGTCCGCCGCATGCCGGCGGCGGCGGCGCGGATCGCCCACTGCGCGGCGGCCGCCAGGCCGCCGCACCCCCCGGCGGCCGCCGCGTCGGCCTCCAGCTGCCAGAGCCGCCGCGGGCCGCTGAACGCGCGACGGGCGACGGCGTTCCAGTCGCCGGGCCGGCGGACGCGGTGCGCGCCCGCGGCCAACAGGACGACGGCCGCCGTGCGGAAGCCGACCGGATCGGCCGCCAGATAGGGGAGGTCGTTCGCGCACTGGTAGGCTTCGCAGCGGGTCGCGACGTTCGCCAGCACGCGGGCGGCCGCGGCGTGCGGGTCGCCGTGCTCCTCCAACAGGTCGGCCAGGGCTGCCCATGCCAGGGGTGAACGGCCGCCGCTGCGGTGCGCGTCATCCAGCAGGGCGCGGGCGGTTAGGTCGGTCGCATGGTTGAGAGTCTCCAATTGAAGGTCAGGGGAGGGGCCGGCCGATGGGGCCGGCCCGGAGGAAGGGCATCAGTCCGCGATAAGAACCGTCTGGGTAACGACCGCGTCGCCGACGGCGACGCGGAGGGTGAAGACGCGGCCCGAAGGGCCGTCCCGGTCCACCCCGCGGAGGGCGCCGAAGCGCCCGTCGGGCAGGACTACGATTGCCGGCCCGGTGGCGAACAACAGGTCGCCCATCTGGCCGCGGGTCATGGTGGAGGTGAGGTTCACGAACATGACTTATTCTCCTGTCGGAGGGGCCGGCCTGACTGGCCGGGCTTGATTGACCCTCCACCAAGTAATTCGCCTACCACCCTCCGATATTTGCGCCTTCGGACGAATCGGGGCGGCTCGGAAGGGGCCGCCCCGCGGGGCCGTCTAGTTCAGCGTCGCCAGACTGACGCGCCGTCCCTCCGCTGCGGTGAGGCGGGCGACGGTCGCCCGAAACAGGCCGTGGGCATGCCGGCCGGCGCCGTTGTCCGGCCCGTGCCAGATGATCGCCGGGCTGACGTTCCGGCCGCCGCGCTTGGCGCCGTTGCAGGCGCGGCACTGGGCGCAGGTCAACCGCTTACCGGCCTCCGCGCTGGCCGGGCAGACGAACTCACCGGGTAGCAGCGCGTCCTGTTCGTCAAGGCGGATGCGGAAGGTCCGCCACCCGGCCGCGGTCGCCGTCTCCTGCTGCGCCGGCGTGTCACAGCTGGCCATACACAGGCGGGCCAACCGCGGATCGCAGGTTCTCCATTGGTGGGTGTATCCCGTCCAGCCGGCGGCGGCGCCGGTGATGAGATGCCAGACGTGGTAGGGGACGGCCGCCGGATCGCCGTAGGCGCCCAGGCGGACGAACCGGCCCGCCAGCCAGTCCAGATGCACCGGCGGGTGAAACGCCGGGTAGGCGCCCCGTTTCGCCTTGCGGTAGATCGCAAGGGGCGCCTGCGCTACGTTGACGTAGCAGCTGGCGCCCCGGTGCGGACAGTCACCGCACACCGCGGCGTCGGCGCCCGACTTCACGGCCGCGTGCGGCACCTCGTCGCCGTCGGCGAGGATGTAAACGGCGACCATGCCGCCCGTTTTTGCGTTCTTCGACCGCCGGGCGAACCCGACGGCCACGACAACAATCGGTTCACCCGTCAGCATCGAGGGACCGCGGTACAGTACCAGCCCGTTCGGCCGCGGCCCGCGGCCGACCTTGACCGTCCGCGTGTGGCGGACGGTCTTCGTCCGCCGGACGACACGCCCGGCCTTCGTCGTCTTGACGGTCCGGGTCGTCTTGACGGTCCGGGTCGTCCGGGTGATCTTCGCCATTGTCCTGACTCCGGCGGAGGGGTCAGGACGACCGTCCCGAGCTTGCATTGCCCTCCGCAAAGTGATTCGCGACTCGCAACCCCGGATTTAGAGCGTGTGCTAGTTTAGTAGCACGATTCGGCGCGGCTCTCCGCGGCGGGGAATTTTTCGCCGCCTGGTCTTGACCCGGTCGTGTCGTCTGGAGTATCTATTCCCTCGCACTCGCACCAGGGCTGCACGGATGCGGCCGGCTATTGGGTCAACGGTCGTTCCGGGCCGGCTGTATCCTCTGGCACTGCTGCGGGTTGCCTCCTTGTTGTTGTGTCCGACGCGCGAGCGACCCGGTCCTTTCTCCTTGAGGGGCCGGGTCGTCGTGTTTTTGCACCTCTGCCCCGCGCACCTTTTCGCCCCAAATCGCGCCGCCGGTTAAATCCCCTTGTCCGGGCAGCGAATAACAGTACAATGGCACCACTCAATTAGGCCGGAGGGTGAGGCGATGCGTGTGTATGATCAGGTGCAGCGGTTTCGCACCTATGCGGACGGCGTCCCGTTCTCGCGCCGCGAGGACGGGGTGATCGTCCCCGTCGGTCTGGCTCTCAAAGGGCCGATGAGGTTCCTGGCCGATTACTCGGTCATGTCCGGCCACTTCCGCCGGTACGTTGACCGGGCGCGCGACCTGGCGCGCGAAACGCAGGCTACCTACCTCGCCTGCGCCTACGTCATGGGCACCTACGTCGCGGACGGCGTTCGCGTCTACGAGCCGTCCGCCGACGACGCGGCGGCGCTTGAGGAAATCGAGTTGAACATCCCGTTGGCGGATGTGCAGTTGCCCTTCCCGGCGTTCGCCGTCCAGATGCCGCTCGCCTTCTCTCGGCAGCGGCAGGTCACGGAAAACATATTGAACGTCAACGCACGCACCGCCGAGACGCCGAACGGCGAGGCGGTCACGTCGCCGATTCACCCGGACTTTGTGATCTTGCACCGCGCCGCCGATGTCCTTTTTGCGATGATCTACGGAACCCGGCCCGCCGACCGGGTACGCGACGGCCTTCCTGATGAAGTGATGCGATTGGTGCCGCTCGGTGCGTCGTCGATTGCCGCGCCGACCATTGAGGAGCAACTCCACCTCGCGGCGAAAGATGTCGATCTGAACATTGACGGTGTCAACCGGCAGACGACCAACAACGGGCCGTCGCTCATTATCACCGCTCTGCGGGTCGCGCTGAACGCCGTTCTACTGCTGACCAGCAACACCCGGCCGGACGCATCCCGCAACGACACCCCCGGTCGGCGGCGCCTGGTCGAGCGCCTGGCGCACGCTGAAAAACGCGGGTTCGCCGACCATGCGGCCCGGACCGCGGCCGACCTGGCCGCGCTGCCGACCTACTACACGCTTGCCCAGCAGATCACGGTACGCGCCAGTGTCGGCGACGCCGGCGCCACCGAACCGGGCGGGCCGACCGGCCGGCGGGTCCGGCCGCACTGGCGGCGGGCACACTGGCGCCGGCAACCGTGCGGGGTGGGCGGTCGCGAGCGCCGGCCGACTTTGATTCCGCACACCATGATTCACCGCGAGCAGTTCGGCGGACGGGCGGGTGATACGTCTGTCACCTACCGCACGCCGACCTAACGTCTGTCAGTCCACGGAGGACGAACGCAACATGACTTGCACCCGATCGGAGGCGACCGCGGCCGCCTCCCTTTCCCTCTGCCCGCGCTGCGGGCAATCGCTGACGTCGTACCATCACGGCCTCTGTCGCGCCTGCCGGCCGCGGCGGAAACTGGTCAAGGGCGTCATCCCCGGAACCGTGGTTGTCGCCCATGACATCGCGAAACACCAGACGCGCTCCAACGACGGCGCCGACGCCGACGCGGCCGAGCGGGCGCGGCGGGTGGAAATCTACGCGGCGCAGCTCGCCGGCGGCGCCCGCGCCATCGACTACGCGGCGGGCGGTCCGCCGCGGCACCGCGGACACGGTCCGCACCTGACCATCCTCGGCCGCCCTCTGGAGAACCTGGAACCATGCTAGACCCGAACACATCCAACCCCGCGCCCGACCCGGCCGCGCCGCCGTTGCCGACCCATTACGGATGGTATCGCCGGTGTTGCCCGAAACCCGGCCGGTGGGTCGTCCTGACCGGCGGCAGCAGTTTTCGCGAAGCCTGGAAATCCCTGGAGGACTGCTGCGGTTGGATTCGCCGCGGCGAACGGGTCGTACTCCCGCGCGGCGTGCATCCCGCTCCTGTCGAGGAGGCACCCAAGCCGTGACCCCGGAACAACGCACCCTCTGGCTGGAAGCGCGGCGTTCGGGCGTCGGCGCCTCCGACGTCCCGGCGATTTGCGGGCTGGCGCCGTGGTCGGACGCGCACCCCCTGGCGGTCTACCTCGACAAGATCGGCCAGCTTCCGCCGCGGACGGCGCCCCAGCTGCGGGCTGGTCAGCTGCTGGAACCCGTCGTCGCCCGCCTGTACGAAGAATCGGCCGGCGTCCGCCTGGTCGAACCGGACCCGCTGCCGCTCAGTCGGCACCCGGACTACCCGCACTTTTTCGCCTCACCGGACCGCTTCGTCGTCGACGCGCCCGGTGAGGCGGTGGAGATCAAGACCGCCAGTAGCGGCGAGGGGTGGGGCGCACCGGGCACCGACGAGGTGCCGCCTTACTACCTGGCTCAGGTGCAATGGCAGCTCTACTGTCTGCCGGTGCTGCGCGTGGTCCGGGTCGTCGTGCTGGTCGCCGGCAACGACCTGCGGGAGTACGCCGTCACCCCACACCCGGAACTACAAGCGGAGCTAGCCGACCGCGCCGCGGCGTTCTGGGAGCAGGTTCAGCGCCGCCAACCGCCGGCGATTGACGCGGCGCACCCGGCCGCCGGCCGCCTCCTCGATCTGCTGCATCGCCCCATCCCCGGAGTGGAGATTCAGGGCGACGACGCCACCGCGGCCGCGGTCGACTACTACCGCGACCTCGGTGGGCAAATCTCTGCCCTCCAGAAAGAGCGCGACGCCATCCGCGCCGCCCTGGTCGCCCGCATGGGCGACGCATCCACCCTCACCCTGGCCGACGGCCGCCGGGTCGTCCGGCACGTCGTCGCCGTCCGCGGCTACACGGTCGACCCGCGCGAAGAGGTACGTCTGAACGTCCGCAACCCCAAACGCTCCAAGGAGACTTCCGCCGATGACCAGTCCCAAATCGTCTAGCGTCGCCGTCCGCACCCCCCCGGCCGACGAACCGCGCGCCCTCGTCACCGCCGCGGACCTCGCCGTCGTTGAACGTCTCGATCAGACGGCCGCCCTGGTCCGCACCGACCTTGACCGAGCTACCGGCCCGATGGCCCGTTCCCTCATCATGGCGCGCGGCGTGGTCGAGATCCGCAAGCAACTCACCCCGGAGGTAATGGCCTCCATCATGCCGCTGATGAACACGCAGTTAGGCTTCAAAACGGACCGCGGCCCCGGCATGCGTGAGCAGACCCCGTACAGCGTCGATCAGGTCCGCGAGGCGTTCGCCGTCTCGCTCCTGACCGGCCTTTACCCGGTCGGGCAGGAATGGGCGATCATCAGCGGCCAGTGCTACGTCTGTTTGAACGGCTGGAAGCGCAAACTGGAACAGCTGCCCGGCGTGTCGAACATCGAGGTGGCGCCCGGCATGCCGCGTCTGGACCAGGCGACCGGCCATGCGCTGGTTGCCGTCTCCCTTCGGTGGGTCAAGGACGGCAAGCGCGACGAACTGCGCGACCACCAGGGCAAACCCGGCCGCGTGTTCACGGTGCAGGTTTTCGGCCGGCCGGCGCCCGATCAGCTGATCGGCAAAGCGAAGGCGAAGGCGTTCCGCGCCGCCTACGAACAGGCCGCCGGAATCTCCGTCGCCCTCGATGACGAGGACACCGGCGGAATCGCCGTGGCCGCCGTCGACGGGCCGGCCGCGAACGCGCTGCCGTCGCGTGCCGCCCAGCTCGCCGGCCAGCTGGGCAAAAGCGGAACCTCCCCCGGTTCCGCGGCCGATCTGCTGCGCCGGCAGTGTGCTGACCTGTTGCGCCTGCTGGCCTACGAACCGGAAGGGCAGGAGCTGGCCGCGCTTTACACCCGCGTCGGTTGTCCCGCCAACCTCGCCGACGCCGACGGCGAGCAATTGACCCGCCTCCAGGCCGCCCTTGCTGCCGAAAAAGCGGACATGGATGCCGCTTCGGCCGACGCCGACGGACGCTGATTATCCCGCGTCCCGCCCCCTGGCGTAGTCTCAGCGCCCCGGCCGGCCTTGCGCCCGCCGGGGCGCCTGTCCCCGTGGAGCCGCGCAATGAATGCCGCCTTCCATCCCCTCTGGTCTGCTGACGACTCCGTTTACCCCGAACGCACGCCGACGGAAGACCCGCCCGAACCCTGTCCGCACCTTCCGGGTACTCCCGAAAAGCTCGCCTGCCTGATCCGCCGGCATCGCCTCGGATACCGCCTCTGGCACCCCGCCGACGCCGGCACCGGAACCGCTCCCGTCCCTCCCCAGGGCAACGGCCGCCAGGCGGGCCGCCCGCACCGCTCCGCCCTGGACGGCCGCACCCGCTCCCAGTGCTGGCAGAATGAGGGCGGCGCGTACTGGGATGACCTCACCCGCGCCAGCGAGGAAGACCGCTAATGGACACCCTCTTTCCCGACGGCGGCCGCCATCGTTTGTTGATCGGCGACGCCGTGTCAATGCTCGCCCAGCTGCCCGAAACCTGCGTTCACGTCTGCTGCACCAGCCCCCCCTATTACTCGCTCCGCGACTACGGCCACGCCGGGCAAATCGGCCTTGAGAAGACGCCCGAAGAATACGTCGCCCGCCTGGTCGAGGTGTTCGCCGGCGTCCGCCGCGTGCTGCGCGATGACGGCACCCTCTGGCTGAACCTCGGCGACACCTACAACGCATTCAACGGCAACCGTGGTCGGAGCCGCTCCCTTTCCGCCGCCACTCAGGATGCCGCCATGCCTGCGCTGCCATCCGGCTACGGTTTGACGGCAAAATCACTCAAACCGAAAGACCTGCTCGGCATCCCCTGGCGCGTCGCCTTCGCGCTCCAGGCCGACGGCTGGTATCTCCGCTCCGCCGTCCCGTGGATCAAACGCAACCCCATGCCCGAATCGGCCGCCGATCGCCCCGGCGTTTCGCACGAGACTGTGTTCTTGCTCGCCAAATCGCCCGATTACTACTATGACGGGGAAGCCGTCAAGATCCCGGCCGCCCCCGATCAGCAGCGCGGCACCTCCCGCAAGCACACCCGCAACCCCGCCCACACTCCCGACCGCTGCCACAACGGCCTCGTCGCCGGAACCGACTGGTCCGAATCCCGCAACCGCCGCTCCGGTGACTGGTGGTTCGATTCGCTCGCCGCCATCCTCGCCGGCGCCTCCGGCATGCTCACCGACGACGACGGCGAACCGGCCGGATTCGCGGTCAACCTGCGCCCCTACAAGGGAGCGCATTTCGCCGTCTGGCCGCCCGAACTCGTCACCCCGATGATTCTGGCATCCACCCCCGAGACGGGCTGCTGCGCCACCTGTGGCGCGCCACGGCGGCGCCACGTCCAACGCGACCGCGTCCCCACCCGCCCCGGCCGTGACACAAAGGTCACCGTCAAGAGCGAGGACGCCAACGCCGACACCTGTGACGCCCTCGGCTGGAACCGCGCCAACGCCATCGGCAACCGTGACCCGCAACGCCACGTCACCCGCACCATTACGCTCGGATGGGAGAAAGACTGCACCTGCCCCACCGACGACACCCGGCCCGCCGTGGTCCTCGATCCCTTCGCCGGGTCAGGCACTACGGTAGCTGCCGCTTTGGCAGTCGGACGGCGAGGGATCGGTTGTGAACTCAACCCAGATTACGCAGCCCTCGCAGAGGAGCGGATCAGGTCGGTAAATCCCAGCTTCTTCTGAAAGGTTAATAGTTTCAAAAATGTCTAACTGTTTATGAGACGCCACCCTTTACTGTGCGGTTTTGACACACCCCAACGCGGAATCTGGTTGTTGCTGGCAAACCAGGCAATCCAGAACCACCGGAGCCTAGAAACATGGCAGGCGAATGGATCAAGGTCGACAAAACGCTGCTTGAGAAACCCGAAGTGCTCGCCCTGGCCGACCGGACCGGGCTGTCAGTGGGGCATGTTGTGGCAACGCTGCTCGCTTTTTGGGCATGGGCGGATGACCACACCACCGACGGGACGTTGCCGCATGTGACCCCGGAGCGCCTGGCGTTGCTGCTGGCGAAGCACCTCGGCGCCGTCACCAGTGTCGTTGGTGGCGCCACGCGTGGCGCCACCGTGGCGCCACGCGTGGCGCCACCGGCGCGCGCCACCGAAGCGCCACGCGGCGCCACGGGCGCGCCACCGCCTGACGACGTGGCGCCGCGTGGCGCCACGGAGGCGCGCCACGCCTCCGATCAACACTTAATCGCGCAAGTATTCGTTGATGCGTTAAAAGAGGTGGGATGGGTCCAATTTGACGAAAAGGGGGCAAAAGTGCCTGCCTTTGATTCCCATTTTACCCAAACCTCCAAAGAGAGGGCGCAGAAGCGCCTTCGGCAGGCGCGCTACCGCGCCACGCNNGCGCCACGCGTGGCGCCACGCGTGGCGCCACGGTGGCGCCACCGTGGCGCGCGGTGGCGCCACTAGAAGGAGAAAGAGAATATAAGAATACCCCCCTACCCCCCTGCGGGTCGGAAGGTGGCGCCACGCGTGGCGCCACGCACCCTTTCCCGGAAGAGGGGAGTAAGAATCAGGAAACAGAAAAGACGAAAACCGAGTCGCTCATTTTGCCGGTGGAGCGGTACACGGCGAGCGACCGGCCGGACCTGGCGGCGGCGGCGGGTCGTGTGGTGGAGCGCTATCATCAGCGGGTTCAGCCGGCGACGCGGGCGCATGCGGGGGGAGTGACGGCGGTGATTCGTCTCCTGGCGAACGGCGAGACGGAAGCGCAGCTCCTGGCGGCGGCGGATCGGTTCGGCGTGTTCGTGGGGGAGCAGAACCGGCGGGCGGAGATGCGGCCGTCGGCGGCCTCGTTCTTCCGGCCCGACGGGCAATGGTCGGACATGCTGGCCGCGGCGACGAAGGCGGCGGCGCCGCTGACGGCGATGGAACGGGTGATGGCGACCAACGACAGCGGGATTCAGGACGCTTACGGCAACCTCTTGGACGCCGCGGCGGGTCGGAAGCATCCGGCGGCGCGGCCGGGGTGGGGGCTGAAGCCGGACGGGTCGATGGATCTGGAATGGATGGAAGCGCGTTGCGCCCTGCCCTTGCAGCGCGCCCGGCGGAAGGGGTTGCCGCCGATCTGGCGGGGGGAGTCGGCGACGTGGGATGACGTGGTCGGGCTGATCCGCTGGGAGAACGAGAAGCCGACGGAAGAATCCATGCAGGCGGCGCGGGAGCGGATCGAGGCGCGGCAGCGGGCGCGAACCGCCGGGGGCGCGGCATGAGCGGAACCAACGGGCGGATTCCCGACGGCTGGCGGGCGGCCGACGACGCCGAACGGGCGTTGCTGGGGGGCGTGCTGGCGCGGCCGATCGCCCTGGCCGACGTGGTCCCGCTGGTTGACGCCGACGACTTCCACCCCGACGCGCATCAGCGCGTCTGGCGGGCGACGCTGGCCGTCTGGGAGGCGAACCGGCCGGTGGAGCTGGTCACGGTGGCGGAGGAACTCATCCGCCGCGGCGAGTTGGACGACATCGGCGGCGCCGGCTACCTGGCCGACATCTTTTCCGGCGGGTCGGGCGGGGATTTGACCTATTACGCGCGGCAGGTCCGCGGGTACTCCACCCTCCGCCGGCTGGCGAACGCCGGCCGCCTGGTGGTCGACCTGGCCGAGCGGCCGACGGGGCCGCCGGAAGACCAGCTGGCGGCCGCGGAGGCGGCGGTTCTCGGGGTTTCCGCGCGCCTGGAAGTTCGCCCCCTGGCGACGCTGGGCAAGCTGGCCGCGGAGATCGCCGACGCGGCCGACGTGCGCTCCACCAACCCGGACGCGCTGCGGGCGCTGAACGGCGTCGGCACCGGGCTGACCGCCCTGGACGAGATCACCGGCGGCTGGCAACCGTCGACGCTGAACCTGATCGCCGCGCGGCCGTCGATCGGCAAAACGGCGCTCGCGCTCCATCTGGTTTGCACCGCGGCGGCGGCCGGCCGCGGCGTGCTGTTCGCCTCCCTGGAACAGGCCGGGAACGAGCTGGCGGAGCGGTTCCTGGCCGCGCGGACCGGGCTGAACGCGAACATCATGCGGCGCGGTCAACCGCGCCGGGAAGAGTGCGAAATGCTGGCCGCCGCGGCCGGCGTCGCCAGCGACTGGCCGGTATGGATCGACGACGAGCCGCGGCAGACCGTGACGCACATCGCGGCCCGCGCCCGCCGTCTGGCCGCGAAGGAAACGCTCGGCCTGGTGGTCGTCGATTACCTGCAGCTGGTCGAACCCGACGACCGCAAGGCGCCGCGCCATGAGCAGGTCGGCGCCGTGTCGCGGCGCCTGAAGCAGCTCGCCCGCGAACTGCGGATTCCGCTGCTTGCCCTCGCCCAGCTGAACCGCGGGGTGGAGGACCGCGGGCCGGCCGCGCGCCCCCGCCTCTCGGACCTGCGCGAAAGCGGTTCCCTGGAACAGGACGCCGATATCGTCTGCCTGCTGCACCGGCCGCCGGACAGCCCGAAGCTGCTGGAAATCAACGTCGCCAAGCACCGAAACGGGCCGGTGGGTGAGGTGCTCGCCCACTTCGACCGCCCCACCTGCACGTTCAGCGACGCCGGACCGGCCGACGCGGGGCGGGAGGTTGCGTCACCGTTTTGACTCGCCCTGACACCTTGCACGGAGGTTCACACCTGTGGATATGTTCACCGCGGTGGAGTGTATGCGGTTGGAGGAAGCGGGATACACGAAACGGGAGATGTCGTTTTCCCGTCTCCCCCTCTGGACGTCGCCAGGTGGGGAAGAGTTGACGCACGAGGCGGCGGTCAAGCGGCTGAACGCGGCCGGAAACAGCCCCAGCGTTGCGCAGGACGGGCGCGGGCGGGACGGGTCGGGGCAAATGACGTCTTGACCCTCCGCCACGTTCTGGGGCATTTAATGCGGTGTTCCGCAAAGGGGTGCGTAATGGATAGGGTTTGCGGGACGTGTCGGTTTTACCGGCACGACTGGGGAGTCTGTGTGCGGTACGCCCCGCGGCCGGCGGTGTGGCCGTTGAGGGAATCGCCGAGGGAAGACACGGAATTGCCCTATGCGTTCTGGCCGGACGTGCTTTTTGAAGACTGGTGCGGCGAGTACCAGGCGGCATCCGGGGAAGGGGGGAAGAGTGATGGGTAGGCGTAAGGCGGTCGGCGGAATCGCGTGGCAGTGGGAGCTTTGGTTGTGGTCGGGGATGGCGGGCGCCTGGTGGCGGTGGGGGCAGTATTTGACGCGGGAGGTGGCGGAGCGGGCGGAGCGTCGCCTGGTGGAGAAGGTCGGCCTGGCCGACTATGCCCAGCTGGTGCCGGCGGGGACCGACCCGCAGACGCTGGCGCCGGTGGGGCGGATCGGGTACGAGGCGTACCGGCGGCGGTACGAGCGCGACCGGGAGAAGCGGCAGCGGTACAAGGTGGAGGCCGCCGCCGCTGACGGGCGGGAGAAGCAGGCGGTGTGAGTTGGGAAGGGAAAGGATGGGACAGGATGGGACAGGACCGGAACGGAGAGGACAGGAATGGAGCGGAAGGGAAGGGAAGGGAAGGGAGGGGAAAGGACAGGAAGGGCAGGGGTTCTTTAAGTGATCAACGAGGATAGGATCGGACGGGACGGGAAGGGAGCCGATGGGACAGGAAAGGACGGGAAGGGAACGGTCGCCCTGCTTGCAGGTAGGATTCCGTCGCGGACGGGATCGGTAAGGTTTGTCTCTCAATGGAGTGAGTTGTGACGCAGAAAATCGCGAAGGCGCGGATTGTCGGCGTGGCCGCCCTGCTGGTCCACAATCAGCAGCTGGCCGACCCGCAGAACGAGTACACCCGGCGGGTCAAGGAGTTGACGGCGCGCAAGAAGAAGACCGACGCCGACGTCGAGGAGTTGAACTGGACGGAGTGGATGGGCGGGCTGTACCTCGACGACAAGGGGCGGCCGTGCATCCCCGGCGAGGTGTTCGACGGCTGCCTGCGCTCAGGGGCGAAGCAGATCCGCCAGGGCAAGATGATGCAGTGCGGCGTCATGACCCTGGGCATGCCGCGGATCGAACACGACGGGCCGGCCGACCTCGAAAAGCTGTACGCCAACCCGCGCTACCGCGACTACCGCGGCGTGGTGGTCAGCGGCCGGCGGATCATGCGGATGCGGCCGTGCTTCCCGGTGTGGGCGCTCGACCTGCAGATCCAGTATCACCCGTCGGTGGTCGACGCGGAACAGATCGAGCGCTGGCTGGTGGACGCTGGCACGCTGTCGGGGTTGTGCGACTTCCGACCCCGCTATGGGAGGTTCACGGTGGAGTCGTTCACCGCCGGTTGATCCGTGAGGGGGTTGGACGGGACCGGAGAGGAGGGGATCGGAGCGGAAGGAGTGGGAGGGGAACGGATCGGATAGGACTGGAAAGGATGGGATAGGACTGGAAAGGATGGGATAGGAGTGGAGGGGAAAGGAAAGGCAGGGGTTTTACCTTCCACGCGATCAATGAGGATGGGAAAGGATAGGATCGGAACGGAACGGAAGGGAACGAATTGGAGCGGACCGGAAAGGTAGGGGTTCTTTAAGCGATCAATGAGGAAAGGATCGGAGGGGATTGGAAAGGACGGGAATGGAGCGGAAGGGAACGAATCGGAAAGGACGGGATTGGATTGGATGGGATGGGACTGGAGTGGATCGGATCGGAACGGAAGGGACTGGTTAGGGTTGATGGGACAAAAACCACAGGGAAGGTGACCAATGGCGAACACCCCGGAGCGGCACCCGCTCGACTTCGACGCCGTCCGCATGGGCGACTCGTGGGGGCCGGAGCGGTTGGAGTGGATGGTTGATGCTAAACGGGAATCCGCCGCCTACCAGCTGGGCGTACTGCGGCTCAAGGACCGCATCGAGCGGGAGTGCCGCGACCGCGGCAAGCTGTTCACCCTGGCGGTCGTCCGCGGGGTGTTGCGGGTGCTGACCGACGAGGAGGCGGCCCGCTACACCCAGCGGCGGGTCCGCGCCGGGTTCCGCGCCGCCCGCCGCAACCTGCACAAGCAGCTGGCCGTCGACCCGACGGAGTTGACCGACGCCCACCGCCGCGAACACGAGCGCAACCTGCTGGTCAACGGCCGGATGATCCAGGCGGCCCTGACCGAGCGGCGGCGGTTGACCGTCAGGAAGCCGCACCGGCCGACCGTCCCGCCGCTGTTCGCCCCGCCGCCGACCGGGGGGCCGTCCGCGGAGGGGTCGCCCGATGGGTGACGACAGCTGGGCGGTGGAGGTCGGCCTGGCCCTGATCTGGTGCCTGCTGATGGGGCTGATCTGGCACTTTCTGCGCGTTTAGGCGAAACGGGTTCAAATCCGGCGCCGCGGCGAGCGAAGTGGAAAAGGGGAGGGCCGCCACATGCACCGCCGGCCGACGTTTGGTAGCCTGTTCGCCGGCATCGGCGGGTTGGAGTTGGGCCTGGAGCGGGCCGGGTGGGCCTGCGCCTGGCAGGTGGAGATTCACCCCTACTGTCGGCAGGTGCTGGAGCGGCACTGGCCCGACGTGAAGAGGCACGATGACGTCCGAACCTTTCCCCCCGCCGGAACCGTCCCCGCCGACTGGCGGGTTGACCTCATCGCCGGGGGCGACCCCTGCCAGGGCAACAGCAACGCCGGCAGCATCCACAAGCGGAAGCACGACGACCTCGGCAGCGAATTCGTCCGCGTTGTTGCGGAGCTTCGGCCGCCGCTTGTTCTCCGCGAGAATCCGTACCCTCACCGGCCCGACGCTCTTTGGCCCTGGCATCGAATGCGGGCCGAGCTGGAGCGCCTTGGCTACCTTGTTGTCCCCTTCCGACTCCGGTCCTGTTGCCTTGGCGCTTGTCACCGGCGCGAGCGGGTGTGGCTGTTCGGCCACCGTGCCGACGCCGACGGCCTCGCAGACGCCGGTCAAGGACGTGGGGCGACTCTTGGAGCGGCGGGCCAGGTACAGGGAGAAGTACGGCAACAACGGGTTCGGGCTGACGCTGGCGCAGCACCTGGCGGTGCAGATGGTGCCGACGCCGATCGCCAGCGACTGGAAGGGGTCGACGGGGAAGGGCTGCCGCAAGGGGACGCTGGCGGAGCGGGCGGCGGTGACGGTTGGGCCGAACGACGGCGGCACCGTGTACCCGCACCCCGAGTATGTCGAAGCCGTCATGAGGTTCCCCACGTCATGGACCGCGTTGCCGCCCTCGGGAACGCCATCGACCCCGTCTGCGCCGAGTGGATCGGGCGAGTGATGCTGGAGTCCCTGGAGGAAACGCGATGGTTGTAGCCTGGTCCTACGGCGGCGGGGTGCAGACGGCGGCCCTCGCCGTGCTGATCCGTGAAGGGGCACTACCTCGCCCTGATATCACGGTAATGGCTGACACGGGCAGGGAGGCAACGGCGACCTGGGATTACCTGCGCGACGTGATCGCCCCGTATCTGGCCCCGGTCGGGGTGACGGTGGAGATCGCCCCGCACACCCTGGCGACGGTCGATCTGTACGCCCACAACGGGGATCTGCTGGTCCCCGCCTACACCGCCAAGGGGCGACTGCCGACGTTCTGCTCCAGCGAATGGAAGCGGGACGTGGTGCGGCGGTTCCTGCGGCAGCGCGGCGTCGAGTCGTGCGACCTGTGGCTGGGCATCTCCTGGGACGAACGCGATCGGGCCAAACCGAGCGGCAAAAGGTGGGTCAACCACGTCTTCCCGCTGCTCGACCGCCACATCACCCGCGCCGGTTGCCTGCGACTGGTGGAGGCGGCCGGGTTGCCGCCCCCCCCCCAAGTCGTCCTGCTGGATGTGCCCCCACCGGGGCGATGCCCAGTGGCGATTGCTCCGCGACCACTACCCGGAGGACTGGGCCAGGGCGTGCGCCCTCGACGCCGAGGTCCGCGAGGCCGACGAGCGGGACGGGCTGTGGCTGCACAAGTCGCGGGTGCCGCTGGCGATGGCGCCGATTGATGAGCCGCGTGACGGGCAGATGGAGTTGTTCCCGGCGAACTGCTCGTCGGGGTACTGCTGGACGTGAGAGGAACCATCCGGTGAGCGACAGCGGACGGGTAATCGGTGACTGCCGGCACAACCAACCGCCCGGCTGGTGTCCGCACTGCCTGCAGGCCGAGGTGGAGCGGTTGCAGGTTCAGCGCAACCGCCTCTTGCACCAGATGCGGCAGGCGAGCAACAGCCTGCGAGAGGTGGTCGCCGACGTGGCGGCCGGGGGGAGTGGCGTTGACCGGATACGGACGATTGCGGACATCCTGTGGAGGGACGATTGATGGCCAGTCGATTCCCCAAGTCGAACCGCGGCGAGGGGGCCGGTGGTCCCATGCAGACCGTCGGCGACCCCAACGCCCCCTCGTTTGACCCGGCGTCCAGGCTCACCGGGACGGATCGGAAGATCGTCCAGCTGCTTGGACTGCCAGACGGACAACTGGACGCCGGGGACAAGGAATTCGTCATGGACGTTTACGGCAGGGAGCGACTGACGCGCCGGCAGCACTGTCGGGTGTTCGCGATCCACTCCCGGCATTTCCCCGCCCCTTCGGAGTGAACGGGTCGTTACGACGGTCTGGGTGGAGAAGTGAGATGGGTGACGAACCACGACAGCCGCACCAGCCATTCACGCTGGCTGAATGCCAGACGGCCACGGCATGCCTGGCCGATCATATGGACTGGGTACGGGCCGCGTTCAGCGACCGTGATGAACCACAGCGTAAAGCACAGCACCTGTGCCGCGCCTGTTACTACCTGCGTGGTCACCAGGGCGGGACGATGACGACGGCCGTCTACTGCGGCGGTTGCGGCGAGGTGATGCGATTCGGCAGTACGGCCACCGACCGGCTGTGCAAGGCGTGTGCGGAGCGGTTCGGCGTCTGCTGCCGGTGCGGCGCCGACCCCCACGAGCAGCACCGGCGGGTGCTGGAGCGGAAGCGATGAAAGAGGCGGTGGTGGTGCGTGTGGTCGGCCAGATCGGCATGACCCAGGAGGTAACCCGAACCGTCGTCGCGGCGAGCATCCACGACGCCATCGCCGAGGCCGAGGCGGATATCGCCGGGGAGGCCAAGACCCACAACAAGTGGTACGCGATCAACAAGGCCGAGGTGCTGGGAGCGTGCTTCGTGACGGCGAAGGTGCTCGGGAAGGAGGTGCCTGATGGCAAATAACACCAACTTCGTGCCGGTGCCGGAGTCGAAAATCCGGGTCGGGATGCGGGTGGCGGTGGTAGATCCGCCCGACGAACACTGCGATCACGAGATCGTCTTCGGCGTGGGGGTGGTCACCTACAAGGCCGAACGTACCGAGGTGCATTTTGACGGCGGATCGGGTGGCATGTTCCCGCACCGGCTTATTTGTTACCCCAAACCTGAGAGGCACCAGTGACGAGCAACACCGTGCCGGCCCCGACACCGGCCGACCTGTCACGGAATCTGACGGCGGACCTGGCGGTTGTCGAGGCGGCGACGGCTGGGCCGTGGATGTACAAGGGGTGCCACACCAACGGGTACTGGTGGTGCGAGGCGCCATGCCCCGAATGCGTCGAATCCATCGTGTTCCGGCGGGTAATGACGGACGCCGAAATGGATGCGGCGGCGCGGGCGGCAATGGACCGGGCGAGCCGGGATGGCGGTGAGGCCGTCTGTCCGGTCGCCGAGCAGAGCATAGCGACGTGGCGAGACACAACCTCGTCGTGGAGTATGGACGGTGGTGCAGCGATCGACGAGGACCAAACCCACCTGCGGCCCCGCGACGCCCACGCCATCGCCGAGAGCCGTGAAGGATGGCCGGCGGCGATCCGCCGAGCGCTGGCGGCCGAGGCCGAGTGCGAGCGGTTGCGGTTTGGCATCGCCGAGGCTGCCGACCGGCTGCTTGCATGGTGCGACATGCCCGACGCAGACGCGACTATGCGGGCGGTATCACGGTATTTGCGCCAGCTGCTCAAGGAGGGCAACACCAATGGCTGACACTACCGACCACACCCGCCGTCTCGACGAGATCCGCGACCGCGAACAGCGGGCCAGCCCCGGTCCGTGGTCGCTCTCTCGCATCGCCGCGCACGATAGCGACGGCGAGTATTGCGGCACCGACAACTACCTGCTCGACGCCAACCGGGAGGAGATCGGCGGCCTGGACCTCGACGACGACGCCGAGTTCGCCGCCCACGCCCGTGACGACGTCCCCTTCCTCCGCGACCTCGTCGCCGCCCGCGACGGGGAGATTGCCGAACTGAAGGAGATCCTCGGCGGGTTGTGCGAGGATTCGTCGGCGGCCGAGTTGGCGCTGCGGTATCGGCGGGCGCTGGAGCGGGTCATCCATCTGCATTCCGTGCCGTTCCCCAGCTGGGGGGAGACGGCCGAGGTGATGGTCACGGTCGCCAGGGACGCGCTGGGGGAAATGAACCGGGCGTCTCCGCTGCGGCCGCTGACGCCACGGGAGGCTGAGGATGCGTACAACGCAGCCCCGGCGGTGCCGATTAGTGAGGAGCGGATCGCCGAGATCGTCCGGTACGCCACCGGGCAGGACGGGGGGGGCATGACCACCGACATGCCCTGGCGACTGTCGCACCGCGGCGCCAAGGCGGCGGTCGCCCTGGCCGACCGGCACTACTCCCGGCAGCAACCGGGTACGTCGCAATTCGTGCCGCCGGGGCGGTGCCTGGTGCTACTGGGTCACGGCATTCCGGCGCTGTGGGTGACTCTGTGGCAGCGGCCTGAGTACACCGATCACGACTGGCCCGGCGCGTGGGTGTGCAGCTTGTTCCGCAACGAGTCGCCGCAGCTATCATCCTCGCTGATCCGTCATGCCGTGGCCGCGACCCGGTGGCGATGGCCCGAGGTGCCGGAGATGGGGATGGTGACGTTCGTCGACCCCGGCAAGATACGCCGCAAAAGAGATCCGGGCAGGTGTTTTCTCAAGGCCGGTTTCACGCGGGCCGGATGGACAGGGGGGGGGTTGGTCGTTCTCCAGATGCGGCCAGAGGTGATGCCGCCCGCTGCAATTCCAGTGGGGGTGCAGGGGGTGCTGGTGGAGGATTGAGCGATGGGTGATGTGGCAGAAATGGGTGCCGCCGCGGGGATGGCGTGGGCGGACATGGCCGCCAGTGCCTATCGCGCTTACGCGGCGAGTACCGGCAACCGCAACTTTCGCGGCGAACCGATGCCGGCGTGGTCCGAGTTGCCGCTGCCGATCCGGGTGGCCTGGGAGGCGGCGGCGCGGCAGGTGGGGAGTTGCTTCGGGGTGCGGCCGGACGGCCCGCCCCCCGACGAGTCGCGCTGGCAGGGGTGGGTGCCGCCAGGAGTGCAGGATGATCTTCGTCGCTCTCAGTGAGGCGGCCGACCGCGGCCAGCTGCTGCTGGTCGAGGGCGGGCTGTGCCGCTTCCACCGCCGCCGCGACGGGGTGGTGGTGATCCGCGAACTGCTGGTCCTCCCCGCCCGGCGGCGGCAGCGCATCGGCCGCGGGCTGGTGCGGGAGGTGCTTTGCCGTGCCGGCAACCGGCCGGTGCAGGCGCGGTGCCCGGTCGCTTACGAGGCCGGCAACGCCTTCTGGAAGGCGATGGCGTTCCACCTGATGGCCGAGAAGGACGGGATCAACCTGTGGCAGCGGCCCGCCTACCCGACCTGATCTACTGCGCCGACGGCAACCCGACCTTCGCCGCCCTGGCGGTCGCGGCCGGGTGGCGGTACGGCGCCCGCCTGCCGGGCACCGTGTACCAGCCGGTCCATTTCGCCGATCAGGACTGGCGGAACCCCGACCGGGCGCGGTACATGGCCGCCCTGGCGACCCACCGCCCGGCCGTCGCCACCGTCCTCGACTGGGAGCGCGACGAGCAACTGCCCGAGGTGCTCGCCTGGGCCGAGGAGGCGGCGGCGCACGTCACCGACGCGGTGCTGCTGATCCCCAAGGTGGTCGGCGGGGTCGCTCGCCTGCCCCGAGCGATCGGCGGTCGGCGGGTGGTGCTGGCCTACAGCGTGCCGACCTCCTACGGCGGGTCGCCGATCCCCCTGTGGGAGCTGGCCGGCTGGCCGGTCCACCTGCTCGGCGGTTCCCCACAGGAGCAGATGCGGTTGTGGCACCAGCTGTCGCCCATCTGTGATGTGGTGAGCGTGGACGGTAACATGGCCGCCCAGCAGGCGCGCAAGGGGCGCACCTGGCGGCGGACGCCGGGGCGGAAGGGGCACTGGTGGCAGCTGTCTCAACTGGGCGATGATCGCTCCGAGGATGTGGACGCCGAGTGTTTCCGGCGGTCCCTGGCGGAGGTTCGGCGGGGGTGGTTGACGAAAGGGGTAAGCGATGGCTGAGTGTTCGTACCGCAACGAGGTGTTCACGACGGTCCGGCCCGAGGTGCCCGCCCACCTGGCGGGAGTCGCCGTCGACGATTTGCATCGGTGGAAGGCCGACCTGACGGCGATCATCATCTCGATCGACGCCCAGATGGTCGCCCGCAAGACGGACGCCAGCGATACGGGGTGCTGGGCCGAGTACGACACCTGGCGGCGGCGGGCCGGGTACGCCAAGGCCGGCGTCGTGCTGGACCTGGGGCGGGTCAAGCTGGAGCTGCACCGCCGCGCCCAGACCGACAAAGACCCCCGCAAGCGACTGGCCGCCCGGTTGAGCCGGTTCGCGCGGGCGGTGGCCGACTGGGCCGAGGCGCCCGCCGAGGTGCGCGCCGCCGCCCGTGACCTGATCGCCGAGGAGGGGTGAGCGATGGGTCGACGTGAGATCGAGGCGGTCACCCGGCGCACCATTCAAACCTGCGACCTGTGCGACCGCGACCTCGGGGGGATGTCGCCCGACCGCTGCGACATCTGCGGCCGCGAGGCCGGTTACTGCTGCTCGTCGTTGCGGCTGGCCTACGACGGCCGCCAGCCGGGGCGGATCGACCTGGGGTTCCGGGTCTGCCGGGACTGCGAGCAGGCCGACCAGGCGGGGGCACGCCTGGCCGCCATCCGCGACGTGGTCGGGCGGGCCGACCGGGCGGTCGACGCCCTGGTCGTCCAGTGGCGGGAGGAGTCGGCCGAGTGGCGGACCGAACGGGGCGGGAAGGGTGGCTGACGACGACGAGGCGCCCGAGTGCCCGGAATCGCGCACCCCATCGCTGTGCCGCGGCGATCAGCTGCTGGACGCCGAACGCACCCCCGAGTGGCGCATGGTCATCAAGACCTACCGCGACCTGCTCAACGACGCCTGGCAGGAGGAGCAGTCCCCCGATGCACCCGACCCTGACTGAACGCGGTTTCCAGAAGCAGGTGGTCGCCCTGGCCCGCCTGTGCGGCTGCCGCGTCGCCCACTTCCGCGCCGCACGCATCCAGCGGAAGGACGGCGGCGTCTACCACGCCACCGCCGTCGACGCCGACGCCGCCGGCTACCCCGACCTGACCATCGTCCACCCCCGGCGCGGCGTCCTCTGGGTCGAGCTGAAGGTCGGCGGCAACCGGCCGACCCCGGAACAGGACGGGTGGCTGGGGGCGCTCGCCGCCGCCGGCGGGCGGGCGGTGGTGTGGACGCCGCCCGACTGGCCGGCGATCGAGGCGTTCCTCCTCGGCGATTTGCCCTTGAGTGATGCCCCCTCCGGCGGGTAGGCTTCCGGCCTCTCCCGCTGAGGAACAGAGCGGAATGCGAAGCAGTGAACAGGCGGCCGACCTGGCCGCCCGCAACGTGCGGTTGGCGTACTCGTTCGCCCGCCGCTGCCCGCCGGTGAACGGTTGTGACCCCGAGGACGTCGCCGGCGCCGCCCTGGTCGGCCTGGTGCGGGCCGCCCAGACCTGGCAAGCCGACCGCGGCGCCTTCTCCACCTGGGCCTACGCCCACATGAAGAACGAGGTGCGGCGGTTCCGCCGCCGGCGGGTCGAGGTGCGCCACTTAGGCGACGCCGACCGGGCGGTCCCCGACCGCTCGCCCACCGACCCCGCCCCCCTGGCACGCAGGGCACGCCAGCTGCGGCGGCGGGTCGAGCGGCTGCCCGAACCGCACCGCAGCGTCGTCCTCCGCCGCCTGGAGGGCGCCAGCGTCCGCCAGCTGGCCCGCGAGCGATCGGTCGGCCGCGGCACCGTGGAACGCCTGTGGCAGGCGTCGATCCGACTCATGCGTGAGGACCGCTCGTGACCACCCCCGCCGTCAGCGAACAGCCCGCCCCGACCCCCAACGACCGCCCGGCCGTCTGGCCGCTGGTGGTCGTCGACATGCACGCCCGCGACGCCCTCGGCCGCGGCAGGTACGGCACCCCGCTGCAGCCCCACAACGGCCGCGACGCCCTCAGCGACGCCTACCAGGAGGCGCTCGATCTGGCGGTTTACCTCCGCCAGGCGCTCTACGAGCGCGACGGGAGGTGACCCGTGGCCCTGGTCGGCCCCCGCGACGGCGCCGTGCAGCGGATTCTGGAGGCGCTGGGACTGCAGCACCGCCGTGTCAGTCGGCTGGAGATCGTCATCAGCCTCGACAGGGTGGTGACGGTCACCGCCACCGTCTCCGGTCCGCTCGACGACGAGGAGGCGGACGCCCTGGCCGACAACCTGCCCGCGCTGGCCCCCGAGGTGGCGGTCGTCGGAACCATCACTCCCGAGACGCGGTTGAGTGAGGCGTTCCACGCCGTCGGCGTACCGCGGCACATAGCTGAAAGGTATGTCGGCTGTTTGGTCATGCAAGCGCACAGGGCCGGCGTGCGGACGTCGCGGCAAGCGGTCCTTGAGTTGCCCGTCCGATCACTGGCCCCTCTGCGGTACGACGCGCGCCGAAGCCCGGTCGCGGCTCGGTGGTTGCAACGGTTGCTGACCGCCGCCGGTCTGCGGCGACTCCCACGCCCGTCCGACCCGCCCGGTTAGCGTGTACCAGTCGGCCGGTTTGCTCTGGATAAACCCTCAAGGCGGTTTACAATTGCAATTGTACGGGGTTGCCCGAACCACGGACGGGCGCGCCCGGTCCTACCAGCGGGCGGTGGAGGTGAAGGTGAGCGATCTGGAGTCGATCCGCACGAACAACCCGCACCTGGCGCCTCCCCCGCCGGCCCGCCCGCTGGCCGGCGCCGTCTGGGTGTGCCGTTTGCGGGAGGTGCGGGCGAAGGCGCGGGTGTCGGTTCCCGACGTGGCCCGGAGTACCGGGCTGTCGCGGAACACGCTGTACAACATCGAGCGGGGCGGCGACCTGCTGTTGTCGACGGCGCGGCAGCTGGCCGAACTGTTCGGGGAACCGATCGAGGCGTTGTGGCGGCCTCGACCGCCGCGGCGGCAGCGGCGGTCCCGCCGGGCGAAGGGAGCGGGTGATGAGCGAGCGGACGGTGGACCGTGAACTGCTGCGGCGGTGCTACGGGTGGGTGCTGATGAGCCGCGATTGGTGCGGCGGCACCTACCGCCGGCAGGCGGACGGGCTGATCGAATCCCTCCGCGAACGGTTGCGGGCGGATGCGGAGGAACGAGTCGACCCGGCGACCGAAACCCCCGAGGGCGACGCGCTGACCGTTTGACTTTCCACCCTCACGGAGCGAGCGGTGCATCTGAAAGTTCGCTACCCGCTGGTCGGCACCCCGCAGGCGACGAGTGACCCTTGCCTGCCGACGGTCCCCGACGAGATCCGCGGGGCGGTCCGCCAGCTGGCCGAGTTCCCGCACGAGGACGCCAGCCGGCTGATGTACGCCGACGCGCTGGAGGAGTGCGGGTTCGGGGTGATGGCCGACTTCGTGCGCGGCCAGCCCCCCGAGGGGCCGGGCAAGGTTGTTACCCCGCTGGCGCCGCTGATGGTGGGCGAGTGGCAGGGGCGGCCGTTCGGGATGTGCTGCCCCGCGGGGTGCCAGAACGCCATCGTCCGCGGCGGCGTCGTCGTCGACGTGACGGCGACGATCGCCAGCTGGGCGAAGTACGGGCCGTCGCTGGTGGCCGAGCTGCCGATCCGCCGCGTCCGCCTGGCCGACCGCCGCCCGCACACGATCGGCCGGCTGGCGCTCCCCGAGCGGGAGGAGTCCCAGCTGGCCATCTGGGGGCGGGGCAACCTGCGGGGCGGCGAACCGTTCGGGGTGACCGGCCTGCCGAGCTTCGCCTTCGGTCGCCTGCGTCTGGGCAAGGCGTACAGCACCCGCGGCGAGGGGCGGCTGCGGCACTGCCGCAGCTACACCACCCTCACCTGGCACGAACCCGTCGCCCCGGCCGCGGGCCGGCCGCCGGAGACGGTCGCCGGTTGCTTCCTGGCGGTCCGCGACCGGGAACGGTGGTGGGTGCGCGCGCAGACGGCGCGGGCGGGCGACCGGGCGGAGGACGACGCCAGCCAGGCGCTGGTCGCCTGGGCGCGGCGGGCCGCCCGGATGAGCGAACTACCCGAGGAGGGCTACCTGTGGACGGTGCCGCTGGAGGCCCGCCGGGCCGATGCGAGGAGTGCCGCGGCCGGGGACACGACCCCGCCGACGCCGAGTTGAGTTGTCTGAGCTGTCACGGGCGGGGGTGGTCCCCGCCGGCGACCTTTTCCGGCGGCGGAGGGGCGTGCGGGGAACCTTCCCCCGGCGACCTCGCCGCGGTCGATCTGGATACGGAGTGAGCGATGGGCTACCCGCACGAGGAAACCGATTTCGCCCTGGCCGTCCGCCGCGAGATGGAGCGGCAGCTGGGCAAGGCGACGACCCTGGCGGTCGACCCGGCCGGCGGGCCGCCGCAGGTGAAGTTCCTGCCCGGCGAACCGCCGTTCACCGACTCCTTGCAGGTGCTCGGCGAGGTGCTCGGGGCGGCCCAGACCCTGATTCGCGGCGGCGCCCACCCGTCGCGGCGGGCGCAGGCGTTCGCCCTGGTCCAGCTGGGGGCGATCGCCGAACGCGCCTGTCGCCAGCTCAAACTGGAGGACGAGGTGCGGTGAAGATCACCGAGACGATCGAGCGGAACTGCTGTCAGCCGCAGGATCTGGTGCCTTACAGGGCGGCCTACTCCCGCTCCCACCCGTTGCCCGAGACGCTGCATTTCTGCCGGCACTGCGGCCAGTGGTGGGTGCAACCGTCGCTGTGCGGCCTGTACCAGCGGGTCACCGTCACCGACTACCGGATCGAGGTGAAGCCTTGAGCGACTGCAAGCGGTGCGGGTGCCCTGACTGCCAGCGGACCTGGCACGCCGCCTACCTGTGGGGGGTGGCCCGCCGGGCGCTGATCGGGGCCGGGTGTCCGATCGAGGACGGCTGTCACGTCCCGACGGTCCTCGACGACTGGCTGAACGCCGTGACGCTGGCGGTGCGGGACCGGCTTGCCCCGGCCGCCGGGGCGGAGGGGGACGACTCCGCCCCTCCGCCACCCCCTCCCGACCCGGAGGAGCGCCAGCACACCCTGGGGGCGGTGTGGGCGCAGATCAACCGGCGGCGGCCGCTGGCGGCGGCCGAGGCGGGCCGCTACGTCCACGTCTGGACGCGCGGCGATCCGGGGCTGCTGGGGCCGTCCTATCTGCCCCCCGAGGTGTTCCGCCAGCTGCGCGGCGGGGTGGCGTTCGTCGGCAAGGTCGACAACCTCGTGCCGCCGTCGCTGGCCTACCCCGACGAGCGGTCCGCCCTGGTCGCCGTCGGTGCCGCCCTGGAGCGGGCGGCGGCGCTCGAACGGGAGGCCGAGGCCCAGGCCGGACCGCCGCGGCGGGTGCCGGTCGCCCTCGCCCCTCTCGCTCCCCTGGAAGGCGACGAGGCGGCGACGCGGCAGCCCGTACCGCCGGGGCCGGCCGCCCTCGACACCCTGACGGTGCTGGTGTGCCCGGCCCTGCCGCCGGGCGAGGCGCGGTTGCGGCGGAGGGAGTGAGCGTGCTGCAGGTCGTCACCCTGTCGCTGGCCGACGGTTCCACCGCCCGCTTCACCGGCCCGGTGCAGCTGGGCGAGGGCGCCCGCGTCGTCGCCGTGGCGGTGACGACGCTACCCCTGCCGCCGGGTTGTCATCTGGAACCGATTCCGCTCGGGGCCGGACCGACCGCCGGCGGACCGCTGACGCCGAGCACCCTGGTGGCCTACCTGTGGGCCGAGCGCAAGCGTCGCGGCCTGACCCGCGCCGAGGGCCGCGGCGTGGGGGCGATGATTAAGATGGCCTACTGCCACCTGCCCGAGAAGTATCGCACCAACACCTTCACCCTGGCCGACATCGCCAGCCTGACCGAGCGGCAGGCGGCCCGCTCCAAGCAGGTCGGCCCGACGCTGCTCGAACAGGTCAAGCGGTTGCTGGCCGCCGCCGGACTGCGGTTCCGCGCCGAGGAGTCTCCCCCCGGATGAAAGTCATGCCCGTTTTCGTCGTCACCTTCCTCTGGAAGGACAAGAACCCGGACAGCCGGCGACTGGTCGCCGTGAACACCGCCGACGCCCTGCGCGCGGTCGCCGAGCTGGTCGAGGGGCAGCGCACCCTGTCCGGCAGCGCCTTCCCGCCCACCCGTGTGCAGGTCGAGGTGGACGGCCACATCCACCTGACCGACGCCGCCCTGATCCTGCCGTCGACCCCGGAGAAGCCATGACCCGCCTGTTCTGCCGCGCCTGTCGCCGTTTCGTCGCTCACCAGGGCGGCACCTTTGTAGCCGCCCACTTCAACGGTCGGGGCCGGCGGCCCTGTGGCGGGTCGCGGCGGCCGGGGGTGGAGGTCGAGCTGCCCGAACCGCTCGACACCCTGCCGCCGGGGGTACTCAACCTGCTGGTGGCGGTCGCCGAGCGCCGCGACCCCCTGGCCGGGTGCGACGCCAAGGCCCGCAACGCCCGCCTGGCGCTGCTGGAGATGCTCCGGTGGCGGGGGCTGCTCGACGAGGCGGGCCAGTTGACCGGCGCCGGCCGCTACGCCGCCCTGCGCCTGCGGGAGTTGACGCCGTGACCGCCGCCGACGCCCGGACCGCCCTGCCGGCCCTGTGGGCCGAGGTTCTCGACGACCCGGCCGACGAGGGGCGGTGGCTGATCTTCGCCGACGCCTGCGCGGACGCCGGCGCCGACCGCGCCGCCTGGCTGACGCGGGTCGCCCGCGACCTGTACCGCCACCGCACCACCCGGTCGCAGTGGCGTCAGGTGGTGACGGTCGACGTCGAATCGTGGACCGGACCGGCGTCGTTCAGTTTCGTCCTCAAGCACCCCGAGTGGGCGCGGTGGGCGGAGTGGCGCGGGCCGTTCCTGAGCGCCGCCGCCGTCGCCGGCCACGAGTGGCAGAGACGCGGCCGGGAGTGGGTGCGGCTCTACCCGCTGGTGCAGGTGGAGATTTACGACGCCCGCCCGCTCTTGACGCCCCAGGGGGCCGCCTACTGGTCGACCGAACCGATGCGCCTGTCGCGGCGGTTGCGCGGCCGCAACCCCTACCCGCCGACGCCGCTGCCGTCCTTCTGGTTCGACCTTTTACCCGCCGGCGACGCGGGCGGCGGCAACCCGACGGTGCGCCGCCACGTCAGCGAGACGGCCGCCCGGCGGGCGCTGTCGGCGGCCGTCCTGGCCTGGGCACGTCAGCACGCCACCGGCGAGTACGCCCGCGGCCCGTTCGCGGACGCCGCCGAGGGCATCCACCCCCGAGGGATCGACGCATGACCTTCCTCCCCGACCCGCACAACGACCGGCGGCCGACGGCCGACCCGGACCTCGAGCGAGCCCGCCTGGCCGGGACGCTGGCCCGGTTGCGGCTGATCGGCGCCGCCCTGGCCCGCGGCACCACGGTGGCCTTCGCCTACACCAACCACCGCGGCGAGTCGGCCCGCCGCGTTGTCGTCCCCCGCCTGCTCTGGTACGGCAGCACCGAGTACCACCCGACCCCCGGCTGGCTGCTCGACGCCTGGGACGTCCACAAGGGCGCCTGCCGCAGTTTCGCCGTCGACGGCATCGACGACTGGACCGACACCCCATGAGACGGCGATTCCCGCTCCCCCGCACCATGCACCCGTCGCTGCCGTGCCGCGTCTCCGTCCAGCACGAACACGCCGGCCGCTGGCCGCGCCGCGGGGCGCCGTGGCAGGAACTGCGGTTCAGCCTCGCCGGCGGCGAACTGCACACCTGCGGCGGGCCGTTCGACCTGCTCGACCTGCTGCTGGGCAGTTACGAGCGGGAACGCGCCGGCCACCCGCTCACCACCGCCATCCGCATGGCGGTCACCTGCTACGGCCCGCCCGAACCCGACGGGCCGGCCGGCCGGCGTCGCCAGCACCGCAAGTTGCACCTGGGGATGCCGCCCGACTACCGCTTCGACGCCGCCAGCGGCGAGCGGGTGGACGAGTGGGTCGGCTGGGCCTGGGGTCTGGCCGCCGGTTTTTCCTATTAAATCCCGCCCCGCCGCCGACGAATGGCTTACGGGGGGGCAACCAGGCCGCCCTGGCCGACCCGTTTTCCCCCCGCCGGGAAGAGTCGCCTCGCGCACGGGCACGCCGCTTGCATCCTTCCGAGCGACCTGAACCGGAAAGGGGTGCGTCATGGTAAGCGTGTGGTTGCGGCGCCTGGCGGGCGGTTTGTGGCTGACGGCGACCGCCGTCGGCGGCGGCGAGATGGCCTGGTTGGCGTCCTGCCTGGGCGCCGCGGCGATGGGGCTGTACGCCCTCACCCGCCCGCCCGACCCGGATCGTTGACGTGTTCCCTATCACCCGCTGGAGTCGTTCCCGTGACCCACACCTACCAGATCGTCGGCGCCGGTCCCGACGGTTACCGCGCCGCCCTGGAAGAGTCCTTCGCCCGCCTGGGCTGGCGGCCGGTCCCGACGGACGGCCGCCCGGACGTCGCCCTGCTGCTCACCCAGGCCGGCCGCCAGGCGACCAAGATGGACTGGTTCGCCGCCGGCGTCCTTCGCGGCCGCGGCGTGCCGCTGCTGGTGGTCGGCGATCGCCACCGCCTGGGTGTTCGCCAGGAGGTCGGCCGCCAGGGCGGGTGGCCGGTCGAGGAGATGCGGCCCGACGAGCTTCCCGACGCCCTGGCCCGTCTGGGTCTGCTGCCCCAAGTGGACAGTCAACCGGCGGGCGTTTCTTGAAGAACGGGCAAGGGAACGCCCTTGCCCGTTCCCCTCCCACCCTTTGCTGGAGTTGTGCCATGTCCGAGATGCCCGCGATGGAAGCCGGTTGCGACCAGGACGACCGCGGCGAGCGGTTCGCCAGTTTCTGCACGGACCAGTTCATCCACGTCATCAACCGGATGGTCGCCGAGGCCGCCCTGATGGCCACCGACGCCCTCACCACCGACGACCCGGCCGAACTGCGCAAGATCGTCCAGACGATCGCCCGGCGGGTCAACCAGCTTCGCAACAAGGCCGTCGACGCGATGACCGCCGAGCACGACCGCCTCTACCCCGAGGACGCGATCGCCCGGTAGCCGGCGGGACGCCGCGCCAGGATGGGACGGGCGGACGATTGGTCGTCCGCCCGTCCGCCGTGCTAGGGTGCCCGGCGGTGCCCCCGTCCCGCCGGAGAACCGCGATGGAACCCGCCGAGCTGGCCGCCTTCCGATCCTCGTTGCCGCCGCCGCCGGTCGACGCCGACACCCCGGCCGGCCGCGCCGCCGGGCACATCCGCGGCCTGGCCGTCGAGGTCGCCCGCGAGTTGCTGCGGTTGCTTCCCGCCGGCGCGGCCGGCGACGCCCTGGAGATGCTGGGCGGGGTGGTGACCGCCTGCGACGCCGCCCTGTGCCCGTCGTCCGCCGGGGAGGAGGGGGCGCCCGCATGAAGCGGATGCTGGCCTCTCTGGTGGTGCTGGTGCCGGCGGCGGCGCCGCCGGCGGACACCCGCGAACAGATCGACTCCGGGCTGGCGTCGCTGGTGGACCTGCTGCGCGAACACCTCGGCGACAACCTGCGCCTGGAGACGCACGCCGTCTGCCCGGTCCGCTCCGGCTGCCGCGGCCAGGTCGCCTACCACCTGTCGATGGCCGCCCGCGGCGGCGGCCGCGTCCGCCCGCCCGCCACCCCGTTCGCGGCGCTGGCTCCGTCCGCTAACTGAAGGGGGCACCATGAGGGGGGGGAACCGGGCGAGACAGAGGCGCGCCAAGGCGGTTTTCGAGGAGGCGATCCAGCAGCGGCAGGCGACCGCCCTGCGGCTCCAGGGGTTGAGCATCCGCGAGATCGCCAAGCAGATGGGACTGCCCTCGGCGCGGGTCGGCCGCCTGCTCAAGAAGCTGGAGGCCAAGCAGGAGGCGCGGGCCGACCGCAACCTGACCAAGTGGCGAGCCGAGACGCTGGCCAAGCTGGACGTGCTGGAGCAAACCTGCTGGGAGCAGTGGCGCCTCTCCTGCGAGGCGGCGGACCAGCCGCCCGAACCGCCCCCCGAAGGGGCGCCCCGCCCCGTCGGCCGGCCGCCCGGCCGCGGCCAGGGCGAGTGGCTCGACCGCATCGCCTCGATCCTCGACCGCCGCGCCAAGTTGCTCGGCATGGACAAGACGCCGCCGTCGATCACCGTCAACACGGTGACGGTGATCGGCGGGTTCGACGAGTCGCTGGCCCTGGGGTTGCGCCAGCCCGGCGACGCCCCGCCGCCGTTCATCCTCGACGTGCAGGCGGTCCCCGCCGAGCTGGACCCCGCCCCACCCGTTGACCCGCCGCCGCCCGCGGGGGAGGGCGCTGTCGATGGCTGACGTCGTCGGCGCCCGCCGCCTGCTGCTGCGCGGCGACAACCTGCGTCTGTTCTACGCCCAAGACCCCGAGGTTCTCCTGGCAGGCCCTGCAGGCACCGGCAAATCGGTCGCCTGCCTGTCCAAGATCCACTTCCTGGCCGACCGGGTGCCTGGACTGCGGGCGCTGATCGCCCGCAAGACGCGGGAGTCGGTCACCGAGTCGGCGCTGGTCACCTTTGAGGAACGGGTGGTCGCCCCCGAACACCCGATCCTGGCGGCCGGCGGCAGCCGCCGCATGCGCCAGGCGTACCACTACCCCAACGGGGCCACGGTGGTGGTCGGCGGGCTGGACAAACCGTCGAAGATCATGTCGACCGAGTACGACGTGATCTACATTCAGGAGGCGACCGAGGTCGGCGAGAACGAGTGGGAGGCGCTGACCACCCGTCTGCGCAACGGCGCCCTGCCCTACCAGCAGCTGATGGCCGACTGCAACCCGGAGGCGCCGACCCACTGGCTCAAGCGCCGCTGCGACTCCGGCAGCTGCCGGATGCTGCTCAGTCGCCACGAGGACAACCCGTCGCTGTTCACCCCGGACGGCCGCCGCACCGCCGTCGGCCGCGGCTACCTGGCCAAGCTGGACGCCCTCACCGGCGCCCGCTACTGGCGGTTGCGGCACGGCCGCTGGGTGCAGGCCGAGGGCGTCGTCTACCCGGAGTGGAACCCGTCCGTCCACCTCGTCCCGTTCGACAGCCCGCCGCTCGACTGGCCGCGCTACTGGTCGATCGACTTCGGGTTCACCAACCCGTTCTGCTGGCTCTGCGCCGCCCGCGACCCCGACGGCCGGCTGTACGTCTACCGCCAGATGTACCACACCCGCCGCCTCGTCGAGGACCACGCCCGCCAGATCCTGCGGACCGTCCGCGCCGAGGCCGAACACTACGCGCGAGCCTCGCGCGTGCCGGTCGAGGCGGCTCTGGAGCGGCTCCGGCCGCACGCGGTCGTCTGCGACCACGACGCCGAGGGCCGCAGCACCCTGGAACGGCACCTCAACCTGGGCACGCGGCCGGCGATCAAGAACATCAAGGCCGGCATCGAGGCGGTCAAGTCGCGGTTGCGGCCGGCGGAGGACGGCCTGCCGCGGTTGACGGTCTGCCGCGACTGCCTGCTGGAACGCGACGTCGAGCTGGCCGACGCCAAGCGGCCCTGCCGGCTGGAGGAGGAGATCGACAGCTACGTCTGGCGGCCCGCCGAGGACGGCAAGGACGAACCCGTCGACGACAACAACCACGCCCTCGACGCGCTCCGCTATCTGGTCGCCCACTTCGACCTGCCGCAGGGCCAGGTCGAGGTGGCCACCACCGTCGACGTGCCGCCGCGGACCGGCCTTGACCCGGCCGACTCCCCCCGGTTACGTTTCGGCGACCAGACCCGACCCAGCCGCCTGTTCGGCCGCTAACGGAGGCCCTCCGATGCCCCGCAGCAAACGCCACGTCGTTTTCCCGGCCGACCCGCCGCCGGTCGTCCCGCTGCCGCCCCGCCTGGCGGCCGAACCGCCGCCGCCGCCGGTCGCCGAGTACGAGCGGTCGGCGGTCCGCGACGACGACGACGACGGGTTCCGCCGCGAGGCGGCCGCCCGCACCGCGGCCGGGTGGCGCCTGGTCGCCGTCCACGCCGGCACCCGTTTCGTGCCCGGCGAGGGCACCGCCCGCGTCGCCCTGCTGTACTGGGAACGCACCCCTCCCCCCACCGGATCGACGCCATGATCGCCGCCTGCCTGAGCCTGTTCGGCCTGATCGTCACCCTGGCGGTGCTGTTCGCCCGCCTCCGCGCCCTGGAGGCGGAACAGCGGCACGCCGCCGCCCGCACCACCGGCGTCATCATCGAGGGCAACCTGCTGGCCGCCCACGTCCGCACCCTCCAGGGGCGGCTGGACAGCCTGGAAGGTTCGCCCGTCGCCCGCAACGGAGTCTGCCATGACCAGTGAGTCCACCTGCCAGGGCTGCGGCAACTGGCACCGCCTGCCGCCCGACCCGACCAACCTGGCCGCCCCGCGCTTGGGCGAGTGCCGCCTGGCGCCGCAGCACCTGGCGATCCCGTCCGCGACCGGGGACGGCCGCGTCGCCCTCACCGTGCAACCGTTCTATGTGCAGCTGCCCGCCGACTGGCCGGCCTGCGCCGGCCACCGGCCCCGCCCGGACGGCCAGCCCGAGCAACTGAGCGGCATCCTGCGGCCGCGGGGGGGCAACTGATGCACCCCCTGCTGACCGTCGCCCTGTTCACCCTCATCGCCGCGGCCGCCGTCGCCGCCGGGCGGGCGATGGTCCGCTACGTCGGCCCGCGCCCGCCCGACCCGTGGGCGATCCTCGACGCCCTGCACGCCCTGGCCGACCGCGTCGACGCCCTCGAAACCGCCGGCGCCCTGCGCGCCGGCGCCGGGGAAGCGCTGGGCGCCCGCGTCGACACCCTGAGCGACGCCCTGCGCGACGCCGGCGAGCGGTGGAAGGTGCTGGTGGCCGCCGTCGACGCCGAGGCGGCCGGCCGCGTCGCCGCCGTGGAGGCGGTCCGCGACGAGTTGCGCGCCGTCACCGGCGACCACGCCGGCCGACTGGGCGAGCTGGAGCGGTCCCTGCGGGTCGTCCCCGAGGTTAACCGCCGCCGGGCGGCCGTCATCCGGCAGCTGGCCGACCTGTTCTTCCCCCTTAGCGACAAGGAAAAGGCATGAACCCCCTGGTACAGGTGCAGGCGATGCTGGTGGTGCTGGCGGTGGCCCTGGTGGTGGTGGCGGTGATCCTCTTACGCCGCCTGGACCGTCTGGGCCGCCTGCTGGCCGCCGCCGACCGCGCCGCCGGTCAGGCGCTGGCCGAAACCGCCGAACTGTCCCTCCGCCTCAAGCAGGCGCACGCCGCCCTCCAGGGCGGTATCGACCACCTGGGACGTCAGCGTACCGCCGACGCCGGCCAGCTCGACCTGGCCCGCACCGGCGTCGGCGCCCTGCGATTGATGGTCGAGGGGCAGGCCGGGGCGCTGGACGAACACCGCCGGCGGGTCGACGGCATCGAGCGTGACGCCGTCGCCGCCTTCGACGCCCTGCGTTTGACGGTCGACAAGAACGCCGAGGCGGCGAAGCGGGAGTGTGGGTGTATCAGCCTCACGGCCAGCGAGGCGAAGACCCGCCTGACCGAGCTGGAGCGCCTGCTGGCCAACGAGGGCGGGTGGCGGTCGGAGGTCAACGAGCGCCTGGAACTGCTGCGCTGCACCAACGACAACTTCACCGCCTGGCTGAAGAACCTGCAGGAGCAGCTGACGGTCGCCCAGGCGGCTGCCGGTCAGGCCCAGCAGAAGGCGGCGGCGGCCGACGGCGTCGCCGCCCTGGCCGGCAAGACCGCCGCCCGCCTGGAGCGGGTCGACGGGTCGGCGCAGAGCCTCTACACCCACCTGCAAACGATCACCAACCGGGCGAACGCCCTGGAGGCGAGGGTGGCCGAGTTGGAGGACGCCGGAAAGGGGGGCGGCGGCGGCCTGGCCGATCAGATCAAGGCCCTGCACGAACACCTGCAACAGGTGCAGGTCGCCCAGGCGAGCGGCGAGCGCGAGCTGTCGCGGCTCACCTCGGGGCTGTACGCCCTCATCAACCGCCTCGGCGGCGCCGGCGCCGAGGCGCGCAACGCCCTGGAGGGGCGCGAGTGATTTGCCGCGCGGGCGGCGGGCGGGGAGCATGGCGGGCTGACGCAACCTCCGCCCTGCGAGGCCGCCGATGGATCACAGCCCCCTGAACGGCCGCCCCGTCCTGCTCGACCAGCACGGGCGGCCGATGCGGAAACCCGACGGCGACGGCCGCCCCGCGGGCATCGCCCTGCCGCACGGGTGGACGTTCATCTCTCGGTACAGCGGTGCCTCGTACACCTACTGGCACCACTTCTTCGACGAGGCGCTCCGGCACGCCCGCGAGGACGCCGAGGCGATGCGCCGCGACAGCTACCTGATGTCGCTGGTGCAGGAGCGGCAGATGGCGGTCACCGGGCTGAACTGGCATCTGGAGGTGCCCGACGAGAAGGACCGCCACCAGATGCGCGTCAAGGACGGGCTGACCAAGCTCATCAAGGGAATCCCGTTCCTGCGGCGGATGCTGGTGTGGTGGTCCGAGGCGCTGTGGTACGGCAAGTACGCGGTGCAGGTCGAGTACGCCTGGACGACGTTCACCGAGGAGGTGACCGCCGCCCGCCCGCAGGCGCCGCCGGCCCCGCCCGGCATGCCGCCGGGGCAACCGCCGGCCCCGCCCGCGGGGGACGCCAAGGAGAAACCCCGCCGCGCCCGCCGCCGCGGCCTGACGGTGGCCAGCGCCTGGCCGGTCAACGGCGACAAGATCGGCCACCAGTACGACCACACCCCTTATGTGCTGGTCAACGGGGCGATGGCCGCCGACCTGCCCAACGCCGAGATCATCACCACCCCGCTGGGCATGGCCCTGTCGCTGCGCGGCAGCTGGCGGGAGCGGTTCCTGATCCACAAGCACATGCAGGAGGACCGCGACTACTTCGCCAGCGACCAGGCCGAGGCCGTCCACGGCGTCGGCATCCGCAGCCTGGCGTTCTGGAACTACTTCCTGCGGATGCAGTGGCTGTCCAACATCACCGACTTCTTCGACCGCGTCGGCCTGGGTCTGACCCTGTGGAAGTACCCGCAGGGCGACCCGGTCGCCCGCGCCGCCGCCGAGAAGGCGGCCCTGGAACAGCAGAGTCGCGCCAACCTGCTGGTGCCGGTCCCCGAGGGGTTGAGCGGCAAGGGGCAGGGTGCGGTTGAGCGGATCGAGGTGCCGACCAGCGGCGCCGACGCCCTGGGCAAGCTGGTCGAGATGATCGACCGCTATCTGGAACGCTACATCGTCGGCCAGGAGGGGTCGAGCAAGGGGTCGTCGAGCGGGCTGGGCAACGAGGCCAGCGCCGAATTTCAGAAGGACACCAAGACCAAGATCGCCATGCAGGATGCCGCCTTCCTGGCCGAGACGATCAGCGGGTCCGAACGCGAACCGGGGCTGGTCAACACCCTGCAGCGCTACACCTACTCGTGGGCCGACTTCCCCGTCTCGTTCATCTTCGACGTCGAGCGCGGCGAGAGCGAGAAGAAGTTGGCGGCCGCCAAGTCGCTGGTCGACATGGGGCTGAAGGTGAAGGCCGACGAGGTCCGGGCCGCCGGCGGTTTCAGCAAACCGGCCGACGGCGACGAGCTGGTCCAACCGCCGACGCCGCCGGGGATGCCGGGCGGCGGCGGCGAGAATCCCCTTGCCGCCCTTCTGGGAGGGGGCGGCAACGGTCCGCCGGGAGGCGGACCGGGCGGCGGCGGATCGGGAGAGCCGCCGCCGCCGGGGGGTGGCCCACCCGCCCCCGCGGGGCCGGCGGGCGGCGGCGGTGCGGGCGAGGGGGGCGATCTGCTCCAGGCACTCCGCGCCTCGCGACGGGGCGCGGCCGTCCGCTACCGCCGCCTCCGCCGCCTGGTCGACGCCCTGCAGGAGGCCGGCCAGACCGACCTGGCCCGCGCCGTCGTCCGCGAGTATCGCGCCCGCACCGGAGGCCGCCGATGACCGACCCCGCCGCCGCCCTGCTGGTCGACGCCCTGCTCGCCGGCGCCCGGCCGTCGCCCGAACTGATCGCGGCCGCCGCCGCCATCGGCCGCCGGCCGCGGCCGCATCGGCGCGGCCGGACGACGCCGCCCGACCCGGTCCGGCAGACGCTCGACCCGGTCCGGCAGACGCTCGACCTGATGCGGACCGCCGCCGCCGGCGACGCCAACCCGGCCGCCGTGGACGCCGCCGCCGCCGTGGCGGCGACCGTCACCGCCGCCGAACTGACGCGCGCCCGCGACGCCCTCGGCCGTCCCGCCGGCGGGTACGCCGACGCCGCCGACGGCCTAACCGCCGTCCTGTGCCGCTACGACCCGACCGCCGCCGACGACGGGGTCGGCCTGGTCGACGCCCCGCTGTTCTACGCCGCCGACCGCTGGGAACCGTTCGCCGGCCCGCGCGGCGGCAAGGGCTGGCGCGACCGGCAGACCGGGAAGGTGATCTACGGCGAACGGCCGGGCACCGGCGAGCGGGTGGCCGTACCGGCCCCGGCCGCCCCATCGGCGCCCACCGCCGCCCCGGCGGCGGCCGTCGGCGAGGTGCTCGCCGACCTCAACCGTGCCGACGTCACCGACGAGCACGTCGCCGCCGTCACCCGCACCCTGGCGGCACTGCCCAAGGCTCAACTGCACGCCCTGCGGTCCCAGCTGGGGTTGCCCGAGAAGGGGTTGAAGGGTGCCACCAGGGACCGCCTGGTGGCGCGCCTGATCGCCCACGCCCGCGGCGAACCGGCCGGCGGCGGCAGCGTCGAGGATCTGGCCCGCCAGGTGTCTGCCGCCCGCCGCGGCGAGGAGGTCGACGCTCCGGCGGTCGCCCGCCGCCTGGAAGCGCTCACTCTGGCCGACCTGCGTGCCCTTCGCGACCGCATCGGCGGGGCCGCCGGCGGTCGTAGCAGGGCCGACGTCTCCACCCGCATTCTGGCCGCCCTGCACCGGCGGGACGCGGGCGCCGCCCCTGGGCGCCGCCCCGTCGACCCTCGCCAGATGACCATCGACTGGGGGGCGCTGGCGGCCACACCGACCCCGGAACCGGCAACCGAGCAACCCGCCCCGGTGTCACCGGCACCGCCGCCCCCGCCATCCACCCCGGACGCCCCACGGCTTAACCTGTCCGGCCTGACTCCTGGCACCCCTGAACCTGTGGAAAACCTGCGTGCCAGGGCGGGTCTGTCCAAGCAGGAGTTCGACCGGGCGGTGCTTGCCGCCGCCGACCGCGGCGAGGTGGTTTTGCACCAGCACAACGCCCCGGCATCGCTCACCCCCGAGCAGCGCGACCATCTGGTTGCCGATCCGAGCGGAAAGAGTTTCTACGGGTACGTCGCCCTCCCCGAAAAGTCCAGGGAGAACCCGGCCAGCGGTGGCGACGACGTCGACATCCCCGAGTACCCAGCCGACGTGTACGCCCTGTCGGACGCCCAGCGGGCGTCCGTGGCCCGCAAGTTGGGGCTGCCGACCGACGCCGACGAGCGGACGGTGGCGATGGCGATCGCCGACCGGCAGGAGCAGGAAGAGTCCCCGCCGGCAGCGAAACCGTCCAACTCCTCGCCGCAGTATGACGTCTCGCGGTCGGAGTACGACGGCAAGACGCAGTTGATCTTCAAACATGGCGGCAAGGAGGTCGGCGAAATCGCCGCCGTCACCCGCCCCGACGGCAACTGGGAGGTGTCCAACGTACTCGTGTGGCCGGGTTTCCAGCGGCAGGGCCACGGCACCGCCTTCTACCGGCGACTGGCCGACGAGGCGCACCGGCAGGGGAAACGGTTGTTCATTTCCAACGACCGCACCGACGACGCCAAGGCGTTGCACGCCCAGGCGGAGCGGGCCGGTTGGCTCAAACCGACCGGCGAGGTCGCCTTCCCGACCAACCCGCCGCCCGCACCGCCCGCGGCCGCACCACCAGCCCCCGAGGAACCCGAGGACGCGGCGACCGTGCGCAAGCGCGAACGTGAGCGGTGGACCGGCCAGCTGGACCGCATCGGCGTCGGCGACTCCGGGTACGTCGGCGGGGTGTTCGTCCGCCGCACCGGACCCGAGCAGTGGCGGGCCGAAACCGACCGCGGGTTCGTCCAGGGCGACGCCGAGCGGTTGCTCCAGCATGTGGCGCGCACCCGCCAGGACACGGGGCTGTACGGGCGCCAGCTGAAGGAGGCGCTGGCCCGCTTCAAGAGCGCCCCCAGGGACGCCACGCCGGGCGGCGGCGGACTGTTCGGCGGCGACGACCTCAAGGCCCAGCAGGGGTTCGCCCGCCTGCCCCAGGGGGCGGCGGTCGCCATCACCGAGGGCGGTTACCGGGGACGGGTGGGGCGAATCGTCCGCGAAGAGACGGCGCCGGGCCGCTACCGCGTCCTCGTCCGCCCCGAGGGGTCGGGCGAGGCGGTCCCCATCCACCACGGGTCGGTCGAACCGCTCGACCCGAAACTCAGCTGGCGGGTCGACCGCGGCCGGGAACCGCCGCCGGCCCGGCAGAACAAGCTGTTCGCCCGCGGCGACTCCCTCCCCTACCTCCGCCAGGCCCGCCGGGCGCTGGCCGCCGGCGATCGGGCCGGCGCCCGCCTCTACCTTCGCCAGGCGATCCGCTACGGCGCCCGCCGCGCCCCCAAGGGGGGGGTGACCGTCGCCGGGACGTTCTACCCCGGCGGCCGGTTCATCCCCGGCGAGGCGATCGCCGCCGCGTCGCCGGCCGAACGGGCCGCCCTCGGCGGCGAGCGGGTCGAGGCGCCCCGCCGCGCCCGCCCGGCGGCCGGCCAGATGGACCTGTTCGGCGGCGGCGGACCGGCCGCCGAACCGCCGCCCGTCCCCGCCCCGCCCCCACCTCCGCCGCCGGCGGCGGCCAAACAGCCGCCGTCCCGCAAGGGCGGCAAGGTGCGGCCGCTCGACCTGCCGGGGCTGTTCGACCCGCCGCCGGCCGCGTCCGTCTCCGGGGCGGCGGCCCCGCCCGCGCCGCCCCCGAAACCGTCGCCCGCTCCGCCCCCCCCGCCCGAATCCGAGCGGCCCGCGTCGCCCCCGCCGCCGACGCCCGGTTACAGCGGCACCGACACCCTGGGCCGCCGCTGGGAGGGCGGGCGGCTGACCGGCGGCCCGACCGCCGACGACCTGCCGCCCGACGGCCCGCGACCGGCGGACCCCCTGTTCGCCGGGCGGCCGACCGTCCGCCAGGTGTTCGGCATCGACCCGCCCTCCGCCGAGGTGATCGGCGCCTTGGCGATGGCCGGGGTGAAGTTCAACACCCCCGCGGGCACCCCGCTCCAGATCGGTTTCTTCAAGCGGATGATCGGCGTTGCCGACGCCTTGATGGAAGACGGGTTCATCGAACAGGACGAGCAGGGGTATCGGCTGACCAAGCAAGGCGCCCTGGCGATGTCGGTCGGGGTCTTGACTGCGGCGGCCAACCAGGGGGGGGGCACGCCCGAACACAAGGACAGCCTGCCGCCGTTCGACGACTCCGAGAAGTCCTTGCAAGCGTGGGCGACTTTGTGGAGCGCCGCCGATGGGGCGACGCGCCAGCAGATCCTCGACACCACCGGGCTGGTGGTCCCCGTCGACGCCCCCTACAAGGTGTTCCTTGCCCAGATGGCCAACCGCCGCGAACAGGCCAAGTCCACCCAGTCCGTCCGCCGTCTGGTCCGCACCGATCCCGAACTGGTCGCACTGGCGGACCGGATCGCGGCCAGCGGCGCCGAGTCGGCCGAGTTAGAGGATGCCGCGGCGAAGGTGGAGGGGGCGATGGGGGAACTGTGCAACACCTACCTGAAGGCCGAGCGAGCGGGCGACCAGTCGACGATGGCGGTGGCCAGGGCGGCGATTGGGGTGGCTGAGCAGCAGATGCGCACGACTACTGCGATGGTCGAGGCCGCGCGCGAACGGCAGCGTGCCACCCTACGCGACGCCATCCGCGAACTGGTGCCGCCGATCCGCCAGATGCAGCTGCGGCCGGACGCCGGGGCGTTTACCGGCGACCCCCGCCCCCTGCGGGCCGCCTGCAAGTTCCTCGACGGTTTGTTCGCCGCCGAGGTGGCCGCCGGCACTCGCCCTCGTCACGCCTTCCGGGTGGAGAACGTCGCCCAGGACCGGGCCAACTGCAACGCCGCGGGTGACGAGATCCGCCTGGAGGCGTCGTCGTCCACGCGCACCGTGGTTCACGAGATCGGCCACACCCTGGAACTGCGCCACCCGTCAGTGCTGCGGGCAGCCCGCCGGTTCGTCGCCGAACGCTGCGGCGACGAACCGCCGCGGCCGATGAAGGACATCAACCCGCTGCTGGGATATCGCGACGACGAGTACGGTCGCAGCGACGACTTCGGACGCCTGCACGGTGATGGCCCCGACGGGCGGGTCAACGCCGCCTACTCGGGCAAGTTGTATCTAACCGGCGGCACCGAGATCGTCTCAATGGGGCTGGAACACCTGTACCACCGGCCGGCCCAGTTCGCCCGCCGCGACCCCGAATACTTCGCCTTCATGGTCGGCGTGCTGACCGGCCGCGCCCGCCTGACGGAGGACTGACCCGTGCGTGCCCGTGTCGTCTACCCCGACCGCTCCGTGCTAACCCTGACCGATGACTACCGCTGGGAAGCCCAGGGCGGCACCGCCGGGGTGTTCGCCGGCCTGGCCGACGCTCTGACCGCCGCCAACCCGCCCTCGCCGGCGCACGGTTATCCCGGCCGTTTGCTGGCGCTCAAAGTGGCGGCGGCCACCGGCGGCCGCGCCCAGGCGCCGCCGCTGCCGCCGTCCGCCCTGGCTGGGCGTGACGGGCCGGACTAGGCGATCCCCATTTGCCGCCCGCCCGCCCGCCGTGCCACCCTGACCGGCTGTTCCCGACCCCCGCCGAGGCCGACCGATGCCGAACCTGCAAGCTGCCAAGCTGGAAGCGATCCTTCGCGTCATGCTCGACGCCGACAGCGACGAGGAGTTGCACCGGGCACGCCGCCAGGCGGCCCGGATCGCCGCCCTCGACGACGGCGAGATCGAGTCCCTGCTCGCCGAGTACGGCGAGTCGCCCCACGACGACGCCCCGGAGCGGTACGACGACGCCGGCGACCCGCGCGACACCCGCGTCGTCCGCCACCTGCGGGAACCGGCCGCCGCCCGCCGCCACGCCCGCGACGGGGAGGCCGACGACGACGACGGCGGCGAGTTGGCCCGCTTTTACGCCGCTCTGTTCAACGCCTACGAGGCCGGCGTCGACGGCGTCGCCGGACGCGAGGTGGCCGACGACGAGTACCACCGGGCGATCGACGAGTTGCACCCGCTCGGCTGGTCGCTCGATCGCAGCGACACCGGCGAGTGGGTGACCCTGCCGCTCGACGCCCTGGAGGTGGAGAGCGACCGCCCCGCCGCCCACCTCCGCCGCGGCATCGCCTACCACTACGCTGCCCAGCGGGCGCCGGCCGGCGAGAAGACGGTCATCAACGGCAAGACCTACAAGGGGGGCCAGTTCATCCCGTCCAGGGAGTTGGCCAAGGCCGACCCGGCCACCCGCGCGCGGGTCGAGAAGGCCAGCGAGGAGAACGCCGCGGCCACCAGTCGGCGCCGCTCCGAGCGGGGCACCGTCACCCGTGACGACCTCGAAAAGCGCCTGGCCGCGCACGCCGGCACCCTGTCCGACCGGGACAAGAAGTCGGTCGCCGCCAGCTGGCGGGCGATCGCCGCCTACCACGGCGGCGACGCCCTGCACCGCCTGCACGAGCTGGCCGACCTGGCCGAGGGCGGCCTGAAACGCCTGGAGGGCAAGACCGACCGCCGCAGCGAGCAGAGTCGCTACTGGCTGCGCCGCTCGCTCACCAAGTTGCAGGCGATGATGGCCCACGCCAAGGAGGCCGGCGTCGAGAAGACCGGCGACCGCCCGGCCGGCAAGAACCAGCCCCCCGAGGGGCGCCCCGGCGACGTCTACAACGTCGACCCGCAAGACCTGATCGTCGACCCCGCCCGCTTCCAGTTCAAGCTCAAGGTGAACAAGCAGGGGGTGACCGACGAGCTGCTCGGCGTCCGCAAGTGGAACCCCGACTTCGCCGGCGTCATCTCGGTGTGGAAAGACCCCGCCGACGGCAAGACCTACGTCGTCAACGGCCACCACCGCCACGAGCTGGCCACCCGGCTGGGCGTCGACCGCCTGGCCATCCGCTACATCCAGGCCAAGGACGCCCAGGAGGCCCGCGCCACCGGCGCCCTCATCAACATCGCCGAGGGCCGCGGCACCGCCCTGGACGCCGCCAAGTTCATGCGCGACACCGGCACCCAGGGCCAGGAGATGCAGGAGCAGTACAGCATCTCGGTCAAGGGCAAGCTGGCCGCCGACGCCGCCAACCTGGCCAAATGCTCGGACAGCCTGTTCCGCAAGGTGCTCAACGATCAGATCACCCCCGGCCGCGCCATGGCCATCTCCAGCGTTTTGGCCGACCCCGAGCAGCAGAACTTCCTGCTCTCCCAGGTCGACAAGTGGGAGGAGAAGCATCCCCGCGAGCTGTCCGACAAGGCGGTCAACGAGATGGCCCGCGAACTGCGCGACACCCCGCTCCGCAAGGCGTCCGCCGCCGGCGGCCAGGGCGGCATGCTGTTCGCCGAACCGGAACCGCTGTGGGTCGAGCGCGGCGAGATGAAGGCGTACATCCGCGGCCAGCTGGCCATGATGGTCAACGACTTCAAGGTACTGGCCAGCGACCGCCGGGCGGCCGCCACCGCCGACGCCGGCAACATCTTCAACACCGGCGAGAACGCCGCCCGCGCCGCCCAGTTGCAGCGGATCACCAACCTGTTCGACCTGCTGGTCAACCGTAAGGGGCCGATCGGCGACACCATCAACCGTTGGGTGGGCGATTATGCCGACTGCCGCAGCGAGCAGGCCCGCCGCCGCGCTTTACAGGACGCCGTGAAGGCGATCAAGCCGGTGCTGGAACACGAGTTGAACCGCGACACGATCGGGTTCGACGAGGACGGTGGGGGATTCAAGCGGGGCGACAAATCGGGTGAAACCGCTCAATCTGCGGGGCCGGCGTCCGAATACGATGAAGGGTCACCCGCGGGTGCGGGAGCCGGTGGGAAGGAGGGCGACGATGTTCTACGAGGTGGCGGGGCGGCCGGTGCGGGGGGTGGAAGGGGTCTACCAGGCGCTGACGCCGCAGGAGGTGTGGGAGCCGTTCCAGCCCCCGGCGGGGGCGCCGCTGACGCCGGTCCGCAGCCCGGCGGCGTTTCAGGAGCTGATCGCGACGTTCCTGCGGCGGAGCCGGCGGACGCCGGGGATCGACCGGGCGATCGCCCAGGCGGCCCGGATCGTCCAGGCGGACCGCCAGCACCAGGCGACCAACCGGCGGGGGCACCACCAGCCGGTGACGCCGGAGGACGAGGCGCTGGCCCAGGCGGACTGAAGAAGACCGCCGAGGGGCTGCCGCCGCAGGTGGTCACCTCGGTCAGCTGGGCGGTCAACGCCCTCAAAAACTACCACGACGCGCTGGAAAGCGGCCGCCGCGCCGACCGCCAGTTCAACGGCGGCGGCCGCTACGAGCAGGAGGTCCGCGACAAACTGGATGCCGACCCCCAGCAAGGTCAGCTGCTGGCCACCGCCCGCGAACGCCTCGGCCAGTTCCGCCAGCTGGCTCCCAACAACGGCTACGACCCCGAGGCGGTCCTCGCCGAGATGGGGTATCGTCCCGAGTACGACCCGCAGGACGGCGACGTTCCGTCCCGCCTGCCCGATCGGGCCGCCGGCGCCGAACCCGCCGGCGAACCGGAACCGCCGGCCGCGGCCCGGACGCCCGCCGCCGAACCGCCAGTGCCGCCACCCGCCCCTCCCGCGCCGGCTGCCGCCGGGGAGAAGGCGGACGCCCGGCAGCCCTACAAGGTGGGTGAGCAGGTGGTCTACACGGGTCGTGCCGGCGCCATGCCGGCTGAATTCCGCGGCTACCACACCGACCCCTCGACGGGCGACCGGGCGGCCCGCCTCGTGGTCCGCCCGGTCGGCGAACCGCCCTTTGAGACGTCGGCCCCCGTGGGCGAGTTGAGTCGCCCCGCCGCCCCTGCCGGCGGGGCGGCCGCGCCGTCCGCCCCGCCGCCGGCCGCGCCGCCGCCGCCCGCCCCGGAACCCGC